TTATTTATTTAACTTAACTTCTCTAATTCCGAAATGCAAATACTCCTTATGATTCTCATCGTTTTTCCATTCTTTCATATCGTTGAAATAAGAAATTCTTGCGGTGTCTAAATCATCATATTCTTTCATAATTTCGAATGTGGAATAATTTGTATCGGTTGAAGTTATGGTTTGATATTTGTAATCATTTTTCTTTGGTTGTTCTTTCTTTTTTCTTGGTGGCATTGTATATCACCTACTTTCCTGTGCTTCCAAATCCACCAAAACCTCTATCTGTATCAGATAATTTATCTACTTCCTTAAATTCGATTGAAACATAAGGTAATACAACTAACTGTGCAATACGCTCTCCTGGATTAATAAGTCGAGACATATTAGAGTCGTTATGTAATGCAACAATATACTCTCCACGGTAGTCGGAATCACATACGCCAGTGCAGTTACTAGGTCTAAGTCCTTCTTTCGTAGCCAAGCCTGATCTTGCGAAGATTGCACCAAATGTTCCTTCTGGCAACTCCATTGCTAGTCCAGTTGGGATCTTAATTGTTTCGTGAGGTGAAATATAAATTGGTTCTGATATTGCAGCATGTAAATCTACGCCTGCTGAATATTCACTACCTCGCTCTGGAATAATTGCCAAGTCACTTAGTTTTTTAATCTTTATTTTTGTCGTCTTCATTTTTTTTATTCTCCTTCTTTTTGTTTAATCACAACTACTACCGATAGAATATCTCATATAATATTTGCCATTTGATTCATATATAGAGCCACCATAATAGCCATATCCATAGATGATGTCATCTGACATATCTGATTCAATTGCTGCACTCACACTTGGCTGCGACCCATAATAGTCATACTTTTCCTTTGTAATTTCTCTAGTAATTTCTCTCATTTTGATAATTCCTTTCTTAAATAATTAATATAATTATCCCATTGCCCAATCGAGTGAACATATTCTTTCCCCTTTAATCCTTTGAGTTTCATATCTGCTTTTATATTCTCCATTGGATTTTGTTTTGTTACTAAAGTTTTGATAAAATTATTTGACGTGTGACAAATAGATAGAAGTTTGTCTTTCGGAACATCTGAGATAACTGATTTATATTGTGCGAGGTCTGATTCTGGGATTGTATAATTAGATTTGGGAAGATTCTTGGAGCTGAATGGTGAGATACCTGCTCCTGATGTTCGTGGTTTCAATAATGGGATTACCTGATCTGAATCTGAATATTTGAATCGAAAGATTACTTCTGAATCACCTTGTTGAGTATATAAGATGATGTTGGGATTAATTTGTTTGATTGCTTTGAGAATATTGTTTCCACGCTGCAACGATGGTATGTATGCCTCCAAAATACTGTTACCATAGTAGAAAACTTTATTGCCATGTTGGCATGATATATAAATATCACAATCTTCGTAAGTGTCATTTAGCTTACGATTAAAATCATTTGTGCCTCGGTTGTATTCAACGAGAAGTCGATACTTACCTTTGAATTTATCAATAAGATATGACGTATTTATCACCTACTTTCTTATGTTTTAATCGCAATAGAGTATAATTTTGTTCTGAGTGCATGTTTGATTTATATCAATTACACGTTGATTTTTACTGCCACGATAGGCAAGCGTAAGATCCTTCTGCTCATCTATATATTCTCCGTCAACGAGCACATTACACAATGAAATAATCTCACTGCGTTTCCTATCTTCTTCTTTCTTCTTAAAAAATAATTCATCATCATATATAATATTGGTTGATGCATTAGGTCTTGTTGATAAAATTACTTTGTGTTGTTTGTGAGATTCTGGATAGTTGATAAACACATGATATCCAGTATATAACCAAATAGATTTCTCAGGATATGAAGTACGGATTTCATGGACTAAATTGAGGACTTCATCAAGGTTATTTTCATGTAGTGGATCGCCACCACTGAAAGTAATGCCTGATATATAGTCTTTAGACAGTTCATTAAATATTTCTTGTTTTGCCGATTCATCAAATGGAATGCCACTATCAGGATTCCAGGTTTGAGGATTTTGACAATTATAACAATGGTGAGAACAGCCTGAGAGCCATAAAACAACTCTCAAACCAGTGCCATTACATACATCTTCATGCTCTATTTTGAGATAATTCATTTTAAATTACCTCCTTGTCATAGTTTGCTACAATGTCATCACATGTAAAATCATACTTCTTTTCGGCTTCTTTTCTAACATTTACAGCATCATTAAAATCTGTATAATCACCTAAGTATTTGGTTTTATAATTAACAGTTATATATGCTGTCCACATATTCTTTTCTTTGTTGTAACTTACCCCTGTTTTACCAGAAGTATTTACTTTGCTTAAACCTCTATTGTGGGAATTTCTTTGATTAGATTTTAGAATGATATTACATTTTCGATTGTCGTCAGTATCACGAGATAAGTGATCTGGAATTGAATTTGACGATTCATATTCACCATATTTTATTTCTGCAATTACTTGATGAATCATTAAAACAGATTTATTGTATTTATCATCTATTTTTACATTTGTCACCCAATAACCTTTGTCGATATTGCCACGTTTATCAATTTTACGCCAATACCATCTTTTAACAATGTCATAATCATCTTTGTCAATAAGACACTTGTTATTATTATCGTCTAATAAATAGTATGTATTATCGCCATTATCAATAAATTTATTTGTTTTAGTAGAATATTCCTTGTTCCTTTTTGCGATTTGTTCAGAAGCATAACATCCACAAGATTGTGTATGTCCAGTTTTTAACTGATATCCTGTAACACTTTTAATTTGTGGATTACCACAATCACATTTACATAGCCAATGTGCATTCGCCCTAGTTCCATTTTTATACTCTTCTTTGTCACGTTGTAAATCTCTTCCAATTACAGTTAGCCTTCCAAATTTTTGCCCAGTTAAGTCTTCAACTCTTAAGGGATTGTTGAACTTGGAACATCCGCATGATTTAATATGTCCACACTGAATAGCAGCTAATTGATTTGGTGGTGGTATTTCGCCACAGTCGCATTTAGTTCTAACATATATTCTATGATATTTCTTATTAAAGTAATTATCATATGATTTGTCATAGTCAATATCTGTTATTGTCAGTCGATTGTACTTCTTTCCTATTTCTGACTTAGCTTTATCTATTGCTTTGTTATAAAATACAATTCTTCGTTTCTTCTTCGTTTCTTCTGTTAAAATTCTTCCTATAAATATCACTCCTTAAAATAAGTAGTAGAGGAATTTTTATATCCTCTCTACTTATTTATTCTCTTATTATTTAAAAGTTTTGTGCGAAACTCTCATCTCTACCTCTTGCTGTTTACCCTTATTGAATGCACTCTTGTAATCACCTGTAAGATAACCAGTTACTCTACGAAGTCGTCTAATCTCTTTACATCCACACATAGGACATTCATCGGCAATATCATCTGTATATCCACAATTGGTACACATGTCATTTGGAACATTTATTGCAAAATAAGGTACGTCTTTATCCATTGCATAATTTACGATTGTTTCAAGTGCATCAATATTATTTTTTACGCTACCATTAAGCTCCGTATAAGTAATACATCCTGCACGACTATATCCTGTAAGTTGAGATTCAATATCAATTTTTTGCATTGGTGTAATTTCAACCCACACAGGGACATGGACACTGTTAGTAAAGAAATCTTTATCGGAAACATTAGGAATTACACCATATTTATCCTTGAACTTTTGCATTGAGGTGTAACATAAATTCTCGGCAGGACTAAAATATGTTCCAAAATTAAGCTTATATTCATTTTTGAACTCAGTACATCTGTCGTAGAATAACTTTTCAATTCTTTTAGCAAGTTCCATACCTTTATCTGTTGTATGATCACATCCAATAAGAATCTGAAGTGTTTCTGCCAATCCAATTTGTCCGACACCTAAAGTTCCATGTTTTAATGCAGATACAATCCCTTCTTCTGGAATATACCCTTCCATAACACCATTTTCATACATAAATTTTGCTGAATCCGGCGACTGAGAACAAATCCACTCGAATCTTTCAAGCAACATATCTTTTGCTTCATGGATTTTTTTATCAAGTAAAAGCATAAAATCATCAATTAAATATTCTTCCGAATAATTTACTCCTAAATCATTTATAATCTTTTCTTTTACTTCCATTGCCAATGTAGGTATAATAATTGTCACAGGACAGATATTACCTCTTCCATCTTTCAACTGACCAAATCCATTAATGTCCCATGTATTAGCGGTACGGCAGCCCATTGTGCTGAAATATGTCTTCGGATCGTTTTTATCATATCCATCATTACCCGACCAATCCACATTAGCATAGTTTGGATATAATCTCTGAGCAGTTGAACTTAATGCTAATCTGAACAAATCATAGTTTGGATCTCCCGGTTTTCTATTTACACCTTTCATACACTGGAAAATACCACATGGGAAAATTGATGTCTTATGTAACTTACCAATACCTTTAATAGAAACATCAAGTAATGCTTTAGTTACCATACGACCTTCTGGTTCTGTACATGTTCCATAATTGATTGAAGTAAATGGGAGCTGATTACCTGAACGGCTTTGAAGAGTATTAAGATTATGATAGAGACCTTCGACTGCTTGATATACTTCCTTAGTTGTCATATTCATCGCATATTCATATGCTTTGTCATAAAGTTTGTATTCATCATTGTCTATACCAGCATCTGTTGGAATGTGATTAAATAAATCTTCTTCGTTAATATTGTGAATGTATTTTAATCCGTCTATATAATGCTTTCTGAAACTTTTTCTTACATATGGAATCATTGTCCAATCAAGATGAGTTGCTGAAACCCCTCCAAACTGCTGTAAAGACTGTAATTGAAATATAACAGCCACCAACTGAAATGCGGTGCTTACTGATTGAGCAGGTCTTACATCTGTTTGTCTTGTATTAAATCCATTGGCAAGTAATTTATCAAATGGAATACTGAGACAGTTATGCATTCCAACGGCATATGAGTTAAGGTCATGGATATATATCTCATTGTTCAAATGATTACTTCTTGACATTTCTGACATGCAATTATCTAATGCATACTGTTTTAGTACAGTATCACTTGCTTCTCCAACTCTACCTCCAAATGATTTTTCATCAATATTGGCATTTTGATTTTGAACGTTTGATGCCGTAAGTTTTTCTTTGATAGACTTCATAAGATGAGTATTCTGTTCACGCACTCTCGTTCTGTCATTTCTGTAAATCACAAAGGCTCTAGCAACATCTTTACGTTTGCCATCCATAAGCATCGTTTCAATAATATCCTGAATACCTTCAACATTCATAGATCTTTTATTTAATGCATCTATGTGATTTGTAATTACTGTAGCTTTTCTTTTTGCTTCTGGTGTAATCTCACCATCTACCTCTTTGAAAGCAGCAAGAACAGCTTTTGTAATCTTGTTACGATCAAAATCAACTTTTCGACCATCTCTCTTAATTATTTTCAAATTTTATCTCCTTTCTCGATTTCACAAGAAATCAACCTTTCTTTTCAATTATTAATGTTGCATTATATTTTTCAACACGGGTTTCATCATGAAAAAAGAATCCAATACCATCGTCTAATCTTACTACATTTGAATAGTCGTTATCGTCCAATAATCTTATTTTTGAATCGTAATTAATAAACATAGTATTAATTTTCATATATGTATACGTATCATATTTGTTATGATACAATTTAAAGACATCTCCGACATTTAAATTTTTAAATACATCGTATTCTTCTTGTGTCTTCTTACATTTAATTGTCATATGTGTTTCCTCCTTATCTAATACATTTCTTGTCCATTAGGACATCTTCTTAAATTTAATCTCCAAGAACGTATAGGATCATCACTATCATCCCATACATCTTGGAAGCTACTAATTGTAAATTCATTATCACCATGCGTAGCATATATAAATCCGTTAGGTAGTCTAAGTAACTGCTGCGCCAACTCGTGACTTGTCATCTATAGTTTTATTCTCTCCTTTCATTAAAAATTGTTTAATATCTTGCCAGTTTTTTGCACGAAATCCTGTCCAATCTTTATTCCACTCATACACATCGCCATAACAAATATTAACTAATGCATTACTTGTGATTAAATTTTTCATATTATCATCAATCAACACACCTGTTGACATATCAATAGATGATTTATCAAAATGTTCTTTTGAATTTACACCGATAAATTTACAGAATGGCAGATGCTGTTGAATCCATAATTCCTTTGCTTTGAGATTTGGTGAATACCCTAAAGAAACAATTGTAATATTATAGAAATCTTTGAGTTCATTTAACACCTCATATGCCCAATCCATATAAGTTAGTTTGTTAAAGAAACGAGGTGTATTGAAATATGTATTGACTACATCTGGTGTTGTACAATTACACTCTTGAAAGTCCCAAGTCTCAACTTCCCACCATTTAACGGGATGAAAAGCTTTATAATATTTAAAATCCTCATTGTAGAGTTCGCATATACTGGCGATAGTGTTTACGATCGTTGAATCAAAATCAACAAAGAGATCCTTTTTCATCTATCTCCTTTCTTGAACCAATCCACATGTATATTCCTCTCCTAATGCTTTAGGCATATCAAACTGTTTACCACATTTAATACATTCACAATAATATACACGAGAATTAGGATCACATTTAATAATTTTATACTTTTTATGTCTACACAGTGTCTTAAACACTTCACATCTCTCCTAATCTTTATATTTTTCTAATTGAATAATTCTCTGAACTTCTTCAATTGCATCTGATAATTTACCAGAGTTATTTACAATGTAAGAATAGTTCACTCCCGGATAAAACTTCATAAATTCCTGTTCTTCCTTCTTAAAATTAGCAAACCAGTCATCATAATTATCACGCTTCTTAGCTCTCTTCATCAGCGTATCATTATCACATCGAATCCAAATATCTATTAATCTAAGATTGGGAATATTTTTTGTCTTTTCTAGCAATTCGGTAAATCCACTTGGATTAATTACATAAAAATCATTGTCCATCAACTGTTGCTTTGTCGCAAAGCTACAATATCCGACTCGTTCAGTATAAGCCACCATATCATTTTTATATTTAGAGACTTCTGAAGCGGAGATAAAAGTATGTCCACAATTATCTCCTACTTCATTACTTCTTCTTGAACGAGTTGTATATGACTGTAAGATATTCATATTTAGATTCTTTGCTACGGCATCAACAATAGTTGTCTTTCCTGATGCAGTTCTACCAATTATACAATAAACCTTATGAATCATATTTGTTCTCCTTTCTTACCAATCTGTCGCAATATCAACTTGTGTTGGATTTTCAGTGGCGAAACCACCTGTATCAAGTACAATACCTGTACCAAGCGATGTCTCAACTGTTGATCCTCTTGGGTGTACATCTAAATTAGCTGCTACAATAACATAATCACCATACATTTTTACACCATCTTCACGAACCCAATACTCACCTGGGATACCTGCCGCTTGAGCATTCGATACCACCTGATCCATGTTTAGATTATAATATGTTTCTTTTTGCTCTCCATGATAATTTACACCACCAGATGCAGTTAATCCTGATGTGCTATAATACTGCGGCGATTGTGTAGTCGGAGACTGTGAACTAACATATTCTTCATGTACTTCTTCAATCTCAATTTTGTCAGGAATAACCATTACCACACCATTCTCTTTCATAAGTTCTCTATCGTTATGTAGGTCAATTGGCGCAGCCAAAGTAGAATCTGTCTCAGTTGCATCTGATTCAGTAGCATCACTTACTGTTGCAACTGAATTGAATTCTTGTTTGTATAAACTTAATTCGTGTTCATATTCTCCACACTTATGACGCAGTTCAATAATTTCTTTGTTCTGTTGTACAAAGCAAATGAAAATGACAGCCATAATAATGAGACAACACATCTCATAAGCATAAGTTAATAAATTTACGTGTTTCGTTGAAATAATAACCAACTCCTTTGTATTAAATATTTGATTGAAACCATCTATAGATATATTCTCTGAAAAAAATGAAAAATAATTGAAATTAACAAGACAACATTGTAATAAGCTCTTCTTCTGTGATTACAGGGACTCCTAATTCATGTGCTTTCTTAGACTTTGACGAACCAGCATCCTCATTGCAGACAAGAAACGATGTATTCTTAGATACACTGCCTGTAACCTTACCGCCACAATCTTCTATTGCTTTCTTTGCTTTATCTCGATTCTCGAATTTATGTAGAGAACCTGTAATAACAAATGTTTTGCCGTTTAATGATGTATTGGATAAGTTTGTTTTTTCTTTTGTCGTGAATGTAAATTCCTTAGATAACTCCCAAATATCAGAACAATGCTCATTAAAATAGTCATTCAATGAATTAATTAGTGCATTGCCGACACCAGGTAAGTATTTGAAATGTTCTGCATCACCTACTGCCATTTGTTTCATCCAAATGCCAAACTCATAGTCAACCGATTCCGCAATCATTTTACTTGCAGACTTACCTAATAATGGGATTGATAATGAATTTAAGAAATGTTCGAGATCAACTGATCGAGATTTTTCAATAGAGGCAAGAAGTTTTTCAACAGATTTCTTACCGAATCCGTCTAAAACTTTCATCTCATTTTCATAATCTGATAGATGATAAATGTCTTGAATTGAATTGAGCCATCCAAGATTGATGAATTTTTCTATTGTAGATTCTGAAAGACCATCAATGTTAAGTGCTGACTTTGATACTGCATGTGTAAGTTTGCCAAGTAATCTACCCTTACAATTATTATTGGTGCAGTAAAGAACTTCTGAATCATTATCCTTGACAATTTTTGTTGTATGATTACAAATAGGACATTTATCAGGAATATGGATATACATCTTTTTACTATCATTATCTTGTTCTGCCCATCTTATCTGAGGTATTATGAGATTTGCCTTAAACACGCCAATATGCTGACCAATCCAAGGCTTATACATAATTTCTTTCATTACTGAAATATTATGAAGTGATGCTCTTTCTATAGTTGTTCCATCAATTTCTACTTGCTTAAATACTGCTGTAGGACAAAGACTTCCTGTTTTACCCATTGTCCATTCAATATCTAATAGTTCTGTTTCTACTGAATCATTATATACCTTATAAGCAATACTATCCCTGAAATGGTGCGACGTGTTTCCAAGAGATTTACCATAATTAACATCTTCGAATGTAAACACGACTCCATCTTGAGGTAATATTGACTGATTTAAACAATAATCAATTGCTTCTTGAATGGAAATATTTGATGATTTCAGATTTATATATGGAACTATATTAAATCCTAATTGTTGAGCTTCTGCTAAATTTGCAGAAAATAAATTTGAATATGAAGAACTCTCAATTACTTTCCAAGCATACCATGATAATTTTCTATCTTTTACAACCGATGTATCAAGACTTGATAATGTACCAGCAGCTAAATTACGGCTATTCTTATATTCTCCGTTTTTATTAATCTCTGCAAAGTCATCAAGTTTAATCAATGCTTCACCATCAATTACATAAGTTCCTTCCTTATTAATATGTAATGGAACGTTGCTGAATTGCTTAACATGTTCTGTAATATCAGATCCAATAGTGCCATTTCCTCGTGTTTCTCCTCGAATTAATAAACCATTTTCGTAAACCAATCGACAACTTAATCCGTCAAGCTTTACAGAAGCCACAAGATTATGATTATTTGCAAACTTAATAATTTCTTCTACACTATGGCACTTTTCAAGTGATAACATGGGTGTTTTATGTGTCACCTCTTTTATACTATCTAATACTGTTGCGCCAACATTTTGTGTTGGACTATTTGATAATATAATGCCTGTTTCTTCTTCCCACTGTCTGAGTTCTTCTAACTTCTGGTCAAACTCAGCATCACTCATAATGGGATATGCTGAATTATAATATTCGTAAGATGCTCTATTGAGTTCTCTTACTCTTGCTCCAATATCTAATTTATTAATACCATTCACCTTCCTTATTGTAATTTTGTTGAATGTAATCATAATTTTTAATACAATCTCTCATAGCCGATAACGGATCTGTACCATATCCAAGAATACATGCCCCACTATATTCATAGCCAAGAATGTCTAATGTTACAACCCAGTCGCTGCCAGAAAATTCATCAACATTACTGACGGTAGAGAATTTTTGATTTTTCTTCATCCATGGCGAGTTGAGTGCAACAGCATATTGGTGCAGTGTATCATGATCTATTTGTTGTGTTGATGTATTTTCTGCAAAGATTTGGCTTAAACTTTTATCATAATAATACACTTTTTCATTCTCTTCTTCATCCCAATATCTACCAAGTTCTTTTATCATTTTTGTTCTCCACAATATTCTTTTAAGTATGTAAGCATTTCTGATTCTTCTGGAAAGAACGGATCTCGTTTCTTTTCGTTCTGTACCCAACCTAAAAAGTTCATCCAAAACTGTCCTACTCGCCAATCAGGCATATATGTCATATGTAATCTTGTTGCTTCGTTGTAAAAATCATATAATCTATTTGGATTTCTAATATTAATCGCCTCCTATGAAATGAACATTTAATTGGAATGCTGGCTGTAAAACCATTCATTATACAAATCATATCTTGATTGAATATTAAGCCAGTTAATCTCTCTATTGTTATCCTTTGCCCACTTTATAAACTCAGTAATTTTACCGCAACAATGAAATTCAGGACAACCTGCACGATATATACAATTAGGTACTAATACATTAGACTCCAATGGATGTGTTTTATGTAATTCAATTTTGAAATCTTCTGCCAATTCAACGGCTTCTGGTGTAGCGTTTCCACACAATCTTTTTCTCCATCCATCAATACAATTCTGCTCATTAGCATAACCATCAAAATTAACCAATGCGTCTTGTGTTTTCTTTCCTCGTGGAATATCATCAATCAATCTATCATCTCTTTGAGAACTAATAAATTTTTCAAATCGGTGTCTTGACCACTCTGTAGATAACCAGTAATAGATGCCCTTCCATGACCAATCAAATTCTAGTAATCTAATTGGTGTATGTTCTGAAATAAGCAACTTTTTCTTGAAAGTATCTGTCGCTTCGTTTTCAGTGAAATCTTTGTTATCTGTCGTTCTGCAATGATTCTTTACTCTCTTCCAATCATCACCAAACCAGTTAAAAACTGTTTTCAAATTCAAAATCCTCCTATAAAAATTCTTTATAAATAAACACTGCCATGAATATTAGTAATAATATAATTGACAATAACGCTGCAATGGTTTCTCCAATTAATAAGCCGAGTATATAAAGAATTCCTCTAACAGCAATACAAACCATTGTCATTACCAGAAGCCATAACAATGTAAATATTATTGCTTTTAATATTTTCTTTATTTTAATCACCACCATTCTAATGAAAGTCCAATTTACTTGGAATTTTCATCTCAAATTTTGCCCTATTTTCAAGGCTTTTCTGACTTGAATGACCAGCAATAATCAACAAACCTGTCAAAATTCATCATTATTTGGTCATAAACATCAATCTTAATATCATCTGCTCGTCCAGTCCAAGGTGATAAAATTATTTCGTATTCACATTTAGACCACATATAATACATAAGATACTTTTTTAAACTATCTGCAAATTCATCTCTTGACAAATTTTCTTGTAAAATCTTATCAACCTCATTTTTAAAACTACCATGATTAAACACATTCCATTTAATAATTTTTTGTGCATTAGAGTCATGATAGTAAACATACCATTCTATAATAATCACCTCCTGACTATTTATTCTCTTTTTATTTGTGAAATGATGAGTGAATTGCTCTAAGAAATGCATTGTGATAAATTTTTATAATAATATTCTTCTCTTGATTTCTTCATCTGTCATTGTTTTTAATTTCTCAATAGCAGCTTCTCTAATAGCAAGTGTGCTAACTGGAATAGTTAAATTTTCTATAATAATATCTAATATATCGACATCTTCATATTCATTATCAAAATCTCTGACAGCCTCTTCCATGAAACTTTGTGTTTGTTCCTCTGTATGAGTTGTATAAAAATCTTTCTCATATGTAGATGTTGGATAATAACATTTGAATAAATCAAGCTTGTTGTCATAACACCATAGTTCTTCCATCCAACCGCTATTGTCATCAACCCAATCATGTATAAACTTATTATATTTTATTCTAATCTGCTTACCATTTTTTAACTCTTTCACATAATTGTTTTGCAAAATATCACCTCCTATTACACAAGAAAGTTTAGTCTACTGGGAATTACCAATTGAAATAATGGATTCTTGACCTATCTCTCATCAACCAGTTCTTCTAACACTCCACCAGCTTTTAATCTATTAATTCCTACAACAAACTTACACTATCTATTATCCCATTTCTCTGGACAATTTTACTAAAACGTGATATATTAATTATAAAAATAAGAAAGGAGCATAGCTTATGTCTGAATATTTTAGTATAAATGAATTATTTATCAATTTAATATTTCCACTGATAACAGCAATTGTTCCGCTTATTTTAACATATTTTTTATTTGAGCCGCTTGTGGGCTTAATAAAAAAAACTTGACAAACCTTGACATTTAATGTACTATAACCATTTGCATCTTTGGGAGAAGAATTTTTCTTCTCCTTTTTTGTTTAGGCTATTCATTTCTTATTATTCTCCATTACTTCAATTTCCTTTATGTATGCTTTTATTTTCTGCTTTTCTGTATTATTTGGATAACCAGACATTGAAAGTGCCATATTTATCCATGCTAATGTTTTTTCATCAATATCATCATACTTTTTCATTTCTTCTACTAGACAAGAATCTTTGTTGCTTATATATTTGTCTGACATATTATACACCTCATTTTCACATTCAATATATAGTAGTGTATTGTTTGTAATACTACTATATATTGTTTCAAGAACGGCATGAAATCCGTCTTTCCTTGGCTTTTTGAGTCTCTGAAACGCCCTATTTATGGGCATTTCAGAAATCCAAATTACTCTTCTACTGTATTATTCTCTGTTTCTAACATCATCCAAGTATTTCTATTGTTATGACTTGTTCTTATACATTGTAAAAATGCCTCTGGTTCAGCTAATAACAAACATCTCTTTTTTGCTCTAGTCAATAATGTGTAAAGCATACAGTTATCAAGAAGCTGATGATGTGTATTATCAATAATACCAATTACTGTCTTTCGACCAGCACCCTGCAATTTATGTACTGTCATGGCATAAGCAAGATCCAAAGCAGCTAACTCTTTCTTTGTGTATTCAATGATTTTGTCTTTTCCAAAAATATCAGTGTAAGTTACTTCACAATACTCTTCTTTTTTCTTACCATCATATCTTTCACTGATTTTTGTCACATAACCAATCTCGCCATTAAATACATTTTTGTCATAATCATTAACTGTTTGCATGACTTTTGCACCAAGTTTGAAAGTTGTATCAAATCCTTCAATACTCTCTAAAACATCACCAAGTAATTCATTTTGAATAACCTTATTAATTTCATTGGTGCTATTCAAACAATCTTTTCTACGAGGTACTGCAATAACCACATTGTCGATTCCATCTGATTTAACAGATTTAATAAATGTCTTAATAGCAATATTAAATAATGACTGTCGATTTGTACGGAACATATAATACATATCCTGTAACTCACCATGAATAATTCGTGGCTGTAACTTTTCAGATATAGGATTTATATTCTCACGAATCTTATTTGCATCAACAAGAATACCTGATTTTTCAGCCTGTCTCATAGGTTTTACTAACTTACTCACAACTGATTCATCGAACATTTCAATTAAATCTGAGAACACGTTACCAAATCCGATAGGTGGTAACTGCTTATGATCTCCTGAAATAATAATTCTTGTATTATCTCCAATTGCCTCAAGCCAATGTAAAAATAAACTGGCATTAACCATACTTCCCTCATCAAGAAATGCAACATCTGTAATCAAATGATTATCCTTATTGTATGTAAAATCATTTAAGCCTTGGCATCCAAGTGTTCTATGAATAGTCATTGCAGGAAATTCTGTTGCTTCTGTAATTCTTTGAGCTGCCATTGCTGAAAGTGCTGAAGCTGTCATCATATAATTATTCTCCATATATGCCTTAACGATTGCTCGCATTATTGATGTTTTACCAGTTCCTGCTTTTCCAGTTATCAGACTAACAGTTCTATGTAAACTCTTATGAATCGTATCTAACTGTTCTACCACATAATCAAATCCTTGTTCTTCTTCCGCATGTTTAATTGCTTTATCAATCGCTTCATCTGAAATATTGATTGTTGTTTCAATTTTAGATTTATTCAGAATTAAATGATAAATCTGCATCTCAATGTCGTAATAATATTTCAGACCAATTCGACCATTATCAATATGAAGAAAGTCATTATTTTCTAATAGCCAATCAACCTTATTACAACACTCGTATATATTATTACTTATGGCTGCCCTTAAAATTTTCTCAGAACACCATGTATGACCTTTACTTTCTCCTAAGTCTTTGAAATAGTATTGGATAAAAGCTACAAGTCTTTGTGTAGAATCAATCAGTTCAGGTTTTAATTTCAGTGCTAAATCATCACATTTACGAAACCCAATTCCATCAATTTTTGTCATGATATATGGATTTTTTTCTAACTCTTGCTTTAATAAAACTGGATTTGGTTCTTCTGAAAGCAATTTTTTAATCATTGCATAAGTTACACCAATTGGTTTTAACATTGAAATAATGTCAGAAATAAGATAGTTATTAATGATTTTTTCCTTGATTTTATTCCAAGTAATTTCTCTAACACCTTTTACAAGACTGTAATCAATAGTTTTTAATGTACCATTCGCTACATCATTAACTACGTTTGGATATGCGTTTATTAAATTATCAGCCATCCACTCAGGAATCATTGACTTCAAAAATAATAACTGTGTTTCTCTGCTTTGTGGAATAATGGCGTATATGGCAATCGGTGTATATTGATCGCCATATTTTTTATCCTTTTTGTATTTCGCCTTAACTACATATTCTCCACCCACAACTAAATGTTGCATCTTTCCTGCCAACTTACTCATTTTTTTATCATCAGTATCATTTGCAGAATTATTATCACCAAACGGATCGAATGTTTTTGTAGATTTTGTAAAGAATGGAATATCATCTTTTGTTGAAAATCCAAACACACCCCACGTTGAATCATCCGAATAGTATTGCTCATATGTAATTATCGCTGTGAATTTATAAATCTCATCTTCATCCAATTTAGACTGATACTCCTTTCTTTCTCACATATTCAAGCCATTTACTATATGGCTTTAATTTTTCTACAATTACCTTTTCTTCGCTATCTTTCTTACAAAGAATTGCTACTTGCTGTCCTTTTTTTACTAAATCTTCATATTCTTTTAATTGACTATGCCATACAATTCCTTCAACAAGTCCAAAACTTGAATAGATGTTTATATATGCGAACTGCTTACCATTCTTATCTTTCTTCTTTTGAACCTTTGCTATAATTCCAACTAAAGTACATTTCTCACCATCAGGTACATCCTCAAATGGTGTCAAGAATGTATAAGCTGCATCAAATGGATTATCATTGATAAATACTTGTAATGTTTGGAATTCCCAAAACTGTTCGTCTTCAAGATATTTTTTGTTATCATCTATGTACTTTTGGAATCTTACCTTCTGATTTTCTTCAAACTGTATCTTTTTCAATCTGTTATATTCAGTAAGTAGTGCTTCCTTGTCATATACAATTCGTTTTCCAGATGAAGGAATCACGTACTTCTTTAAGTTAATGTTCCAATCTTCTTCGAGTTTCTTATAGGTAGGCAATGATTGAACTTCTGAGAATTTTAATGGTTGATACTCTGATTTAAGATATGATATAAGTTTTTCACGCTTATTTTTACAAGGAATTGCACCAGATTTTATCAGTGCAATAACAGATGCCTTACCTAAAGAAAGTCTCTGAATCAAATCATCAAACGATTTGTATATACCATTATTCTCTCTTTCTTCGATAATTTGCTTAGAAAGTGATTCACCAATTCCACCAATAGCAGATAATCCAAAAAGAACCTTATCCTTATCGACTGTGAAATTCATTCCAGAATGATTGATATTCGGTGGCATAATATCCACATTAAAATACCTTGCGTCAAGAATATATTTATTAATTGCACCTGCTTTATCTTTATTCTGATTGAATAATGCTTTGAAAAAGTAAGTTGGATAATGAGCTTTGAACCAAGCTGTCTCGAAACAAAGAACTGCGTAACTGTATGAGTGCGATTTATTGAATAGATAACCGCCTTTTTGCGATAATTCATTCGCAATTTTATCAGCAATCTCTTTAGAATACCCATTTGCTACAATTTCACCACGAAGAATTTCTGACTCTTTCTGTACTAATTCAACTATCTTTTTTCCGATTGCTTTACGGAATAAGTCAGCACCTCCATATGTTCTTCCACCAAACTTCTTAACAATATCAAGAAGCTGCTCCTGATAAATCATACAGTAATTTGTATCTTTTAAGATTTCGTCCATATCTGGATGAATTGATGGTGGTCTACTTCCACCTGTTGCCATTTCAACATACTCATCAAGTGCTCCCATACTATCAGGTCTATATAATGCCAAGATTACAGATATAACCTCAAAGTCTAGTTGTTCAAGCTTTGGTTTTAATCGAATAAGCAAATCTTTCATTCCTGCCGATTCAACCTGGAACACACCATTGGTCTTACCACTTGCCAATAACTCATATGTAGGTCTATCATTCTCAAATTTTGGATTATTGATATCATAATCCCAAGGATCTAAATGCAAATCATCCTTAATTTCCTTTACAAGATTAAGTGTTGCCACTCCAAGAAGGTCAAACTTTACAATTCCAATATCTTCTACATAATGTTTATCAACCTGAATTACATGCTCACCCTTCGTTCCTATTTTCATTGGCATATAATCATTAATTGTTGTATCAACGATTCCAACACCACCAGCATGAATAGAAACTGTTTTAACACGACCACTTAAATGCTTTGCAATATCAAACAAATCAGCATATTGTGGATTGTCTGCGAGTAAATTTGGATTTGCTTTCATACAGTCATCCCATTTATCGAATGTAAATTTCTGTGAAAGTTTTTGCATCTGATTATATGGAAATCCAAGTATCTTACCAACGTCAGTAATTGCAACTGTTGGAGTAATATATGAGTAGTTAATAATCTGGCATACTCTTTCTTCTCCATATTTGTCTACAAGGTAATCAATGATTGCATCTCTGTTACCAACATCTGTATCAATATCTGGAAGTCCTACTCGTTCAGGATTTAAGAATCTCTCAAAAATGAGTCCATATTTAATCGGATCAATATCCGTGATATGACAACAATAACAAACTAAAGAACCTGCTGCACTTCCTCTTCCCTTACCAACTTCAATTCCAAGTTTCTCAGCAGCCTTAATAAAGTCCCATACGAACAAGAAATAACCATCGAACCCCATCGAATGAATAATACCCATCTCGTAGTTCAATCTAGTTCTTCTTACTTGCTGTTCATCTTCGCTAAGATTATCATATCCTCTATCTTTCCAACCTTGTCTCACTAAATGCCATAAAAATTCATTATTATCTCTATATCCATCAGGCAATGGGAATGTAGGTAACTGTGGCTTCTGAAATGGCATATCTACATTTTCAATTAAATCTGCTACCTTATTAGTATTCTCTAATCCAAGACATACGTTTTCATATCCAATCTGACTATCCATAATTTCATGGATTTCATCTTCAGATTGCATATAGCAACCTTCATATATCTCACTATTTTCGATAGCATTTTTGTCGTTGTTACTACTTTTTCTACCAATCTGAATAAGTTTATCCTGATAATACAAATCTTCTTTTTTAGGTGCATGACTATCTGTTGTAATAATAAATGGGGTATTTGTTCTTTTTGAAAGTTCTAAGATTTTCTGGTTATATAAGAACTGATCCTGATGAGAATGTGACTGCATCTCGAGGAAGAAATGTGGAAAGGCTTCTTTATACTCATTGACATATTCAATGCACTTTTCAAAATCTGATTCTCTTGCTAATTTACTTGCTAAACAAGCAGAAGAAATAACAAAATTCTCAGCATAAGGTTTAATATCTTCCACTGTGCATCGTGGCTTAAAATAAAACCCTTCAAAGTTACTTTTTGTAATAACCTTGTTTAAGTCTTTTCTCCCCTGTTCATTTCTTATCAAACAAATCAAATGAAAATATTTATTGTCTTTATCCTTAACAGTAATATCTTCACATTCATATAACTCACATCCATATATCATTTTAATATCTGGATAGTCTTTTTTAATAAGGTCAAAATAAATAGAACTGTATACATTTCCGTGTTCTGTTACGGCAAATGCCTTTAGCCCTATCTCTTTTGCTCTGTCCAGCATTTCTTTTGGACTACCATATCCATCAAGTAATGAATAATATGTATGGTTATGTAATGAACTATACATAATTCACCTCCTACCAATCATCGTCCTCATCGTTACTATTTGTGCTAAGAACAGCTACATCTTCAATAATAATCTGTGGTGTTCTAATACCGTTATATTCGTTTATTGAAGGTTTTCCGACAATATTAAATGTAATACTATCGTTATCATCCCATGCGTTTTGAAGAAAATCATATAGCTGATTACCTTCTTTACATTTGAACTGAATGTATTTAATATCATTCACCATAAAACTGATAGTATCCTCATTCTTGCCAAATACTTCAAAACAATCTCTTGTCAATGATATATTCTCTATTGCAAGTATAGGTTCATCAATTCCTTGACAAATAATATCTTCAAACTGTGATAACTTAATAATTAAAGGGATTGTGACATGATTAATGTCTAAGATAAAATCTACACGATATGTAGAATCATATTCAGTATTTTTAAGAATACTGTTCATCATATTAATTGCTTTTTCTTTATCATCAACTGGTAAATCTACAATACCAAAAGCATTTGCATGACCTTTACCATTAATGAATCCTGTTGAATTAACAATATCTTTAAAACTATCAATTGGACTATTATCAATATTTCTTGCACTACCACCAAATACAGTTGTTTTTGTCTTTTTATCAAAATGTTTCTTTAGCAGAATGCAAGGTTTATTATATTGCTCTGCAATTTTAATTGCTACAACACCAGTTAATCCACTATCAAGTAAGTCAGATACATCAACCATAATAACTTTATCATCAATTGGAAGATTATCTACAACTTCTGAAATGGCTTTTACGCCTTTTTCTTTCATTTTATCTTGTCGTGATTTTGCATTTTTACAAAGTCTAGCAGCTCTATCATAAATGCTTTCATAAATTGTTTCTGCTGGTTTATTCTTTGTGGCTCTTTTTTTATATTCAAAGAACTCATCTTTTTCAATAAAAGCTCTAAATAACAATTCCTTTTCATCACTTGAACCGATACGAATCATTCCGTTCAAAATAGGTGTTATATACCATTGAATATTGTGGATATTAACCTTACCATTTATACTGTAATCTTGTGCTTTAATAAGTGCCTGAAAACATTTATTTGTAATATTGAGTAATCCAAGATTTGTAATATATCTTGTCTCAAATGAACGCATATCCATAACATCGCTAATATTTGCTAACGCACACAAATCTAAATAGTCATCTGCAAACTCATTCCATGTCTCAGCATCTAATGTCTGTAAAAACTTATATACAATACCTGCTCCACAAAAATCCTTATTGAAATAATTGTCACTCATTTGATTATTTACAATTAATGCATATGGATTTTTTTCTTCTGATTCATGGTGATCAAGAATAAGTATATCAATACCCTTTTCTGAAAGCTCTCTGCACCGTTCTGTATCATTTGTACCAGCATCAGGAATAATTAACAATGTTGTATCATCAGATATTACAATATCATCATCTAATCCATGTGCTTTAGCTCTTGCATGTAATATGTAATTAACTGGATAATTCGCATTCATTTTCTTAATATAAGCATACATCATGGCTGCTGAACAAAAACCGTCTGGATCTTCATCAACAAGTATTTCAATCTTATTCTTATTATTAAAGTGTTTCATAAATAACTCTACTGCTTTATTTATGTTATCCAAACTTTCGTATGGAATTAAAACACTTTCATCTAAGTTGAGATATTTTTCATAATCATCAACTCCTCTATTTCTTAAAACTTCCTCTAATACATTGGAAGTGTTATTGTCACTATTTTCATATAATCTATACTTCAAATACACACCTTCCTATCTTAATCTGTATATATTATTCTCTACCAAGTGCCTCCATTTAATAGGATCATCTGTTGGGGATTCTTTTTCATCAAGAATATTATCTTCATCAAACATATAATAAAGTGGAACACCATCAGGAAATCTTTCTGCTAGTTCCTCTAATTCTTCTTTTTTTACATCTTTGTCCAAACATAAAACTATATCAACACCAAGTCGAACCAACATATCAATTTGATATTGTGAAAGTTCCTTTCCACCTGTGCCACCAGTGTTTTGATAACCATAACTCCATGCTTGTTCAACAAATTTTTCAGATTCACCAACATAAATTCTTCCTGTTCTTTTTATATAAGGAAGAGTTTTATACAATCCATATATAATTTTTGATTTTGCACATGGCTCTAAATAAATATATTTATTCATTCCATCAGGTACTTTTCTATCAAAATATCTTGCTTTTACACCGACTAAATCTCCTAATTCAGAACGAATAGGAATTGTGTATCGGTTTGTTTCTTCATCAAAACCTATCTCAAACTCTCTTTGTGTTTCATAATCTATATGGTCTTCGTAGAATAAATCATTTACATAAGGCTTATAATACGAAAGTATTTTTTCCGAAATAGGTTGTAATGGTTTTTCTTTCTCTTCTGATATATTAGAATCCATATCTTCTAACATTTTCAGTATTTTAAAACTATCTGGAATATCCTCTTCAAAATCGTGATAATAAGACATTCCTATTTCTGAGCATATTTCCTTTAATCCTTCTGGAAATGTAATGTCTTTGACATAACACACAAGATCAATAATATCTGTTTGTCTGTTACCCTTTATCATCTGTCGAGTTTTATTCAAGCAGATAAGGGACTCATTATTATATAAAATAATTGCTCCTTTATTATCTCCATCAGGATTACCAGCAGTCCAATATGCTCCAACTGAATGATATTTGATATGGTGGCAACCAACGGATTCTAATATCTGTTCACAATAATTATTTTCATATATATAATTCTTCAACTCTTTTACATCCAAGCTGCCACCCTCCAATTAGTCACTATTTTTTGGTTTTTTAATGATATAACCTATATTTCTCCAAATATTTAAGTTTAAATCAATCTCAAATAACATAATCTTGTCCTTGCTACCTGCTCTGTTTTTATCTGGTTTAATACAAAAATATTGTTTACTTAAATCCAAATCTTCCGTCACTGGCTCACCCCAAGAATCACATTCTAAAACAACTTGATATTTATGGTATTCTTCCTTATTTAACTTTTTACCAATATTCAGAATATCAGCTACATGCTTTATCTGCTTTGCATTGGCAATGTTATTACTACTCAAACTAAAAATATCAGTAAACACCGTATCATCACTTAACTGGAATACTGCATATCCACTCATACGAAGTTCTTTTGTTAATTCTTTCAATTTAGTTGCAAATTGTTTAATCTGTGACCAATCATCAGTGTTATAACCTTTTAACGTGTCATAACCATAGTATTTAATATTCTGAACCATCTTTGCTTTACGCAATTCAAATTCAATTCTCTCAGGGCTATAATCATCTCCAACATCTTTGAACATAACTTTGCCCTTACGATCACTGCTATCAATCCAATCTGTAACTTTTTTTACGTTCCAATATTCCTCTGACGTATCTTTTATTCTCTTTATGTAATCTTCATTACTTTCAAGATAAACACCATTATCATCAATTTTTCTTCTGATAATTTCACCATTTTTATCATGGTAAACACCTAATACAATCTCTTTCTCAGGCTTTGTAATATGTACGCCATGCAGTTCTTGAAACTCTTTGTTATTAATAACAGTCGTAATAAGACAACTACGAAGATCTTCTTCATCCATCTCATTACTCATAAGAAAAAAGTTCTCATTTTGCACAAGTGCCACATAAGCTGCTAAAAGTACAAGTTTTCTTGTTTTACCCTCATTAGAAAGAAATCCTTCAAAGAGAACCTTTGTCTCTCTAAGACCAAGAAAAAATTCGTTATACATATACCAAGGGAAAGGTAAGCCGAAATTTGGCTTTTCAAGATATTTGTCGATTTGAGATGAGTTTTTATCAGTAAGCTCAACAGCTTCTTCGCCAGCATTAATTACAGTATTTATCTTATCTGCTTTTGTACGGATAATTCTGTAAATGTCATTTGGTGACATTTTATCAAAGTTTCTATGAGATAATATCTTCTCAATTGGAAACCCATTTCTTCCATACTCTCTTACCAATGAATATTTCTTAACAGTATCAAAATAATTTTTCACATCATTTTCATCTGCCAAGGTCATAAACCTTTGAAGTGTTTTCCAACCTTTATACTGCTTATATAATTTAAGTCGTTCTTCATTCTGACTCATAAACACATTCATTTTTGTTTCATCTAATGTTTGTGAAAATGTAAGAAAATACGTTTCAAGATTATCATAAAAGAACTTTGTCGCAGGATCAGAGAAATCATACTTACTTCTCATAAATGTGCTGTAATTTACAATCAAGTCTAAATCCTTTGCTATAGAACCAACAAATAGAATTTCTGCTTGCACATTACAGTCTTTTAATTCATGTTCATTATCCAATATTATCTCCTATCCAAAAATATCATCCACCAAGCCTGAAATATCATCTGTATCAGCCTTACTATCTTTGGACACGTTAGTATAACCAATTGATTGACTGACAATATTCTGTGATTTTTCTGTTTCTTTCTCAGCTTCAAGTATTTTCTGTTTTTCTTTCCACCTTAAATAACTGTCATATTTATTAACCAGAATGGATAAATCATACGAAAGTCGTTGTTCTGGTTGCATATGAATACCTTTTACTTCATTCTTTTTCGCAATACCATTAAGCATATCTATTTTCCTTTGCCACATATCAAGTAAGTCTGAAGGTGGAATACCTACTGACATCCCTTTAAAAGTTCCATTGTAAATGTTACCCAACTTCTGCCACACAGTAGTAGGGATAATTGTCAAATCATATGCTTCTTTAATAAACTCAAATATCTCGTCTTGCTCTATTGCTACTGCGAGATGCGAATATGTATCCCTTTTTATAGAATCAATGTGGTTATATACCCAAGTCCATTTTGCTGATACGTCTGCCCTTTTATTAGCAATACGCTTCTGACATATATTGATAAAGCAACTACTATGATATGTTTTTTTATCATAGTAGATTGCACCGTCAATATTATTCTTGTTTATATAAAGGTTTTCTCCGCAACAACCACATTTTCTTTTAACACCATTTTTATTGTTACCTGTGTATCTTGCCATAATCCTACCTTTACATAAGCCAAATTTAATCAAACATTGCTAATACTTTATTAAGAGTCTCAACATCAGTTACATTCTTGTATGCTGTAGGAAGTCCTGCTGCTTCAAGCTTTTCCTTCATTGCTTTCTTCTCTGTAGGTGGAAGTGCATTTCTCTTAGCAATAATCTCTTTCTTGATGGCTTCAATGTCTGCACTATTGCCATTATCAGATGTACTTGTTGTCTCCGAATTATCAGGCTCTCCGACCTTGCCAAGAATCTCCTTGCTATAAATATCCTGCTCAACATCAACTGCCTTTGTTAAGTCATTTTTTACTACAAAAGCCTTCTTATCTGCTGTCTTATCAATAACTGACTGCCAATCAAGCAATGTAGGATCTTCAATAACCGAATTATCTTCGTGTGTATGTGTTCTATCCTTTTTAACATGCGCACATACTGTTCCTTCTTCATTTCTGTACATACGAATTTCAGTTTTAACATTATATGTCATACCCTTAAATCCATCAGGGATCTTTCTACCAGTTACAACACTCATAGTTGAGCCATCAGACTGCTTAATTGTTTCTTTTTCATCAGTCTCTCTAGCAGTTACAATATAGTGAACGCCAGATGCCATAAGATCAAGAATCAAGTCCTGTCCCTTGAAGTTAATTGTCTGATAATCTTTTAACTCCATTCCTGCTCCCTCAATCTTAACAAGTCTGGCATCACCAACAAGCCCATCCTTGTCAGCCTTAACCTTATTTCTCTTTTTAGAGAATTCTACTAATCCCTGCTTTGTTGTTAAGTTAAGAATTGTAGTACCATCAACAACGATTGCATCTGCTCTAAATGGTTCTCCATCTGCGTCAAGCACTACATTATCTGTCTCATCTCCGTCATCATCAAGCTCATAGAAATCTTCTCCATTCTTAACTTTTGCAATATACTGTCTTACTTCTCCAAGTGACTGAGTATATACAATATAAATATTTTCAAGGTTTACACCATTTGCTTCTAAGTCACCTAAATAATCATCAATTGAACCAGTCTCAGGATCAAGGTATAAAACTCTGAAAGGCTTTCCGTCAGGACGCTTAAAGTACGCAAGCTGCATAGCCATTGTTGACTTACCTGTAAACTGCTCTCCATATAAAATCATACCTAACTTACTCTGTGTGACTGACGCTTTTCTTGCTTTTGCCATTAAATAATTCCTCCGTAATTCTGTAATATTGATTTATTGGAACGCCATTTCTGACGTTCCACTTAGTTATTCTCTAGTTGCTAAAGGATTAATCCCAAGCTTCGTCCTCGTCTGATCCGTCAAGATCATCAGCACTTCCCCAATCATCATTAGAGTCAGAACCGAAACTCTCCTCTGCCCTATTTGCATTCCTAATCTTTGCAATAGCTTCTGTTACATTCTCCTCTGTGTAAAGCTCCTTATCAATTGAAGAACCCTTTGCTCCTGTGATAATAAACTCTCTCTTTGTAGGTGCAGATACTTTCTCCATACTGTCCTCTTCGCCCCAATTGTCATCATCATCTGTTGTAACTGTGTCTGTCTGAGTAGAAGAAACCATATGTCCACTTACCTTAATTGCATTATAAGGATTAAGTGACTTTTTAAACTTATTAGCGAGAGCCTTATCCTCGATGATAAACTGAACATCCTCAATATTGCTGTATGTAACAATCTTTGCAAGAACAATAAATCTACCTGTTGGCTTATCGTTATCATCCTTTTCCTGCTCGATTCCCATGAAAATAATTACCTGGTTGAAATCATTCTGCTTCTCGAACTTCTCATCATCAAAAATTACCTCTGAGCAAAGTGAAATCTGATTTGGAACAAGCTTTGTAGATGTTCTCTTATTACCCTTGTCATCTGTGAAGCTGCTATAATCAAGATTTCCACGAATAAATACGCTTGCACCGTCCTTCAGATTCTCCTTAACTTCCTTGCAAGCATCAAAATCTGTAAGAATCTTTTTGTCATTAACTGTCTTGCCCTCAGAATCAACCTTCTTCTTTACACCAATATTCTTACCAATCATACGGTAGCCTTCACGGTTATAAGAGAATCTATCAGCCCAAGGTACTTTTACAGTATCAGCCTTTTCGCCCTTCTTCTCAGCTCTCTTAGAGAAATAAACATTCTCCTGCTCCATACCCTGAAGATTTACATATAATGTCTCTCCATCAAGGTAGCTTGTACCAAAATTAAGCATTCTCATAGGCGTGCCACTCTTGGTTTTAATCTCCTTAAATGCTGTATCCTTCTCCATACCAGATACAACTCCCTTTAACTGGAACGCACCCTTTGTCTCAGGTAAATCAAATAATCTTCCTTTTTTCTTTGTCTCTGCCATTTAAAAAATGTCCTCCTTATAATATGTAATAAAATTTTTTTGATAACTATATTTGAACAGTCTTGCGACTGGAACACAGAAAATAAATTTATGTAAAATCTATCTTTAACAGTGATTTTTGAGTATAAAAACCCAAGGGTATGCTGTTCTTCCACCCATACAAATGTTTTCTGCATTTATTTATTCTCTTATTTGTCACGTATTTTATATATTATTCGTGACATTTTGTTTTGGAATTTTTGAACTGAATTGTTCAAGACTAATTACTAAGCAGTAATCTTTACTTTGATAAGTCTATATGGCTGATAAGCGTTTGGATATTTCTCTCTATCCACTTTACTGATAAACATATCATATGGTCTAATCCATACTCTTTTATCCTTTAAACTCTGATATACAACCATCTTTTCTTCTGTTTCTGTATTAGTTCCAATGGCAACAATCTTATAGAAACCACCTTTGAAATGTTGTACTGTGTCTCCTGGTTGAAAATCTCTATCATACATGAATAAATCATCTACACCATTTGATTGCATATGTCCTAATATCTCAACATTCATTGTGATAAATTCACCATGTTTTAAAAGTTCGTCCTTTTCAATCAATGCCACCTTATCAACTAAGTAACCATCCTCTTTTTCTTCACAAGTAACTATCTGACCTGACTTCCAATTATTTGCAAAGTCTTCATTAAATCTAAAATCTGCCACTTTCTCACCTCCTCAAATTTTCCAATGAAACAGTGATTTATTTATATGGTAATGTTTTTAGCCACTTGTTAATGTCTTCTATACCCATTTCTTCTGTCGTAGTTGCGTTTGGGTAATAGAATGTAATGCTATCTCTACTTAACCCTTCATCAAGTAACTGTTTCAATACAGACAATGTATTTTCTATACCAAGATGATAAGCTTGTTTCTGATCTTCATTATCAAATGATTTGTCTACACTTTCATTTGCTGAATCTATAACCATTTTCACTTCATTCGGAATATTGCATCCCCAAAACTGTATATCATCTTCAAATTCTGCAAACATAATTTTCCTCCTTTATATATTTATTCTCTATTCGATTTTCATTTTTATTGGAAATTGTGATTCGAATGAATCATAGATTATAAAACAATTCTATATGCAAGTTTCTTCGTAATAAAACCTGATGAACGTAAAACCATACAAGATAAATGAATGTCATCATATATCAAATCTGTCATTGTGCAATTCGATAAGATACTGTAACCACGCATAGTCTTTGACTTAAAATAAACAGCTTCACCATTATATTCTTCAAATGCTTTGCAATATGTATCCCAATCTTCAACTTCAACAATTCGTGATTGATGATCTCTTATGATATTATCATTATCAATACTCAAATTTGTCTCAATTACTTGAATCATATTCTCACCTTCCTCAACTATATATTCTCTTATCTCAATCCTACATTATCTGCAAATTCAACTGTACCTTTTGGAATAAACACTGTAATTTCATCACCATAATTTATATGTGGTTTAGCAATTATTTCAACATAAGGTTTTTCATTTGTCTGTTGAATATTTACCGTTCCTTGAAACATATGAATCTGATCATTATAACAAACAGTAATCACATCATAATTATGAGATGGCACATTAGACGATACTGAGTGATAAATTGCATAAGTGTCATCTTTTATTTCTTGCAAATCATAAGAATATTCTTCTGTGTATTGTGCATAAGATGAAAATTTATGAACTCCTAAAAATACTATAATCGCTATTATAATTATCACTACAACAAATCTCGTATTTCTTATATAAGCTTTAATAATCTCACCTCCAAGTATATATTCTCTGTTTACTGCAACATTTCTGGATAAAAGTCATACAAATAATCTCCAAAATCTCCACCTATATCTGAACCTATTTGACTCTGCCAAAAGTGTTTCCATTCTTTACCTCCCTCAGTCTGAATAAAATGTTCGTATTCAGGTCTTAAAGCTTCTCTATCTTTACAAATATCGCTCATTCTATAATTCTCCTTTAAAATTGCACTAAGAAATGTCAGTTTCCTATGCACAGTTACCCAAAATATTAAGCACCTTTTCTTCGCATTCATCTTCGTTCATATCTGCAATCAAAGATACTTCTTTCATTAATTGCTTAAAATTTGCCATAATAAATTGATAATCTTTAACATCTAAATTTTCATTTATATCTTCTCTCAAGTTATTCTTATTAAGAATACTTCTATCAATATATACCTTTTTATTTAAACTATCTTTTAGAACTACAATATTCGACTCAATTAATTCCTCGTCTACATTAAGTGCTTCAATTGTTATGGATTTTGTTACCATCAAATCTCCAATGGAAAACACATTATGATCAAATCCAAGTATCCTGCTAATCATTTCAAATAACATCATTGCTCTGTTTTCCTGAACAGAGAGTTCTGTATTAGATAAACAACCTTTTACTATGACATCTTCCTTTAATTCAGAAATATGTAAAACATTATCTGATTCCTTCATTGTTTTTAGGATTGAAGTTTCAACATCATTCCTGCTCACAATAATTTTTAAATCATAATGTTTTGCTATATTCAATTTGTATTCATACTGTTCTACTTCATTAAAGGCTATGAAAAATACTGGTTCTTTTTCTTTTAAAATTACTGAACCTTTCTGCTCAATCAAATCTTGCTCTTTAATTTCTGGAATTTCTACATATCCATCTCTACTTAAATAAGATCCTTCATGATATATACGTCCTCTTGCCTCGCTAGGTCTATTCTGCAATTCAGGGATTATTGTTACTTCTTGCACAAGCTGTTCATTTTGTGAGGCTGCTTCTTTTCTTAAAAACAATTCATATCCTTTGAAGTTATCAATATTTTTATCCTTTCTTCTTGCAATCGCTACACCTTTTAAATATTTTATGTCTTCTTCATTATTACTTTTAAAAGTCATAAATTTTATAAGATTTTTCACATTCTTTTTATTCACATAATATCCAATACATGATGAATAGTTGTTTATATCTTCAATTCCTTTCATTAACAAGGAATTACAATATTCTTCTACATATAATTTAACCAAATCTCGAAACGCATTCAATTTTTCATCTTTTATAATATTTTTTCTATCAGGTGAAGTAAGGTTTAATGTTTTATCACTTACATGTAAGTCTCCTTTTAAATATGGCAAGTTTTCTAATTTTGAGACTAACCTACCCCTATAGAAAATATTAACATTATCTCCCCAACTATAGTTACCTGCAAGAGCAATCCATCCACTACAATCATTATCTTCTATTGAAAATTGATATTCACTATCATCTCCCTCAGTTAAATCTTTCTTTTCAACTAATTCTCCATTATAATAAACATCTAATTCATGAACATATTTGCCAAGTATTTTTACTCTTTCTTCAATATCCCAACTATTTGCTGTTTCAAAATCAAAGTTGTTTAAAACAAGTTTAAAACCATCATAATAATCATCCAATTCTTCAACTTCAATTTCTGTGTTACTGGTTGCAATCATTTTTTCTACATCAAATGTAATATATGTGTTTCCAGAATGAACATTGATTAAATTACTGACTGTAATATTACTAAAGAATCCCATGCCAAAAGGATTTTCAGAACTTCTCACATTCTCATCCCAACCACTTTCTGCAATAGAAAATAATGCTTGTGGATTTATTAAAATATTTCCGTTGTTCTCTATAATCACTTTATTTTCATATCTATCAATTGTAACTTTAACTTCTGTTGCTTTTGCTCTTTGGGCATTTTGCACATCTTCGTCAAGAAAGCAATATATGTCTTTAAACGTGCTTTGCCTTAATAATTTTAATTGATTGATAACGTTTACTTTTAATTCAACAGCCATTACTATCTCCCTTCATTCAATTTATTCTCCAAAAGAAATCGAAATTTACTTCGTTTCTCTCCAACTGATACTGTAATATGGCTCATTGTACTGAGTACCAGTCTCAACTTTATAACCAAGTTCCTCTAATTTCTTTCGTGTTTCAGGTTTTAAAGAACCATCTTCACTGATTGAAAATTTGCCATCTGCTATCGCATCTCTAATTAATTTAGATAACTCTGCTAATTGCTGTGTAGTACAACTATCAATTGCATTGTTTGTCATTTTATTTGCTTCTGATGCAGACGGAATAATATTCTTTGGTTGCTGTACTTCTGGCATAGGAATGTTAGAGTCTGTTAAAGGTAAGGATGTAATGGTATCTTTACACACATTCTTTTCATCGCATAGAATACACGCATAATGCATTCTACTTTCTTTTGGATATTTACAACTCATTTATTTCACCTCCAATGAAACCGATATTTCTCTGCAAAATTATATTTTTTATTATGTAGGAGCAACCTACAATATTTTTAAGTTTCTATTATGCTAACTTCTGTACTGTCTGTCCTTTACTATTTAATAAGTAAACACCACTTTCAAATACACGAGTCACATTCTTATTTTTGTCATTCAAAGTTACTACTGTTACATTCTCCATCTGATCAAAAGGCTTATCAATGTGATAAACGATTTCATCACCGCAATGTGTTTCTTCTCGAATAAGTCTATCAACTGCTTTGTGCATTTCTGCGACATAATCTAAATCAACTTTGTTTAAATCAGATTGATCTGGTGTTTTACCATCTTTATAAAGTTCCGAATATTTCTTTTCGTATCTTACTCCACCTTTACGATAGGCACGAGTTTCTTTACCAACCCAAACAACTGCTGATGTAATCACTTCTGCTTCTTCATAAACCCAATTATTATTAAATCCTTTATATTGTAAAACCATATTTCTACCTCAACTTTCTATCTTTCTGTCTATCTAAGTTTTAGGTTGCTCCATATAATAGGCTGATTGACATTTACAATCATTTAATGTTTATTTTTTACTTGCTAAACAACCAAATAAAATTTCTATATGTATATTCTCTTTTATCTATGACAAACAGATGAAACGAATCTTTCTTGATTTCTTATTTCACTATAAACAATTCTATAGTTCTCTCAGATATATGACTTTCTCTCGCTCTATCAGGTGTCATAACAAATACACACCAACTGCCTGATACTATATATTTACCAGGATAGTTTTTATGTAGGTATTCTCTGACTTTTTCAATAAATTTATCTTGTGCTTCGTCAATATCATTGTGAGAATATTCATCTTCGTATTCTGATTCATTAATATATTTTCCGAATATCATTGAACCGTCTGCTATATCTTGTAAAAACTGGTTATATTCATCTTCTACAATTTCATACATATGATTAGTCTCCTATTAACTTATTCTCTGTTTATCTCTTTATTACTTTCATATTTTTATCCCAACTTCCTGCTATAGTTCCGTCAGGATGAATAATAAATTCTCTACAAACCGCATCATCTTCAATTTTTTCAACTTCACTTAACATCTTCATATTTGAATAGCTGAACGTAATATATGTATCATTGTACTTCCATATCTCATACACATAATAATCCTGTATTGTCTGTTCAATTAACTCAAAATGATTAAAGGCATATTCTAAAATTTGATTGTATAAATCTTCTTTATCATCATATTCAATGCCTGTTTGTTCACCAAGTTTCATAAGTTTTCTAAAAGATAAATCATCTGCAAATGAATAAGCTCCTATCCTATTCAATACATCTTCAATTGAATTGACATCACATAAAACACATTGTATTCTCATTTTTGTATGTTTTAAACTTTTCTTGATGCTTTTTAACTCATTTAATGTTGGCATATCACAACCGAAAATTTCATTATTTCTCTGATCTGAAATCGCATGACGACTAATATCTACAAAATCAAATAGACCATCTATCTTATCTATATATTTGTCAAGATATTTTGCATTAGTATTCATGGTTAAAAATTTAATATCATGTTTTTCTAATACTTCACATAACTCATCAAACTTTTTAAATAATAATGGTTCGCCACCAGTTACAGATACGGAATATAAAATACCGGCTTGTTCCATTTCAGATAGCATTGAATCAACCTGAGATATAAAATATTCCGCATTTTCCTGGCATTTTGAATTCTGCTCTACACAAAAGAAACATCTTGCATTACAAGCATCTGTAAGTTTTAAATGTAAATGCCATAACCACTCATTCTTTTCAACCAGTATTTTATTACCAAATAAATTTATTTCCATTTTATCGTCATATGTAATTGGAAGCTTTTCTACATCACAACTATGTAAATAATCTTCAATTTTTGTATGTTGTACGAACATTTATTTCACCACCTCATAATTACTTATTCTCTTATTGGCTCAACCCTATATCGTTTATTCCAATCTTCTCTCTTCTTTAATAATGGAATCCAAGGACAGTGTAAATTTTCAGATTCAGTTCCTATCAAGTCATCTTGATCGCAACCAAGATATTCTTCATGACCACAATTAGGACAAGTCACTCCATATTCAGGAACTTTATATTTAAAACTACAATAGTTAGGAAATATCATCTGAACATTCCAATCATCCTTTGATTCAACTTCATATACGCAGTTGCAGCATCTACATACAAACTGAATATTTTTACCGAAATAATCACCTGCTACAATCTTCATATTCACTCCAATTAATTTCTACATACTGCTTATAACATGGATAATATGTAGTAGCTCCTGTCTGATCTTTACACCAGGTATCTAACAAATTTTGCAGACCACCAATATCACACTGTTCATAAGCATCTTCATGTAACTCTTCGCAAGCATTGTCAACTACATTATCAGCATCAATATGAATCTTCTCCACGCTGCACACCCATAATCTCTCAGGTCTGCCATCATTATTAAATTCTTCATCTGTATAACGCCCAAAATAATCGTCAAAGAAATCATCAACAGTATCGTAATACTCATCAAACTCTTCACAGTAAAGCATCGTGTTTACATCTTTTTCATCAACTGGAACTGCTTTAGATACTTTATCATTCCACTTCTTTATTCTCTCTTCTTCGTCAGCTTTCTTCTGTCCTTCGCAGTCACAATGCATATATCCTTGATTCTTATATGGTTGTCCACAATAAGGACACAAACTCTGTACTCCATTGAAACAACTCTGACAAAACGAAAGTGCTTGATGCTTGTATGGAAAATGATATTTTCTACCAGCTTCAGAACTATCGCCTTTGATTCCATAAATATTGTCTTCTATTCTCATTCCAAGACCATTGCAGACAGGACAAATTTTTTCGTATTCTGTAAGATCCTTGATTAGAATTTTAGGAAACGATTTTTGAATTGTTTCATAAAGATTTACTTCTTCTCTGTGTGTTAAATTATCCATATAGTTATCCTCCTATTCGTAATCTTCTGGATGTTCTTTATAGTCATCTACTACACTTTTCATATAGCTATAATAATCTCTTACAGTGTCGCTGCTTTCAGAAAATCCACTTGTCACTTCATATCCATCATCGAATACTGCAAAGGTTAAGAACTCTGCACCACCTCGTTCTACTTCTATATCACAACCTCTATATTTACCTTTTATAGTGTTATCCTCCAATCCATTGTGCGATTTTTTCATCAATATATTTACTGTAATCTACTCCTGGAAATCTTGTACCCTTGCATACAAATGGACATAATTTGTTATTATCTTTCTTCATTATATGAAATGTGACATCCATATTCGTTGGTTCAAGATTACAGTGTGTTGTCACTCCATATTTTCTCTGTACTTTTGATGTATATGGACATTCATAACAATGCATAACTACCTCCTAATCGTACTCATAGTCATCAGGTTCCACTTCCTCACCACATTCAGGACAATCACACCAAGCACCATCTCCCCAATAATCAGTATTAAAATCGACTTCTTCAAAATTCACTTCAACTTCTTCATGACAAAATGGACACTCAAATGTGATATAAAAAGGTCTACTGATGATTGTGTAATTTACTCCATTGTTCATAGCGTTATTCTCCACCGTCTAATATCTCAACATCAATACAAAATAAATCATGTAGGTTTTTAATCTGCTCATTAGTTGGTTTCTTCCATGCTATTGTATCATCAACATTAATCGTTACAGCACCACCACAGAGCTTTATTCTTGCAATAACTTTTGGATTATAAATAGCTGCAACTTCTGGCATTGGAATACTACAACTCGTTTTTGATAATTGTATCATGTATTTATTCTCCTAATCATCTTTGTCTATAATGAACCAATATAAAGAACTTAAAAATGTAAAAGTAATTCCAAGTATTTTATTTTCTACTTGATACGAATACATCGTTACACCACTACAGAACCATACCCAAAAAAATGCGATTACTTGTCTATAATACTTTTTCATTTCACACCTCCAATCTTCTCAGCTACTTTTGCTTCACATATTCCACAAATACAGCCATTTTTCTCATCATACTTTTCAAGTTCACTAATGAGGTTACTACAACACCAGCTTGATTCATTAAGATAAAACTCAATCATGTCGTCATCCCAATCTGAAGGAAAGTCCATTGGAAGATTTATTGTCCATTGTATAGTTTTGGTTTGTCTGCCTGTCATATTGTTCTCCTATGCACCTGTATTCGCTCTTAAAATACACCGTTCTTCATTCATATCAATTTCTGTAATATTCATATCAATTACAAAAACCTTTCTTTCGTATTTTCTAAAAATAAATCCTTATCAATGCTCCATCCACCACAATTACTCAATATTTCTTTCCTGGCATTTCTAAACTCATTCAAATGGTTCCTGAAATAATTAATTGCATCGTTTTCGCATTGAAATTCTTCATTATATTCCCAAAAGAAATGTCTTTGATTCGTTGCAAAAAATGAATCTGTATCTAAACAATATGCTATAATCCACGTTGCGTATTTATCTGAAAAATTTTCATTACCTTTTAATTCTTGATACATACTCACACCTCCAATCTGTCCAAAGGAAAGAAAAATTTCTTTTTTAGTTTTTATCCAAATAAACTATATTATCTACATTATAATGAAATCCACCTATCTCTCCATTAAACCTACCTTTGACATACCAGGCATAAGGACTGATACCTTCATTCATTTTCTCTGCAAGTTCATCAGCTTTTCTTTGATGTTCATCAGCTTCATTTTGCATAGATATTTTTTGAGAGTCCCATATAAGATTTGAAATTGTATCTACACACTTTCTATACATTTCAGTCTCTTTTATATATTCTCTTATCACTTTTGTCATTTTGTGAATATTGTCTTTTAATATCTGTTCATTTCTAAATTCATATGGATATAGGATTAAAATATTTCTGTCCATATATTCCATAGATAGTAATTCCTCTACACAAAACTGTGGTTCTATCAACTTGTCACCTCTCAGTCTTTGAGGTTCTAAAAGCCTTATTTTTCAAGGCTTTCGTAACCTCTCAATTTGTTATTCTCTACTTTTTATTCATTTTCTTTACAAATTCACGATATTTCCTTGTATATTCATAAGAATCTCCAAAAATATTATTAACAGCCTTATAAAGTTTCGGTTCATACTTTTGAATTACTTTTAATTCGTATTCAAAATCTCTACCAAATGGACAACCTACACAGCCAGTTCTTTTCAGTCCGTATTCTGTATAACACTTGCTGTGTTCAATATCATAAGCATTTTCATAGTCTATTTTGTCTGAGTCTTTATACCAAAATAAAGGTCTATAATTATCACAACCAGAATCATTTTCATCAAAACAACTTTTATATGCAGTTGATCTTACTCCACCTTCGGCTTTTCTTACACCTACAATATTTAGGTCAAATGGTATTTTTCCATCGCCATACACACCTTCTCTTAAAAGTTTATGTGAGACATCTTTCTTCGCATATTGACAGCATTTGTTAGAAATTTTAAATGTTGGTGGGTTCTCAATCATAAATTCTTTTAGCCATTTATTATGAGTGATATTAAATTGACTACCGTTACCTTTTGTTCCACACCACCATTCCAATGCAGATTTGCACTTCGGATACTTCTTATATAGCGTATCAAAATCCTCGTCTTCCCATTGGAAGTTATGTTTTTGTAATCTTTGAATAAATTCACTGACTTGCTTAGATAGAAATGGTTGTCCATATCGTTTACATGATAGTGGAATTGGCTTAATTGCTTTATATGAGTCAATTGTTATATCATATTTATTTTCTAAATATTTAAGATGTTCTTTTGTTGCAGAATATTCTAATCCAGTATCAAACCAGACATACTTCACTTTATTGCTTTTATCGCATCTATAAACAATATCCAACATATCATCACTATCTGATCCGCCTGAAATAGAACATAGTATATATAAATATTTGTGGCTGTTAATTTTTGACCATGCTCTTATTAAATTGTCTCCTATTATTGAGTTTACAGGACAATCCTGTAATAATTCTTCAATTGTATTAGCTTTCTGTACCAATATGTACTTTCCTCACTAAAATTTATTTCATTTCAATGAGGTAAAGCCATACTTAGTGAGTGTCTTTTTACGTCACTATCACATTACTTTTTCGATTCATATAAACCAATGATCCGTTTTATGAATCATTGTGACAACCTTTGCTAATCAAAGGCATTAAATACATATGGTGAAAAACTAACCAAGTGGTAGCACAGCCTCGCAGATTCGTTCAATACTGTTGACTTCACATTTTGTCATTTTATGATTTGGATTATCTTTGTTATAATCTTGAATAAACATATCTATCCAAAAATCTACATACTCATCATCTGACTCCGAATCCATTACAGTATATCTATCAACTGTCTTGTAATTTCCTTTTTCTGTCACATAAGATAGATTTATCTTATAAACAGGCAAGGTAATTTTTGTTTTTAAGAAATTTTTAGGATGAATATTTTTTAATTTTTGTTTCAAATCTTCATCAAAAATTTCAAACGTATCAATTCCAATCCTCAATGAGCAATTTTCAAAAAAATCACTTGGATGCACTACTTTTCACCACCTTTCTGATATTTATTCTCTTATTAATTGGGATTCCCATAACCGAATAGCTTAGATATGATTAAAAATTCCCTATGAAAGATTGGTTTACTGCGAAACCAATTACTTACTCTTCTTTACGGAAGTATTATTAACTGACTTCTGAATGTTCTTCATAAGCTGAATATTATCGTTAATCATAAGTGCTAATGCCTGATCCTCTGTAAAACCAACACTTACATATGCATCAAACATATTCTTCTTGGTTCTCGCCTGAATTGCAGGATACTCAGTATTCTCAGAATAATCCTTTGCAATAATCATGAGTTCCTTCAGAACATCATATACAGGCTCTTTGTACTTTGTAATATATGTCTTTACGATTTCTCCTAAACTTTCTGGGTTCTCTGCTAATAATCTTAAAATTGTTTCCATATTTAATATTCTCCTTTATAATTTTTATTTTTCAAATGATATGTTGCTTTCTTGTGAAGTTACTTCATCATTGCTTCAAGTTTCTGAGACATATATTCTTTAAGCTTGTCTTTCCACTCTTCCTTTAACTCATCAACAGCTTCATTAATAATATTCTCTCCTAGAGTCTCATTCACATCATCTGGATCAATAAGATAATACGAACTGTCTCTCAAATCTTTCTGCACTTGATCACAAATAATGTCAATGATTCTACTCTTCAACTCACCAATACCATCTGCTCCAAGCAATGAATAAAGTGGTGTTTTACTAATCTCTTTCTCAATATAATTAAGCCTATCTTCTCTCATATATTCTCCTTTCTCAAAGCCAAAGAAACCTGAATTTACTGTTATTCACACGCAATATCTAAATCTTCACCAATCTTATGAATAACATTACCAAGTCCTTTACACAGCGATTTTAACCATTCTTCACTACGATTAGTCATTTGCTCGTCTCTTTCTTCATCTGTCATATCAGACCAACAAACATTGTCCCATTTTCCATCTCTTTTAACTCTAAAATAATATCCATCCAAATTTCTATTCATAAATAATCTCCTCTACTTACAATTTCCTAGTCCAACTTTATAATCATCCTTAACATCAATAGTTACTTCTCTCTGAAATTTTCCTTCCTTATCATACAAAGACAAGTAATATCTGTTTCCACGTTGCTCTAATACAACATCTTCATTCTCGAATAACTGAATTCGTTTCTGTTTCTGTACCATCTCTACCTCCTAACTTTCTACCACAATAAGGACAATACGCAATATATTCTCTTTGATGAACAAACCCATCATCATACTCATCCCATTCAGATGTTTCTATGTCCAAATAGTATTCATTTGTTAATGGATCTACATATATTTGATTGTCAGGTGAGTCATAATCACAACGGTTACACATACACTTACCTCGCTTTATCACATTCATTGAAATCTAAAAGCATCTTATACTTATATTCCCCAAATCTTTCTTTCCAACGCTGCCTTGCTTTATCAGTATCCCAACCAAAAGGCATCATATGATAGTTGATAAGAAAACATATGTCACCAATATCTTCATAAAATATACCTGATAGATTCTCTAAAATTAAATAAGAACCGATTGCATGATGTTCATGGTAATGAGCTATGCCATTCTCATCAAATGTTTGACAATACATTTTTCCAAAATCGTGTAATAATGCAGCTATATTATATTTTGCTAGATAGCATTTACTACTAAATAACTCATATGTATGAAATGAGTGATTATATAAATTCATAGTATGATGAGGGTTTTTCTGATCAAACCCTTCCATCATAAAAAACATTTCTCCAAGAGTTAAACGATTCTCTTTATGAAATACATTTATCTGAATCTCATCAAATTTTTCTTCGTAAAATGGGATCTGAAATCTTCTAATCTGTTTATTCAATACTTCATTAGGAACAGGATGCTCACGATTTTTATTATCAATCTTACACTGTTCAAATGGCTTTGGAATAATTACACAAACCTTATGTACTTCAAGACTATTCACTTTCATCATAATTGCTCTACGAGATTTCATAGTCAGATTAGTTGCATCAGCAATCACATTCTTTTTATTCTCTAAATTCTTGCGAATTCTATCGTGAAAAATCTTAAACACTTCTTCGTTATGTTCTTGATCTTCGTAATTACCAGTTAATTCTTCACGAATTGCATCTGATGATACAATTATTGTATTTGAATTCTCATTGGCAATCTGAGTGGCAATAGTTGATTTGCCACTACCACTCAAACCACACATAATCCATAGTGTAGGTTTATTCATAAATAACTCCTATCCGTTATGCTTTAATAAATACTCACGACTTACATTTTTAAAACTCTGCTGCCCATCAATACTGCGATATACAAATCCCTCTCTCTTAACCTTTGGATTTAATTCACTATATCCATCAGCTTCAAGTTTCATCTCTTCCATAGTCTTAGGTAGCTCATAAGCCGTATCAATAATTGGCACACTTGTTAATCCATGACTCTTACAGAAAGCAGCCATTTCTACAGTTCCAAGTCTTGTACCATCAATAATCAGATTGAATACAAATAACTTATTCTCCGTAAATTTATATGGATTGCCCTGAACCGAGCCAACGCCTTCACCTTGTAACACAACTCTGTTATAGTTATTTTCTGTTGCAAACTGTGTAAGAATTTTTTCAATGTCATATTTATCAGCCAATTCCCAATAAATATTTGACTCATGATAACAAGCCTGTTCTCTATCAGCTTGTCTTACATTTCTACTGCATACAATAAAATCAAATTTGTTCTTGCCCTTCTTTAATCTATCAACTGCAAATGTACAGCTTGTGCCATCGCATTTCTCAGTCTTAATCCACTTTTCGGTACTCTGAAGATAAAATGGTGCATTCTCAATTCTCGTCTCATCTGTTTTGACAATCCAATCTGGGAACTTCTTTGGATTATCTTTCTTGCGACCAAACAATAAAAACATAATCTTACGACCAATGCTATATCTCATAATCCTTCTTACAATTGGGTTAGCGAATAACTTTGGTCTACGCTTTGCCATTGACTTATATTTAGCATTTGGATCAACCTTATTGGTCTTTCTTGCAGTATCCTCTTCAGAAGCATATGTAATCTTCAAAGCTTCTGTAACATCATCACCAATATTTCTATCATGTAATTCTGGGAAAAGTGATAATGGTAAGGCTAATCCCTGGCTAATTACCTTGAACTTGCCAAGTTTCATAGTCTTAACTTTGAATTTCTTATTTGCCAAAAATGCAAACCTCTCATCTGTTTCGGGACACTTGCTATCAATTTCAATATAAACAGCCATATCTCCTACATTAAACTCACCCTTCTTAGCGATACAAACCCATCCTAAAACTCCAATGAGTTCAATATTATCAGCTCCTTCAATCGGTCTAATCCACTCAATCTTTTCTACATGTGCTAATGCTCTTTCTGCCATTTCAGTACCTCTCTTTCTATTTTCTATGTATTTATTCTCTCTTTATCGTTCAAAAATTCGAAGGAAATGCTTCTTTAATTGGATTGTTTATTCTCCCATCTGATCTACAATGCTTTGCAACTTGTTAATATATATCTGAGCGTCCCTTTTATGCCTAAGTTGCTTAATATCAGCAGGTACAAAAGCTAACTTCGATTCACCGAAAACATCATTATTCGAATAAACTTTCATAAACTGACACATAGTTTCAGCATCAATCCAATCTAAATCTGGCTGAAAACAAATCACATCACCTTTTTGTGGATACAGTTTTCTAACCTTAATAAGTGTCTGTTTAAATAACTTCTTTTTCTGTCTCTTATTCATACTGTTATTCTCCTAATTGCTCACTCTAAAACACCTTCGCATCGCCAACCGCTATATCTTTTACTTCTACAAAAGAATTTAGATTATCCTCCATAGTTGTAATCAATATCTCATCAAATAAATCTTCCATCATACAAAAGAATCGTACAGATGGATGAAATCCTGGATATTCTTTCAAACGACATTTATTAACGATACCTCTTAATACAGGAAGTCCATGTCTTCTACGCTTGTTGTTGCTCCAATGAATAGGATCAGCATAGAAAGCATTTTTATTTCTCTCATACTCTTCTTTTTCTTCCTTTGCCAATCTGTCAAGTTCTTTTTCTCGTTCAGTTTTTGGACGAGGCTTCATGATTTCTTTAACATTTTCTCGAATTTTATCATTCGCTTTTGCTTTTTCTGAATTACTCATCTTATCAAAATTTTGAGCTACATCTAATAGTGTGTTTTTCATATTGTTATTCTCCTAATTACTCAGTCTGTATTTGTCATATTCATACATTGAACAATCTTCACAATAAAGATTTTGTTCTTTACAATCTTCACAATCAAAACATCCACCATAAATGCCACCATTTTCATTCATCTTACAGGTATTACATTTACAAGTTTCACATGATGTATTCACTCAATCACCTCCTCAAATGAAACGTGGTTTTCTTTACCTTTTTCAACCTCTGAAAGCCTTAATTTTAGGGCATTTTAGAGATTAAGATTTTAATAAAACTATCCATATTGCTCAAAATAACTTTTTAATAAATTTTCACATAGGATAAGTTCTATTTTGTTATTACTGAGAATATATCTGCCATCTGATAATTTCTGTGCTACGAACCAAATAGAACCAATTTCTATTTTTATTCTTTCTAGCTCATTTTTATCAAATAAAGTTGTTTTAAATTCTTTGGTACATTCATACATTCTCATACTTTTATTCTCCTAATGGTCTTTCATATGTAACCAATTTTTCAACAATTAGATCCTTTGGTAATAAATCTCTACAGAAATATGCTGTTGCAAATGGACTACCTTTTACTACAGAATCCATATGCTCTTTATTGTGATAGCAAATTCTTGCATCAAAACTAAGAATCTGAATACCATCTTTGAAATATTTATATCTTGTTTTACCTTGTAGGGAATTAAGCGGTAGAAGAACCGCAAATGGTTTATTGAATGAATAGAGTCTTTCTAAAACTTTATCTTTGATTGAGAATGGTGGATTGCTAACTATGATATCCCATTTTTCAGGTTCGTAATTAAAGAAATCCTGACCTTCAGCTAATGAGCTTCTGACTACATTGTATCCTTCTTCTTTTAGTCTGTTGTAGAAAGCAGACCAGTTTTCATCAAATGGGCACCATATAATTTTATCCTTTGGAAGATATTTAAATAATGTGATCTATTGCGTAATAGGGTGTGTATAACTCATTATCTTCCTTATCTGATGTTAAATATCCAATATTTAATGCCAATATTTGTTCACCAATAGTAGCTGCGCAGCTTTACTCACATGTGAACATTTTCCTTTCTTTAATTTTGTAATTACATTGTTATATTCTCTTGTTTATCCTGAATATTGTATAGTTTTCGTGACAAGCCAAAAATCAAAATTTCATTATAGCTTTATTCTTTAAAAAACGGATTCTCCATAATACAATGATCAACCATATCTCTAAACGCAAATGGAGAATCTATAACTCTGTCTGAATATCTAAATCTTTTCAGAAAATCCAATACAGCTCGTGCATCTTTATGTGATAATGGAATAAATTTCACATATTCTGGATGACCTTTAATACATACAACCGCCCACGAATGGTCATCAGAACAAAATCCAATATCCGTTCCAACATCCATCATAGAATTTATTAGTCGATGACAATCATCGACTAATTTAAACGACCAGCCATATTCATCCTTTGCAGCATTTAGATACCCTTTTGCCCTATTATATAAGTCTTCTGCATCTTTATAATTCTGTTCTGCCGATTCAAATTTTGATAACTCTTCTGAAAATAACCATTGTCTTAATTTGCTTCGTATTTTGTTTTTAATTTTCACTGCTTCACCTCGATATTTGCTAATCTCTTATGACTCAAGTCATATTGATATTCTCCTTAATCAATTTCTTCAAATGCAACACTATTAAATTCCATATCTGGGAATTCTTCTATATAAATAATTGTGTGCCAAGAATGAATAACAATATCTTCCAATGTATATTCTCTTCCAACTTCCAATAAGTGATGATTTTCACCTCCACCACCCCATACGTCTTCATCGTTTCTAACACATTTAATTTTCCTTGGTTTTGTATTATAAATATCTATCTTGTTTCACCTCACCCACACACCTATATATTCTTGTGATTCCTGTTTAAATCTTTTTAGCATGTCAATCAATGCATCTACTTCTATCAAATCGTCAAAGACAATTTCAGCTCTATTTCTCTTTTCTAAGTCTAATCTTTCTGCATAAGGAAATGGTTTGATAAAACATTCAAATTTAACATCTTTTCCTTTATGACGAAGTATGATTTTATTAATATTTTCTTTATTATTAATCTTCAATACTTACCCTCCTGTGAAATGCGAGATTCAAGTCCACTCTTCCAACTTGTATTCCTTGCCCTTTAGAGACTCAATAGCAGTTTCCTTTGAAAAGAATACAGTCTTGCCAATACTATTTTTCGTGAAAGTTCCGCAATAATAATACCTACCTCTTACAGAAAACGTATATCTTGCCCTAATCTGTTTCTTATGTACATGACATTCTTTGATTGAATATATGTTATGATAATCTCTGCTAATAACCCATACAGTCTGTCCAATTTCTACGTCTGGAATGGTATTCTTCCTGTATTCATCAAACACTTCTCTTAATGACATTTCGTGTTTATTCCAAACTCCATCATCAATATCAAATCCACTATCTGATAGAAACTGCAATAATTCGTCAATGTCTACCAACTGCTTATTGATTAATTTATCAGCCATTTATTCGCCTCCGTTTCATTAAACAAGATAATCATAAATATCTTCTTGCATCAATAAATACTCTACCATCAGCAACATTAAAGAATGTCACTTCATAGCCAATACCTAACACATTGGTTATTTCACCTTCTTTGTCACCAATTTTTACTTCTCTTCCAATTAATTCAGTCATACAATAAACACCTCCGAGTATTTATTTTTCAACTACAAACAGTTTTTCTACTGCTTTTTCACCTGTAACCCTATCTGATTTCTGCAACACTTTACGTTCTTTCTGCCAGATACATTTAAAATCATCAGGCATATTATATTCACTTACCAACACTATATTGTTCTCTGAAAGTTTACGAAGAAAATCGTAAAAAGAATTGTAGTCAATTGACTGTTTAGAATACTGTTTTGTATTTTTGTAAGGTGGATCAAAATAAAATACACAGTTTTTATAATCTGAAAAATTCTGATAATCACAGCACATAAATTCAATATCATTTAAATTCGGTGCTTGTTCCTTGAAATTATTTAATCTCTCATTATAAATGCTTCTGCCACCCTTTGAATCTCTACCATAACCACCATCAAAGTATCTACCACCATAGCTTGCCATATATCCAATCAATGCAATATATTCTGGTGAATACTTATGAGTCCCAAGTTTTCTATCTTCTCTAACCTCTGCGTAATGTTCAAATGTACATACTTCAGGTGCGATAGATAAACTGTTGTCTATCTGAGCATATTTCAACAAAGCAATCAACTCTTCATTAATATCTGCTCCAATTCTTTTATCACATTTAATCTTATCAATAAGATTAGCTCCACCACACATAGGCTCTATGTAAGTTTTAATATTATTATCATCAATATGCTTCTGAATAATTGGCACTAAAAATTTTGCCAACCTGTTTTTACTTCCTTGATATACCATTCAATTACTTGGAGTAAGGAATTCCTTCTTGTGTACACGAACCTCGTCTCCTTTCATTATTATTGCTTATTAAAAAATATTACCTAATAACTCCATTTTCTTCTCTCTTGAAAACTTCGTCATATTCAAAAAGTTAATCATTTTTTCTGGATTATCTAATGATTTCACATACTTTTTCTGATATTCTTCTGGCATCTGTAATATGTATTTAGCACCACCATACTTATCTACTAGAGTTAAATATAAATTATTCAATACCTTTTTATCTGTCACCAATTCAATATTGTCAATAAGAAAATCAATAATTATTGGACGTTGTGGAGCTTTCAAATTGCTTACAATTGTTTGTAAAACATCTGGGCTCAGTTTCTGATAATGACATATTTTTGAAAAGTATACTCCGTTACCATCTTTATTTATTTCTTCTGCTATTTTTACAGCATACTTCTGTGAATTCAATAAAGGATTTCTTAATACAAACTGCCAAGGAATTTCGTCATAACATGAAAAATACTTTTTATCAAAAGGGTGTGCAGCCATAGAATAAGTCCAAAACCTCAAATTATTCTCATATGTTTCACCGTTGCAATTATAATGTGCATACATTGTGTCAAAAAATTTATCTAATAACTTTTCATCCCATTCGTGAGGAAGAACAATGCTTTCTAACTCATCGGGTATTTTTACACCTACAAAACGCAATAGTGAAATAACATCTTTTCGATTGTTATAGTAATTTACATAGATTGACCAAAATAAAGGTGTATCATATGTATTCTCATCAAATGTTTGTACAAATAACGATTCAATCAATCTGCAAACATTTCCTTCTGAAATCTGATTTGTAATAATCTGTGTTACTTTATCATTTTCAACAACTGTTTTATTTTTCTTCTGTAGTTCATCATTCTGTTCTGTTAGCTTTTTAATCTCTTTTCTTAACTCTCTATTTTCACTACTCAATCGCTTAATCTCGTTTGATGTGTCAGACTGAGCAGATTCAATGAGATAATTTTTCAACTCTTCAAATTTTTCATTAATTTCTATATCGTTCTGCATATCTCTTGATCCTTTCAATGTATTATTCTCTTAATGTGTATACTTACTTCTTGGAAATACTTCTTCAAGATCAACACCATATCCAGAAATAACTTCTTCTAAGTCGATACATACACAATCACTGCAAATTCTTGCTTCAATTCCACCCTCATCGAAAAGCGAATAGCCAAAAATATCATTCAATCGTTTGACAAATTCATTAAACCAATTAAGACCAATCCAAACATAAAACTCTGTATTACTAACCCATCCAAATTCATCTACATATGAGATGTCAATGTCATCTTCTTCTGGATTAACTAGTAATTTATATAATTCTAATTCATAATTTTTTCTCATCTGCCACCTCCTAAATCACCAAGAAACTTCGGTTTACTGCTAACTATAAAATTTCATCTAAAGCACATTCGATTTCTTCAATAATTTCCTGCTTAGTGATTTCATAATCTTCCATCATTTCATCAATAGGTAAGTGATTTCTAAGTACAATATAAAGATATTCCGCAATACCAGTAACATCATATCCTTCTACAGTTGAACCTTCCGCTAATGGCTGAATGAAACCATTTCTGATATGATGAGCTAACTTATCTGCACCAATAATAATCTTATTACCCTTTGGAATTTTCACCTTTTCACCTGATAATGCTTTTTCAATTTCTACATCTTCTGTTGAGGTCAAAATCTGACCAATCTTATAATCTGCCATAATTTATTCTCCTTTACTATATCCAGTCTCTTCAAGAAATTTATCAAATTCCTCTTTTGTCATATTGTTTGGATAATACATGTCCACCACCATATCAAACGGCTTCAAATAATTATCCAACACATCTTCAGCATCTTCTTTTGCTTCTTGCATTTTCATATTGATATAATCTTCTCTCGTCATATTCCATGCTGTAGGACAATCTGTGACACTCGAAAACATACAATATAATCCATTTGGTTGCTTTGATATAAATCCTGCCATATTATTCTCCTAACTGTTCTAAGAATTCATTTCCACAATCACAAAATTCTCTAACCATAGACTTCATTAATCCCCATGACATACCAGAATGTCCCTGATTTTTCATAATTTCAATTCCATCTTGGATAGATTTTTCTTTAACAGTTTTGATAATATCTAAGCATTGACCAAGTTCCATTCCTCTGTATAGATCACTAAGTCGAATAGGAACACATTGATCCCACATATCCCATTTATCTTTAGATAAAACCTTATGACCTTCTTCTATCCAATACTTTGATAATTCAGGGATTTTTCTTTTATGTTCTTCCTCTTCACGAATTAATCTTTGACGACTTTCTTCTTGCTCTTTATTAAATTCGTCAAAAGTTTTACCTATACATAGCATATAAGCATCATCTAAAGACATATCAGATGTTAGTTTATTCCCATTGAATTCACCACAATATTTATTTCCATCCTTTGCTCTTTCGTGTAATTCCCTTACGGCTCGTTCAATAGTCCAACCACAAAGAAAATCAATCTCTCTATATTCCATATTGCTTGCCTCCTACTAATTTATTCTCCAAAAGAAATCTATGTTTCTTGGTAAAAATATTACTATATATAGTGTCTATATTTTCTATAAACACTATATATAGTATCTCGTTTACACCCGATACACAAAACTTGGCATTGGCTGTAATTTAAACAGATTTTTCTCATGCATTGAATCAATCTTAGCTTTTACTTCCTCATTTGGCTCAATCCCATCTCTGATATATGCATCTAATTCAACATAAGTAAATCCAAGGTTGTCTTCATCTGTCTTTCCACACAGACCATCAGTAGGTGTCTTATCAACCAACTCTGACGGAAGCCCTAACTCACGACCGATAGCTTTAACCTCTGTTACTGTAAGATTTTCTAGTGGACTAAAATCACCAGCAGCATCGCCAAACTTGCTACAATATCCAACCCAATTTTCGGAAAGATTACACGTATTCGCAACACGACCATTTACTGACTGAGAGATAGCGTATAATGTAGCCATGCGAATACGAGCAGGAAGATTTGTTGTGGTCTGATCGCTAATTTTAACACCAACTGGAAATTGACTTCTGATTTCACCAACAGCATCTCCAATGTTCATTGTATAACCTCTAATTCCGAGATGATTGATAAGCATATTAGAATAATCAATATCTTTCTGTTCTCCACAAGGCATCTTTACACCAATAACTCTATCCTTACCAAAAGCTTCCACAAGCAATGCTGCAACAACAGATGAATCTTTACCGCCTGACACCCCTACTATAAAATTGCATCCCTTGCCATTATTTTCTTCCCATTCTCTTAACCACTCTACGATTTCATTTTTTATTTTCTTAGCATCAAACATTTATATATTCTCCTTCCTACATTCGATTCATCACATCATAGAACCGAATTAAATACTCATATACATTTCTAGGGACTAATTCTTTTACCTTTTCAAATTCACCCTTTTCACATAAATCTCTAACCAAACTTGAAGAAGTATGATTTTCTGGTATCTGAATTTCTGTGAAGTGATCTTTGTATTCCATAAGATTTGCTTCTCTTAAAGCAGTCTCAAGATTCTGACCTTCTCTCACACATGCTACAAAATTATATTCCTCAACAAACGGTTTCCAATTATACCAAGTTGTAAGTGTTTCAATATTATCCATTCCTAAACAAATATAGTATTCGTTGAAGATATAATCTTTTTCATTCATATCTCTTATCTGAGAAATAGTATTGTATGTTCTCTGTGGAAAGAAGCTAGTTGTTTCAACTTCGGATGCCCACATATTATTTTCATCACAATTTGGCATTGAATTAATCAGCGATACTCGACAATATCCAGGTATCAAAGTCTTTTTCTTCGCAACATATGTATCATGTGCAGGAATAAACAATATAGCATCGGCATTAACCGCTTTTTTAGCAGTCAATGCCATATCAACATGAGCGTTAGTAATTGGATTAAAACTTCCTGGTATAAGTAAAATTTTATTCATGATTCATTCTCCAATTAATACATCTCTTTAAATAATCAACATAATCAGGGTTTTTACACATACCTTTACCTTCTACATCAGACACTTTTGCAACATCCATACCGTTACATTTAGTGGTTTTCATTACAATATTTAAAGCAGGAACATCTGTGTCATTACTCAAATAAGTACCAATTCCAAATGCAACGTTTACTCTATCATGGAAGTGTCTGAATAACTTATCAGCTCTTTCAAAATCAAGACTGTCACTAAACAGAAGTGTCTTTGTCTTAGGATTGATACCAAGTGACTCATAATGATTAATCATCTTTTCACCCCATTCAATCGGATCGCCACTATCATGTCTTACACCACTGAATAATGTTGCATATGTCAACTGAAAATCTTTCAAGAAACAATCAGTTGTAATTGTATCTGTGAGCGCAATACCATTTAACACACCATACTCTCTAACCCATGCGTCTAGGGCATACCAGTTTGAATATGCTGGATTATGCTTGTGATTACCTTGTCCTGTACACATGATCCATTCATGAGCCATTGTTCCAACAGGTGTAAGATTATATTTCTTTGCAAGATATACATTGGAAGTACCAACAAACTTAGATGGACTATGCAATGTATCATTCAAATGTGAAAACTTCTCAACAGCTAACTCCTGTGCTTCAGCAGATAGTCTTCTTCTAAGACCAAATTCAGAAAATGTACCAGCATACCAATGACCGCTTCTGAGATTTTCATACTTTTCATTTAATCTCTTTTTGAAACTATTAAGCAATTCCTCATAGTTATATGCCATTCTGAAATATACTTCGTTTACAATCGCAAGTGTAGGAATCTCATACATAGATGTATTAAGCCATGTACCAAATGTTTCGATAGAAAGACCGCAATCTGAATCTGTTGTAATCTCAAAATCCTCATATCTTGGCTGCCACAATCTCAGAAAATCAACATACGAACCTTTCATCCATTTGATATTATCAATATAAGTAAGTTCATCTTCTGTGAATCTCAGACTACAATATAATTTAATCTGTCTGCGAATCTCTTCTACCATTTTTGGTGTAAAATGAACATCCTTATTACGACACTTAAAACTCCAAGTGGTTTTATAATCACTAAACTGATGATAAATAGCCTGTCCCATTGACAATTTGTAGGCATCTGTCTCTAATAAACTTGTAATAATCTGTTCCATATTATTTTCCTCCTTAATATAAACCCAATGATAACCACCTGCTGTATTTTGATTACCATCAGGAAGTGCAGCCTCATTTATACAAGTATGTTTAATTCCTGTTAAACGCTCTGCTTCTCTTGTAGACCTATAAATAAGTCCAGTTTCTTCACATAATACTTTTTTACTTGTGTTTGGGTGATTTGTTAATCGTGATTTAATTTTCATTTTTGTGGTTTCGGAATGTGTTTTACCATACATAGGATTTAGTTCTCCTTTTGTATGTTCACTCATCAATTGTTTAGATCTTTCAGAGTGTCTAAATACTCCTAGCCCTCCACCAGATGTCAAATTATATCCATTATTTGGATTTGTGGTATTATCTCTTGTAATCAAATATTTTTCTTTTTCTTCTGCTTCATTTTTACTTAAATCGTCAAATAAAATAACATGTTCAAAATTATCCCAGCCATATTTTTTAATAGCATTTTGAAAGTGTGCATTGTGAGAATAACCTTTTCTCCATCTAATTTCAGGTCTTTTTTCAGATGTAATACCATAATATTTTTTATTATTTATTTTATTTCTATGTAAATATACATAATATTTTTCCTCTTGTTCCAATATACTATTTATACACCTCTATATATTTCTTTTAATGTATCTTTATTTAATACATTTTCTTCCCTTTCCAATGTTAATTGATACAAAACATTATCTATAAAATCTTTCGTCTGTTTATGCATCATTAAAGGCTTTTTTCTTTTATTAAGCCACCATTCCCATTCTTTTTTGTAAGTAAAATCTTCGCCATAATAAGCTCTACCAGCACCTAAATAATCACAAATTAGTTCAACTGCATATTTATATGGCATTTGTATTGGGCTTCCTCCATTATCAAGATTATCTATAAAATATTCATAGTGGTGCTTGTTTCTTCCTTTATGGTGCATCCAAGCTGCTGACCAACCATTTTCTTTCTTGCAAGCATCTATTGGACTTGAAGTACCTTGATAATACTTAACACTCTCCCAAAATTCCGTTGGAGAAAATTTAGATAAATCATGTACTAACCCTTGAAATGGAATTCCCACTTTACAGCAATAGTAGAGCACCCAATGTTTATGCGTACAGACTTTCTTAAAATGTCTAAAAGTATTAATGATATAATTCTTATACTTCATTATTCTCTCCAATCACTTCGATCTGACACATCTTCATAGTTGCTAATGCAGCCTTATGAGTATCAGGTGTAACACCTGCACAACAACTTGCATCTACTGTAATATCAATTTCAGGATAATTTGCTCTAATAATAAGTGCATTTGAAACCACACAGATGTCGGTACATAATCCGCAAATCTCAACACTTTCAAATTTAAAATCATCCCAATGAGTCCATCCAAAAGTAATTTTGTCAATCAGAATGTCATTATCAATATCAAAATCTAACTTATCTGAAATCTGCCAACCAACAGTATTCTTTACACAGTGAATAACAGGAAGATGTACACCTTCATATGTCTCTAAATAATTCTCAGGGTGTGTGTCTCTTGTAAAGATTACCTGTTTACCAGCATCCTTGTACTCCTTAATTTTCTTTGCTACATTTGATACAATCGCCTGTGCTTCCTTTGTACCAAGTGTTCCATCAATAAAATCATTCTGCATATCTACAACAATTAATATTTCTCTCATTTTGCTACCTCTTTTCTTTATTTTTATATGTATTTATTCTCTGAAACTCAGAAGAAATTCCGCTTTCCTGCAAACTTCATATTCTATTATTCTCTGTTAAAATTTCATAAAGCTGAAAATGTGTGCGATTACAGGTACAGTCCAACCATCTCCAAGTACATCAGCAGCATCTTTTTCAGATATATCTTTGACATATTCTTCTGGCACACCTTGTAATCTTGCTCTTTCATCTTTCCACAAATATCTTGCTTCATCAAAATCATGCCCATTATAATCATCATAGATTTTTGCAGAAGATTTTCTTCCATCTAATATTCTCTTTGTAACTTCTAAACAGTTATCAAAATACTCTTTCGATGGGAATACCATTGTTCCAAACGACTTATAATAGAATCTGTGAAATCTCTTAATTGGTGTCCAAAAACAGCCGTTGTAATATCCGTGAGAATCATTCTTACAAAGGCATTTTGCTTTCTCATTTGGTACATATCCGTCATTGAGTACACTCTGTAGGGTAACTCCTTTGTCTTCTGGAACTGTTACTCCTGGAATATTAGTCCAATAATATCTATCTCTAAGCTGTCCTACTACAAGAGAAGAATTGATTCTAATAGGTTTTACTCCCATCATTTCACTAATAACGGCTTCATCTTCAGGTTTCATCACTACATTTTCCATAAGGAAATACTTTGGATTTACTTCTTTCAATACTCTATTGCACTCATAAAACAGACCTGAACGTTCTGGATCTTCAAGACCAATCTTTCTCTCTTTAATCATTGCTCTTGAAAAACTCTGACAAGGACTACCAAACATTACAATATCAATATTCGTTTCAAAATCTCCGACTTCTGTATGTAATACGCCATCTTTATATGTAATCTTGTTTACATCTCCAATGTGAATTGTCTCAGGATAGTTGTCTTTTGTTACCTTAATCGCCACATCCTTAATCTCTGATGCAAAATATTTACCAACCTTAAATCCTGCTTTCTCTAATGCAATATGTCCACATGACATACCATCGCATAAACTCAATACGTTTAACTCACAATAATTATTTTTTTCTTTATTCTCTGTCAAAATCCTTTAATCTACAGAGATTGCGCAATCATTTTTACCCAGGAGTTACTGTTAAATCCTTTCGTTTTAATATTATTTTGTTGTAAAAATCACTCGAAAATAGGCACGTCTGCCTAACCGAATGAAAAAAATATTTCTTGTTACTTTTATTTGGAAAGTTTGGCTGATCAGCCGTGAATAGAATTACTTCTATATTAGATTATTCTCTACTTTAAACTTCTTGAATTCGTCTTGAATCATCTTCTGTATATCATCTTTATCAAAAGATATATTTGCTACTGGAATAACATTTGCATTTGGATTAACTTCACCAACAATAGCTTCATCAAATACTTTTATAAACATTTCTGCAATTTCTTTTTCATAATTGCCACACAATCCACTACAATCTATATCTGCAATTACTCTTGAAAAAAAATCTTTGAACTTATCATCTATAAAATCTCGCTCGTATTCTCTTGGTATATCAATTGTTAATTTCACCATTTCACCTCACTTATTCTTTATATGGTTCAGGTAATGGCATCCAAGCTCTCATACCACCATTAATTCTTCCCCAAAACCATGTTGTTTCATCATATTTATATCTTTGTACTTTCGTTACCATTCCTCTATCGGTAGTTACAAGTACATTTATTACTTTCTTATCTTTATATCTTTCATCATCTTCAGGCATATGCCCTTCGACACATTTAATCCATTCCAATTATTCTCTCACCTCACTCTATCATTTCAACTTTAATTCTAAATTTTGTTGTTTCTATATGTTCGTTTTCTTGATAAGGACGATTATAATCAAAGTACTGATGTTTAACAGTAGCAATCAAGTGAGCATCATTGCCAGAAACAAATTCCGTATCTGTCTCATAAGTATCTTCTGAACCATCACCAAGTTTAGAGTCTGTACAATATATCTGATTTGCGTCTAATGCATCTTGAATAATTCTGTAAATGTCTCCTGTATTATACATAGTCACTCCTTTAGTATTTGATCCAACCATCTGTGATACCTGTCATCCAATAAATAAGATTTTCTCTATCATTTTTTAACCGTCCATCTATTACACGGGTTAAGATTTCATTGAGCCAGTAGCCAACCTCTTTTCCACTTTCAATAAGCATTGTATCCATTACATCTTTCCCATTAACTGCTAAATCCTTTAAAGAAAAACATTCATCATCCTGTAAGACTTCTTCTAAAATATATTCGATGTTATCAATCTTCTGTAATCTTGTTTCCTGATCCATGTCTGCTTGTGCTTTAATATCAGCTCTACGAACATTTAATAATCTTCTAAACTGTTCTTCTCCGATTTTATTAAGCCATCTCTTGACATATTTCTTTCCCATCTCAAAAGTAGCGTCATGATAATAAACTAATTCAACGACCTTTTCTCTTGTATCATTATCAAAACGGAGTCTTTTCATAATCTTATCTGTCATATCAGCACTAACTCTTCCATGTCCTTTAAAATGTCTGATATCATCTTCTCCGTCTTGATAACAATGTGGCTTCCCTATGTCGTGAAAGAACACTGCTAATGATGTAATTAAATCTATTGGATTTAAGTCTTCTTCACAATCACAAAAATATGCTTCTACTGCATGAATTGTATGTCCCCATACATCATAAATGTGATATGGATTATTCTGTGGAAATTCAAACATATCTTTGATTTCAGGAATAAACAATGATAATACATCGCTATATAAAACCATCTGCACACAGAAATCACTTGATGCAGCGATTTTACAGAACTCACTATTTATCCTTTCAACTGATATATTCTCCAAATTCTGATACATCTTATGCAAAACATAATCTGTATTTGGTTCAAGAACAAAATCCAATTGAGAAGCAAATCTGATAGCACGTAAAATTCTCAAAGCATCTTCAGCGAATCTATCTTCTGATTTACCAACGCACTGAATTTTATGATATTTTATATCTTCCATACCATTAAACGGATCTACAAGACCAACTTCATCATTGTATGCCATAGCATTGATTGTAAAATCTCTACGCTTTAAATCCTCTTCAAGACTTTTTGTAAAAGTTACTTTGTCTGGTCTACGATTGTCAGAATAATTACCATCAATTCTGTAAGTTGTTACCTCGTATGGTTCGCCATTAATTACAATAGTGATAGTTCCATGCTGCAATCCAGTCTCAATAATTCTCTTATCCTTGAATACTTTCATCATTTCATCTGGCGTGGCAGATGTTGTAATATCATAATCATGAATTGGTCTTTTAAGGATACTGTCTCTTACGCACCCTCCAACTAAGAAAGCTTCATATCCATTATTTTGCAGACTATGGATAATTTCATTTGCACCAGATGGAATTTCAATTTTCAATCTTTTCATCCAAATTCACCTCAATTTTCGGTTCATCAATAAACTTTGCCAATAGTCCTTCATGGTAGAATATCTTGTCACTTTCAGTAATTTCTTCTCCTAAAAAGTGTCTAAGTACAAACGGTATCATATAATTATCTAAACACTTAAACTCAATATCATATTCTCCATTTTCTTTGTAGATTTTCTTACAGTATCCGTCAGTACCATTAATTTTGTGGAGCGAAAATAATTCAACTCTGAATGGAATATTAGATTTTGTACTTAATCTTTCTTCAACACAATTTCTCACAAGACTTAACATGTGCAAATTACTTGCTGTTGTATCATAAACAATCTCATCATTTGAAAAGAATACAATTCTCTCTTCACCAATGATGTCATATAATAACGATAATGTCTGATCCATAAGATATTTTTCATATGTGATGTGTCTCTTAGGATTACAATTACCAAGAATAACCTGACGAATATATTTGCTATTGATGATATGTTCATTGTCAGTGAATCGAGAGATAAACTGCTCCCATGTATCTGCATTACCAAACATTCCTTTATCGTATGAATGCAAAGATGAGAAATTAGCTTTTCTCATATCTATACTAATAAAAATTTTTTCATTATTTGTTGGTTTGAAAATATCTTTATTTGGTAAATCTTTATGTGTAATGGCAAATTTATTCATATCTTCAGAATTAAATCTCTGATATGATTCAGATTCTTTTATACTGTTAATAGCTGCATCCTTTACACAATTATATTCTTCAAAGTAATCTTGTTCACAATTATATTTCTGCAATTCTGCTACAAATCTGTTCCATTTTTCAACAGTTCCATAGAATTTATCAAAAAGCTCAATTCTATCTAAAAAATATGGTTCTTGAAATAGTCGAATCGGAATATTGCAGTCCTTACAAAACCTTTCTTTTGCTCTATTAGATACTTCCATTAAATATCTCCTTTCACAATTCGTTCATTTACATACATTTTAAATTCATTAATCCTCTTGTAATCTGGCTTATCGGGTAATGATGTATTCTTCTTAGCATATTCAAAACGCTTTTCATACTCATTTAATAAGTCATAGAATTCTGGAATAGGCTGTCTATTCTCATCTAAATATTCTCCATTTCTAATACTCATTAACAAATCGTGTTCATCTGATCTATAAGTGATAATTTCTTCCTTTTCCAAAATGTCAATACACATCATATATAATCGAATCAAATGAGCCATATGCTTTCCAAGTTTATCATGTGCAACTGCTTTTTCATTTCGTTTACCAAACTTACTATAACTGCTAACAATAGCTTTCATTTCATTCCACATACCAGCCCAATCTCTTAATGGGTAATGTTTCAAATTTACATCCATAAAAATTTCGCTGTCATATCCTTCTTGAACCGCTTTATCAATATACAGTTTCAAATCACTTTCATTGTGTGGATAATATCTATTTTTAAATTCATATCGAGCATTGTTAATACTTTTCAGAATGTATGCTTCATTTTCTGCCTGACCAACCAATCTTGCAGCTTTGTTCTCCATGCGTCTTAACTGTGATGACGAATAACCTCCAAAAGTATGAATACAAATCTTTGATAAAAACATCTTTCTATTGTCTAAAAGCTCTCTACCCATATCAGACAAATGCAAATAATGTTCTGGTAGACAACCAAGTTGTTCAATTGTATTAGGATTACTTGATGTTAAAAGCTGTATCATTTTATTAAACGAATACATAGTTGTATCCGTATCAACATCTACGACCTGTTCAAAGTCTGTACCAAGTAAAATATCTGATTTGCTATTGAGTGCAATACCTCTCACATCTAAATCAGATCCTTCTTTATCCATTCCATATGCATGACTTCCACCAAGAGTTAAGATAATGATATTGTCACCCAAATTCTTATCTGTTCTCAGGAAGTCATACTCTTTTGATTTTAATTTGTCCTTAATTTGCTCAATTGTCATTGTCTTAACCTCCAAAAAATTCCGAAGAAATGTGCGTTTCAAGTTAAATTACTTAGGCAACCATTTATTGAATACATCATTATAATTACCTTTATTGTCACACATCTTCTTAATAATACACATAGCAAGTCCAAGTTCAGGATTATATGTATCGCCTTTCTGACATTTAACTACTGTCTTTGTTCCATCTTCCCAAAATACAATAGTTGCTGGATTATGATATTTAACATCCTTAATCTCATTCTTATCAAATTTTGGTAACTGATTAATAAGCTTAATTTCCTTGATTTCATCTAAAACTAAATTTCCAAATGGCATATTTTTATCCTCCATAATAATTTCAAAAATAGTGTTATTTTCTGGTTCTATTTTTAACTTCAAATAAGATTCATAAGTTGTTGAGCAGTAAGGAAAATTTATATCTGCACATCCATTTACTATCTCCGCATTGCCAATCATTACTTTTGGTATTTTAATAATGGCATTAGTTTTTTCGCCATTATTATTTATTTTACATCTATAATACATTTCTCCAACCTGACGGTTATATTCATCTGTCTTGGTTATCATACCAATAAATTCTGCATTATATGTCAACGTATTAAATATATCGCTCACTCCTTCTTAAACAAAATTATCTCTTGTATTCAATCCATTTATCTGTGTTTGGAAACTTAACTCGAATTTTAGTTGGTTCTCCTGTTGGAATACTACCCATAGATTTATAGTCACCAACAATCGTAGCTTTTTCTAAAAGCTTGTGATTTTTCTCACACTGTTTAGCCTTTTCTTTATCTGCATAATCGGTATTACAGAACTGACAAGTATATAATGTTTTTGTAACCATATAAATCTCCTTTCATTTTCCAAAGAAATCGAACTTTCTTGCTACTCAAATTTCTTATTAACCCAATGCCCCGTTGGATCAATCCTGTATTCTTCAACCAAATTTACTTTTTCTAACCATGCAGAGTCACCATTTTCACATCTAATTGGCAACCATGCAAATACAGTATAATATCTTAAATCTCCATGATAAGGTTTCCTTTGTACTACCTGTTTCCATCTCATAGTTTTCACCTCACAATCCAAAGAAAGAGAATTTTCCTAGCAACCTGCCGATTGATTATTTATGCATTTAAACTCGTCAAGATAACATTTTTCATTTTTATTTTTAATATATTCTCTTCCATCAACATCAATATATACTGACTTATCACTAACTCTATCCGTTTCTGTGTTATATACACAAACTAATTTATCTTGTTTAGGAATATCCTTATCATGCCACATTCTTATTCCATTAAATTCATCTAAATTTTGTTTGCCCAAAAGATACAAACCATTGTTAAAGGGCTTTGTTTTCCATTCTTTTAATAACATTTTTCGTTTTCCTTTCTTTTTATAATATACTACTCTCACCCTGATTAATTTCTTTACACTTCTGCTCACATTCTTCCAATGTCTTAAATAAAGAACTTTCTCCTCTATTTCTTACATTGATGTAATCATCAACAGCATCAATCTTATACTTAATTGTGATGGCATCATTCCAAATATTAGCAATAATTCTTCTGATTCTAACCTTATGTGGAGCAACCACTGTCTGCTTTCCTACAATTTTGCCTGAATCATCACACTGTTTACATGGAATTTCATAACTATTGTAAAAAATCTTTTTAGTTCCTTTACAAATCGGACAAATAATGGCTAAATTTTCTCTTGCATAGGTATAACATTCTTCACCAATTTCAAACTTGTTATCTATTGTTTTCATTTTCAAACACCTCCTATATAATAAATAATGTGCCATACGAGATTCGAACTCGTGACAACTCGATTAAAAGTCGAGTGCTCTACCGACTGAGCTAGTGGCACATAACTAGGCTGGTGGGACTTGAACCCACGAATGACAGGATCAAAATCTGTTGTGTTGACCGCTTCACCACAGCCCATTATAGATGAACTTACTATATTGCAAGTCCATCATATTTGTTATACATACTCACGCCAATGACGTGCAAAGAAACTACCATTTCCTTTGTCCTTATTGAGCTAAATAACGCCAGCTTTCTTCATTTTATGACGTGCGACCTCACGATCCAACCGTCTTGTGTGTAACTGATATGTAACTGTTTTCTTATTCATACAATTATTCTCCCTTCTTATTGTTCTTCTTTACAACATGTGCTGCCTTTTCCTTGGCAATCTTATTTTCAATCTTAACCATTTCACTCTTGAACTTACCAATCGGTCTACATCCAATACCCATATTCTCACCACCTTTCATTTTTATGCTATCTATATAATCAGGAATTATATATCGAGTTATAAGATACAAGATATTAGAATGTCAGAACTGACTATGTATACAAGATAGATGATGCTACGAAATATAATTCCTGTTATTGCTATCAACAAAGACATATACTTCGCAGATTTACATATATTTTTGCATTACAATTATTGCATCGTAAATATCTTTTATTTGTATTTTCATCCATCATTGTATCTTGAACCTGATATACATTACATTCATAACACTTATTACATGTAGTGAAAAACTCCTGTGGAACAACATAACCTTGATATGGAATCAATCTTGTCATTTAATGTAACACCTCACAATTGTTTTTAAACTCCAATTGATTACGATAATTATGCATTTTACAATCATGTTCTAAATCACTATATGTTTGAACCTGACTTGGTTTTGCTTTATATCTATAACAATGTTCTCTTCTGTCACAATCTTTACCAAAACACATACTAATATCCGGCACTATGCAGCCACCTCCTTTGTTTTGAGCCACTTCTGAAAAGCGTTTTTCATCTGATCGTAATTAACCTTCTGATTTGTCGTAAATTCATATGTATTATTAGCATATCCGTCAATAAACTTATTAAATTCGTCATCTTTATCACAACTATACACATATGCAGCCATCGCCAACAAAGCAGGATATGCCTGATGGTATAATGGAGATGACATTCTTACTGTGTCTTCGATATAGTCCTTATAATCCTGCATATCATCATCTGTAATATCTGCCCCAATTACACTATGTACGAAATCCTTTTCAGAAGCTACTGTGGTGCTATCTTCTACTTCCTTATTCTCCGTTGTCTGTTCGATATGTAAAAATTCGTTCATAAGCTGTACAAGTAAATCAATCTTACCTGTAATAGTTGTCTTTTTCTTTGTCTGCTGATCTTTAAAGTCTGCCATTGATACACCGTTGATATCTTTATCCTTGAGTTCTGTGTTGTAAGCATTTAAAAAGTCAACAAAACGAGAATCTTCCATATTATATGTAGTAAATTTATCAAACACTGCAATCCACATTGGCATCGTAGTTGGAGTAAATAATACCTCTGATAATTTTTTATTATTATCGCCTAATGCTAATTCCAGTCTGTTGAACTGTGAATTAAGCTTCATAAACTGCTGTTCCGATGCATTCTCATTAACAAACTTATAAATTGAATCTAGGTTTGCTCTCCATGATTCACGGAAAAACAACAACATAAGTGATTCAACAACAACTCTTTCACGTTTTCCCTTGATTGAATTATTATCTGTAAACTTACCACAATTCTTGAAGAAAGAATTTTTCTGTGAAATCTTCTTAATATGTACGGCAATGTCAGCAGATACATTAAGCAAGCCACTCTGTTCCTTGTTCATACTTGCATGATTATTGTAATCACGAATATGATCTGCGATTTGTTCGTCTGTACAATCAAAGAACTTAGTTACATTAATATTAAAATTATTAAATCTCTTTTTCAGTTCATCTGGTAAATCCTTATAATACTTTCCAATCACATCGAACACTTTCATTTCGTATTCAGGAAGTCCATCTTCATCTAATACACGATTACCATTTTCGTCTAAAACATAATCTCTATACTGAATCAGATGTCTTTCAGCTCCTGCTGAACCAATTTTAATACGATTTTCCTTAAATGCTTCAGCATATGAAAGTCTTTGTAAACCATCAATTAGATGAGAAATTGTTAATCCTTTCTTCTTTTGTTCACAAAGGATAATCTCAGGAATTGGAAGATTGCTAAGAATACGACAAAAATATCTATTTACTTCTTCCTTACTCCATTGGAACGGTTCACGCTGCAAGATATAATTACAATTCATATCTCCATTTTTCTTATCCTGTATTAATGAATACATACTATACTTGTCTGTCCTGTAGTTTTCAGATTCACTAATTTCAATAATTCTGTCTGCCATATCCGTTACCTCCAATTCATAATTTCCATCATTTTTATTTTTTGTAAATAAAGAAAGATCTTTATTCATTTTGATTGACTTCATTGCATTGCTATATTCTCTATCTGATATATTTAATTTTTGTTTTATATTATCAAGAGGGATATCTTCCATTCGCAAAAGTAAAATTTTTTTTTGTATTTTGGGTAAAGATCCAAGAAATTCTTCTACTTTTTCATCACTACCAAAATCAAACTCACTACTATCTTCTATATTAAAATCTGAAGCTACTTTTTCTATTAAGTCATTATTTTCTTCGGTGGGTGCATCAAATGAAGTGTCTGAGATAATAACAGGTTTTCCTTTGTCATCCTCTGTTACATTCCCATCTTTATCAACCTTCACTATCCTCCCATTTTTATCAGTTAGCAAATTTCTTCTTTTACCTCGTTGATAATTATCTCTATACCAATCTATAACCGACTTTTTAATGTTATTGGTTAAATAGGTATTAAAATTTGCTCCCTGAGATGAATCAAAGGTTACAACGCTCTCCATTAAAACATTCATTGCATCATCGTATAACTCATCATGTTCATATTCTGGAATACCATATCTAAAGAATGCGTTATAACTGATCTTTTTTAACTTCGACATATTGTTATCACAATATTCATTAATCCACCCCAATTGCTCTACAGAAAGATTTTGTAATTTATCACGTAATATTTCTTCTTTCATTCAATACACCTACCCTAAATTTATTTTCGTTTAACTGCTTTAGTTATATATTCTCCAAAAGACAATTCATTTCTATCCAAACGTTGTTTCTTTGTCTCAGCATAACAACGAGGACATCTACAATATTTTTTATTTCCGTTATGTGAAAATGACATTGTAGGAATCATCATGACTTGGCAATTGTTACATAAAACCATCATCCAATACCTCCTTTAAAAATTGAATAACTCATTCAAAACTCGTGGTTCATATGTACGCTGATCCATTCCAGCAATAGCTTTTTGAATTTCATCTGTTGCGGTTTCGCATATCTTTTTACTCAAGATAATATCAACAACCTGTAACTCATTTTTAATACTTCTCCGTTTTATTCTCCTATCCTTAATCATCTTGTATGCTTTGTAACCTTGTGCTGCATTCAAATTACAGAACTCTATGTAATGATTCACATCAGATAATTCCTGGTCAACCTTACTTAATTGTTGAACCAATTCGTCTTTTCTATGTAATGCTTCAGTTGCAAGTCCATTCAACCCATCAATTTTGTTAATCCAACGTTGAATGTTTTCAGCAGTCGATACCCTTTCAGTATTTTCTTGTGCGGTTTCTTGTGAAATCTGCTTAATAAGTTTTGATGGCTCATCAATCTTCTGCACACGAAATACCGATTTCAACGCTTTAGACAAGTTACTTTGGAAGATTCCTGTTGCCTGTTTATTGGTAAAAATGTCAGCAAGAGCCTCACAAGACGTAGGAACATATTTACCCTTCCTATCTCGCATAATCCATCGAGTGCCATCAGTGATAACATACTGTGCCATTTCATCACTCCTTTATTTAATTTTAATAATGGAATATAAAAGATACTTCGAATTGAGAAAGTATTGACTTTCTGAATAAAAATATGTAATATTATATAAGGTGTATCTAGTATATACCGTGTGTTGATGCAGTCAAGGAGTCGCCAAACTTAATCTTGACTGCATTTTTATTTTCCGTACACGAACAATGATAGAACATATGTTTGCTTTTGTCAATATTTTTACAAAAATTTCTAATTCATGCAACTTTTGTTATTCTAGGTCGTTGTGTCTTGACTTTTTTAGAAGTATTGTTCCAAGTTTTCCTTTTGGAATATAATTAATCGGATCAGGCTGGTATTCAGTAAAAACACGAATCTGATTTAATAAATCATCGGCAATTTGGGCAATCGTCTTTGCCTTCTCAAACATATCCGAACACTCAACAAACATCTGTGAAGTAAATTCTTCATTGCAATCTTCCTGCTCCAAATCTCTTACGGCAACAAGAACCGTTGCATTTTTCTTTGCAATTTTTTTTGCTTCATCAATAGTCGTTATTATAAATTCCATAATACTCACTCCTTTATTATTCTCCAAAATTTGCTTCATAAACTTTCTTAATTGCTAATTTGGTATCGTTGTCAGTAACTGAACCGATTTTTCGGATAATTCGCTGACTACTAATTACTCGCATCTGTTCTCCCAACACAACTGAATCTGTTTTTAATCCGTTATTGGTATCCTTATGGATAATAGTATGTGTTGGCATTTCAAGTGATTTTAATTTCGAACTCAATGGCATAATTATAGTACAAGAACTATGAATATTTCCCATATCATTCTGTATAACAAGCACAGGTCTAACTCCACCCTGTTCTGATCCAATTGTTTTTCCTAAATCAGCTTGTACAATATCGTATCTTCTAATATCCATAAGCATCCTCCTTTCTCTTTTGCTTTCTATGTTTTGTATTATATACAATACTATATATATTGTCAAGTATTATTATAAATATTTTTTATATTTATTTTTTTAAATATATATGGTATTGTATATGCAAAGGAGGTTTGTTAATATGAAACTATCTATACAAAATAAATTGAAAGAAAAAAATATGTCACGATATGAGTTAGCTAAAAAAATCAACGTAACATATCCAACAATCGACAAGATTTACAAAGGAGAATCTACTGCAATTAAGCTTGAAACACTTGAATCAATATGTAAAGTTCTTGATTGTTCCCCTAATGAAATACTTGTATCAGAAGATCCTCAGGTAACAAGACTGTTGACATATCATTACTTATTATCTAATAACCAGGACGATGATAAATAACTCATCGTCCTTTATATATTCTCTTTTTTATATAACCCTTAACTCATTTGCCATATTAATTGCTGCTTGATACTTGTCCACATCGTCTGTGAGCATACGAATTATTCTTCCAAAATCATCCGACTTCAATGAGATAACTGGCATATTCTTAACTATCTCATCTCCCTTACCTGCAAGTACATTATGAATGAACTCTCCATGATCGTTAATCAACTGTCTATTTTTCTCTTCTGTTAATCCAATATAGTTCATAGTAGTCTGAAGGTCTGTGTGATTGAACAGCTTCTGAAGAGATAATAAACAATCAGGATCGAATGGATGAGTTTTATGTATCCAATAACCGAAAGATTTACGCAAGCTATGTGAACTTACGGCATATTGGATGTTGGCTGCTTCTACCGCTTTCTTTAATTTCTTTCTATAATCATCTGTCTGCCACTTTACAACATCGTTATACTCAACAACATAATGAAGATATTCACCAATCGTCTCATATTGTTTCTGCTTTTTGTAAGCTGAAGTAATATTTTCTTTTCTTTTATCAGAAAAATCTTTTTGTAACGCATCACACCAAATCTCTACATTTCCATATATAATAGAATTAACATCCCTCTTTAACCATGTTGTCTTAGGATCATATTCAAAAATATAATCATTGTAATGTTTCATCGGATCTACTTCTGTATGCGACAAATAATTATCAACTGCTTCCCATACCATATTACTCACAGGAAGATTAGTAATCTTTCCTGTTTTCTGTTCTTCAATAGTATCAATCTCACTCTTTCGATTTCCATTCTCATAATATAAATCCGACCACTTCATCATTACTGTATCGCCAATTCGTCTGCCAAGAAGCAATTCCAATAATGTGATTAGATATCCGTCCCATTCGTTGTTCTTCTCAAACCACTCTACAACATTTTTAATATCTGACATATTCCAGAATGGTTGCACTTCTGTTTTTCCTTTTTTCTTAGTTGTATAGTTTTTTGTCTGTGCCATATTTATCAACCTCTTTCTTTCTATTTACATCGGTGTAACAATTCCTCATCATCTATGATGTTTCCAATAATACTTAGAAAAATATCTGGATCTGGATAAACACAAAATTTGACAAAATCCATTACAAATGGATTCTTATTGATTTCTTCTAATATCCACTGTAATTTTTTTTCATCTTTGTAGCATCGTAAAATACAATAATATCGTTTTCCTGTTTGCATATTCTGTAAACACACAACATCTTTTTCGTAAATTGGAGTAGGTGCATCCCATCCATAATAGGGATTGTGCAAAGAGAAGCACATGCATACTGTATCTTTATTAATTTTTACCGATTCGTTCGATGATGTTTTAATTTCATCACATCCTATTAAGGTGCCTGTTACCCATTCTCTGCTCCATCTTTTTTTTGCTCTATATAATTTAATAATATCTATGCTAGGGCTAGAAATCCAATTTGTTGTACTCATTATAATCACTCCTTTACTTGTATCCATATTCTCTCTTTAATTCTGGAATCTTTGCTCTTATTTCGTTCACATCGTCGCACCATCTGACTTCAATACTCTTTACATCCTTACCTTCAAATACACAAAATAAATCTTTTATATGATCCTTTTCTCTCTGTCGTGGTCGTTGAATTCCATCCATAATAATTCGACCACAGGACAAACAAATAAATTCGCTTCTCTTTTTTGGATTTCCGTTTTTACAATTATTTTTCATATATGTATTCTCTCCTTTCGTTTTTTTTACAATAAAAAAGAAGCAGGTTTAATTTCTGCTTCTAATGTTTCAAATCATTCGTTACACTTTTAATAAGATGACTATGCCTTATATAATCTAAAATAATCATACGTACTCTTGAAGAAGATATATTATTTATTACTGCAAGATGATTCATACTAATTCCATTCATATAATTTTTCACAATAGATTTATTTCTATCGGATATTTGGACAATTTCAAGATATTGTATAAGATCTTCATTAATAATAATATCTTTTAGTTGGTTCATGTAATTTCCCCTTCTTCTACTGTTACTCTTTTTTTCTTTTTGGTTTATATTTTAACTCGTTTGGATAATCAATTATATACTCCGTTCCCTCTGCCTTATCTTTTAAAATCAGATTCATTTCCAGAGCATCCGCAATTTCCACTAATTCAAGAGATGAAAATTTATCCCTTGTCATTTTGTTACTTAAATTTTGCCTTGTTGTGTTGGTTGCTTCCGCAAGTTCTGCTTGTGATATATTTTTTACCTTTATTATTTCTTTTATAACTGTGGTTGCTGACATATTTACTCCTTTGCTTTTCTCATTTTTTATATATCATGTCAGTTACAATCATTTTTCCAAAATTTTCCTTTTGGATAAGAATTTAAACTAAATCTTTTTGCTTTTAATAATTCACCATATTCCATAATTATATCTCCAAATTTTCAAAAGAAATCGTCATTTACTTATTTTTCACATGAACTAATTCTGTCTACACAATCATAACAATGGCAGTACTTTTCACATTTTTTACAAACACAACTTCTTTTTCTGCACTTATGATGTTTCATCCATGCTGCATTTTCTCTTTCATGCTGATCAATAATATCTTGATGTTGTTCTATTAATTTGAGTTCTCGTTCAGTTACTTGACGAAGAACTATTTTACCTTCTGGATCTAGGCACCAATTATTGTCATTTAGATAATATTTAACATCATAGACCCATTTATGTACCATGTAGTCATAACCTAGAACAAAACCAAAGCAATCAAATTTGTTTGGAAGCTCTTTATTGTTTTTAAATTTATCAATTAACTCATTCATTGTTTCTCCAATCTTTCAAGCAAATCATTCTTCACTTCGATTTATTCTCTTACTTTTCTCTCATATTAGGAATGGTAATTTTACCGTTACCATATATAACTTTATCACCATAATCCAGAGTAACATTTGTAGAAAATGGATAATTAACATCATATCCCATTTCTTCTAACTTTTTTACTTCTGTATCTGATATCTCTGCTTCAATAATAATTTTCATTTCCTTTATCCTTCATCTCATTTAATTGCCATCAATATTGCTTCTTCTTTAATATTTCCTATTGACTCTGCTCATAGATGCATGTTTAAGTTGACTTTTTTGAATCTGTTTTTCTTTTGTGTATATCATTTTTTCAATTATTTCAGCAGCTTCAAAGATTTCATCATTTTCGCCATCTGGCATCATACTTGATAATTCCTCATAAGCTACTTTTAATGCTTCTAATTGAGTCATAGTTTCTCCTTTCTATTTGCAAGTAAACTTAGATTTCATTCCCTATAATTATCATAGATTTCGATATAAGGACTATCTTCCTCTTCAATATCATTGTTTACAATAATTTCGTGACTTTTGTTAGGAAGACATTTCGCTAATTCAAATAATTCATCCAAAGAACTAATTTGAATTGAAGCATTTATATAAGTAATCCTGTATCTCTCATTATGAAAAATGTCTGGTTCATACCAGGAAGAATAGGTTATTTCCTCTTCATATTGATATTTCGATAAGAAATCCTTATATTTATTATAATTCCCACTTGTTATTTTTAATTTTATTTTCAAAATTTAATCTCCAATTTCTTAAATTCTATTACCATATCTGATGCAATTTTCATTTACTTACTTCTTTCATTCCACATGAAAACTTGGTTTACTTGGCTTTTTAATACCTAATATTTGTCTCAGCGGTTATTTTTCTTACAAGCTCATCCAACTCTTCATATTTTTCAAGTAAATATTTTAATTCTTCAATAGTAATGTCTCTTCTTTTACTACTATCATTATTATCATATATAAAGATACTTCCATCGCTGCAAGAACCAATATTCACCCCAAATGTCGTACTATAGTTTCTGTCTCTGAATTTCTGTTTTAATATAGAATATTCATCATGTTCTAAAAAATATTTATATTCTAAATTTTCACATTTTTTTAACTGGCGATGGAAGACTTCATCAACATAATCTTCATAGGTATCATATGCACCTTTTCTATTAATATATTGAATATTTCTTTCACCCATAAAACGAATGTATCCGTATTGATATGAGTTGTCAATCAATTTCCTCTCGTCATTTCTTTTGATCCATGCTTTGAGTGATACTGTTTTTACATCTCCCCAATTATCAGTCGGCATATCCTGTTTTTCTATTTCAAACTTCTCTGCAAGTGATAAGATATAACTTAATTCGTTGTCTTGCATTTTATCAACAAACGTAATCTTGTCTTCTCTTTTTACGTCTGATTCACAATTATATATTTTTTCTTTTATACTACTTCCCTGATTCAGCAACTTCAAATCTTCTACATTCCATTCAAACATAATTTAACCTCCAATCTTCCAAAAGAAACTATTATTTCAATACTTCCCATTTATTTACAACAATTTCTTGATATTGACGATTATTATAAAATCTCCATTCTCCATTTTTTGTTTTTAATTTCCACTCAATTACTTTAAATGGCTTTAAAAAACGTCCTTCATTGTAAGCTGCAACTTCTAACTTATTGCTTTTTGTCTTCCAAAAATAATAATTATTATTTTCATCCTTAAAATAATAATAGTAGTATATTGGATTGCAACTCTTATCTATACATTTCAACATTCTCATCACTCTCCAATCAATTAATCCTTACGGTGTATAAGTTACAATTGTTTTCTGATTAAAACCAAATAATTTTATTAACCAATCAGAGTTCAAACAAATTATAATTCGAAATCCGTTTTTAGTAAAATATCTTAATTTAATATCAAAACTTTTACTCGGATTTCCAATTCTTAAATACCAATCATTATCTCTATGTTTTAGCCTTTGAAATTCCATTTTCATCACTCCCTCATTTTCAATATTTCTCTTTCAAACCATTTTACCAAATCTTTAAAATCAATCTTTGTATCACATATAATTGCATATGCTGTGTTATAATCAATCACATATTCCAATGCATATTTGACTTTGTTTGCTTTTGTATCAACATATCTATATATTTGATATTCTTTCTTCGATGCTATAATATAGTTTGTTGTAAATAGTGGAACGGTTTTACTCTGTTTTTGCAACAAATCAACGAATGATGTCGATTTTAATTCAATGATTTTCACTAATTGATCTTTATATTTTGCTTTCATTATAATATATCTCCTAATGATTTTATTGCATCATCTAAACTATCAATGGCTTCTTCCATCAAGTCAATAGCATCTTCCGAACACATTCCTCTATAACTGCTTTGTAATCCTTCTGGCATGTTATCAAATGCATCCTGTTCTTGATCTAATACAATAGATAATTCTGACGATACATCTGTAATTTCTTTCTTTAATCTTACTATATTTACCTTGATATTATTAATACTACGTCTACGTTCTTTATTCATGTGCGCCTCCTATTCCATATAATTTTTCCCACACAATCCTATCTGTTGGAGTATGAGCCATATTAAATGCACATTTACCCCCAAGCTTCCAATATTCTTCTTTAGTTATTACAATTCCGTAATCACCTTTAGCGGTGTTCTTATATGCATATTTTCCATGTTCCTTTAACGCAGCTTCTGTCACATACCATTTTCTATATTCTTTTTTTCTTGTTGTAAGATTATAAACTTCATCGAGACAATTTATCACTTTTCCTGTACTAATTTCTTTTGTAATTCCAGAATTACAAGCAAATCTGTAATCACTATAATCTATATAGGACAACTGACCTCTTCTAATAGCATCCTCATACGATTCTTTCGTTTTTCTTTCGTTTTCTGCCATTATTTTATCCCATGTATCATTATAGACATGACCGCTACTCATACCAATTGTCAATACATGAGCGTTTCCATATTTATCATGTTCAGTCCATTTGTACACTTTTTCGTTATTAATGTATCGACAACAGTTTCGATCGTAATACTCGGTTTGTCCCTTTTCATTTACATGAGTAGTATTTATTTTAGTTCTTTCGTTATCAACAGCTCTACCAAGTCCACATACTGCCGACATTGCTCCATACAATAATGCTCCTAACATAATCATCAACCTTCCTTTCTATTCTATCTAAATTTATTTTCTCTTTTTGTTTCCATTTCCTTCAGATGTTTATCTGCTTTTGCATTTACATAGTCCTTAAAATCATACATGCTTGCTCCATCACCAAACTTACGTGGTGGTGTATATTTTGTTGTCGTTGTTGAATTCATTCCCGGATCGCTTAATACCAAACTAATAATAACAATCACAATAATAATTAAAATTAAAACTCCCATATAAATCAACCTCCTTCAGTCTAATTATATCATACTTATATATTCTCTACTATTTCTTTGCATGAAAAAAGCGACTATAGAAGCCGCCTTTTATTCATTAATCACTTACACATAAAGTGTCACATCGTCATATTGAACCTCATAATCTTGTACAATCTTATCCAAACAATCCTTTTCGTTTACATCTTCCCTTGTTTCTTCGTCTTTGACCGATATAAATAATGATTGCATATCTGGATCATGCAATAATTTAAGTAATTCTCCAAGTTTCATATCATAATTGCTTATCAGTTCATAAATATTCATTTCTTCCGTTGGTATCTCTTTTGCTAAACTAAAGCCACTAATAGCGTCTGTTTCGTACTCTGCTAAATTTACACCAACAATCTTTCCATCATGCTCAATCACAAATATTTTCCACATATTATACCTCCATCACTCTTCATCATCTATCTCTTCATCTGCTATATCATAATCAGAACCTTCTACGAAGTCACCATCTTCGTCACACTCACAATATTCCAAAGCCCACTCATCAATATACGTGAGTTCAATACCTTTTTTGTATGTACATTTTTTACTTGCCAACTCTGCAATAGCTTCATCTTTTTCACTCATTTTCCATCTTTTGACTTCTGTAGCATCAGCCCAATCATTGATAACGGTGTCTCCTTTTTTAAATTTTTTCATTTCCATCTTTGATAGTACTACATCTCCGTGCAATAAAATAATTGTATTAAACATAATATAACCACCTTTCTTTTATTGTGAATTAACAAAGCGGTCATGTTTATTATAACATAACCGCTTTCTCTTCATCAATATTTTTATTGTGCCGTATTTATTGCGTTTGCGAATACAATCGCTGCTTCTACCCAAGTATCATTATGATCATCGTCTAATATATAATTAATAATCGACAATTCTCCACAATCTGCAACACATGATATTTGCAATAAATCTTCTAACACTTCTTGTTTTTTATGTGATGTAATGTCTGCAACTAATTTATTTTTTAACTTCGTTGCCTTTTTCTGTATTACTTTGTTAATATCAATTCCTTCTTGTTTAATCTGTTCGTAAATTTCTTTCATAATTATATACCTCCAATTTTAATTTAGATAGATTTCGCTATCCTCGATCCAAATTGGTTAAATTATTTTGATTATACCTTAATACTCATTAAGGTGCCAGTGCAAGTTCTTTTAGTGTTTTTGCATAAGCTCTTACATATCCATATGTACCAGGACAAACAAATCCATCCATTGTACGTTGGAATAAGTAATAGCCATATTTATATCGAGCATCTAAAATTCCTTTGCGAATCTGAAAACTATCACCTGTTTTCTTTTCAAACATTTTTACAAGCTCTGTAGCTTTCTTTGTTGTAACTTCTGGCATTTGAACTATATACATACAATCACTCCTCTCCAAATGGTAAACATACAACTTTCCATTCAGGATGATTATTTAACACATCATCCAAGCAACCTTTCTGTTCCAAATACGACACTCGATACATCGGTATCCCTAATTCATCCACAACACAGCTCACATATTCCACTTACATTCCTCCTTCTGTACTGTATAGCCCATGCACCATCTATATAAATTTCTTCAATTTGATATCGCTTATAATTATTTGCAATCCAAGCGTTTTTCTTATGTAATTGTTCTTCGACATTCCGTGAATTGTACTTCCACATTTTTACATTCCATCCTGATAAATCAAATATTGGCATTTGGACATCTCCCTTCATAAATTGTTTCTTTATTTATAGTGTCATATACTTCGTAAAAGTGTGGCTCATAAATTCCATCAATTAAATCTTGCGCTTCAAAAATATCCAACATATAAATTGCCTTGCCTTTATTATCATACTTATCAATAATATTTCCACCTTGTCTATCTCTTATTACATATCGCATTTTATCAATCCTCCTTCCATAAAAATAAGAGGTCGAATCAATCAACCTCTCATTTATTCTCTTAAAATATGTTGCATTATTTCTTTGAATTTTGAAATTACTCATTTACTTCATAATAAGTACAAAAATCACTATCATCTCCTATTCCACTATAAATATAAACCAATTCCTTACATCCAATACTATATGGAACTTGGCTTAAATCGTTTCCATGAAAAACCTCCCTTACACTGCCAGTTTCTTCTTCGATCACAAGAACTTTAACTTCTCCTTGACAATCAACTTGATCCAATAAATCATTTAATGTAAACATAATATGTCTCCTTTCCATTCTTTTCTTTTAATTACTTTATTGTATACTTGCTTTGTCCTCCAATCTATCAGGAAATTTCCGTTTCATTCTAATTTTTCCAAACAAATTTATTCAATTCATCTTCATTTGTTCTCATCCATTCTTTATATGGTTTGACATCTGGACAAAACTGCATTACTCTTTCAAAATCTATTTCATTTTTATTAAGTCCTTTTGGTAAATCAAGGCTGAAATAAAATTTACGAGTATCTTCATACCATTTTACTTCTTTTCCTGGATATAATATTGCAAATTCACTTTTATAATACTTATAATGATATACCATACATAATACAGTCAGTATTTCTTTATTCAATCTAATCATGTAAATCACCTCCTGAAATCATCGTTTCATCTAATATTAAATTTCTGATAAAATACCTCTAATTCTTCTTCGGGCATCTGCTCATATACTTCATCCATCGCATTATCAATGGTATCTTTATCCCAGTCAAAATCATATTCAAAACCAAGAAATTCCTCAATATAATCTCTACCCCAACTAAATAATGCGCTTTTTAATTCTTCAAATCTCTTATCCAACATAATTTGTTTTCCTCCATTCTTCTTATTAAATCCTCATTTCATCAAATTTTATACTTTGCAACCGCATCTTCCCAATTGGCAATGATACAGATTTTGTCAATTTCTTCAGCAATTTGCTCTATTTGTTTTGCCGTATTACCAAACGTATCTTTAAGACCTCGACCGAAAGCTAGTTGTATATCATCCAAAGTCTTTTCCTTTTTTAATTTTAGATTGTATCGTCTGAGAAGATCTGGTAATTTTTCTTTATGGATAATTCCATAATGATTATCCCATTCCAACCATAAGGCTTCTGCAAATAATTCTTGTGGTAATCGCATATTATATCCTCCATTCTTCCAAAGAAACTCTTGTTTAGTCTGTAATTTCCGTTGCTTCCGCACCACTATCAAAGCAAGTGTCAGGTGCGTTTTCTTCTCCAGCATAAAGTTTCTGCTTTAATATTTCCTCTGCTTCTTCTTCACTGTTTGCTTCTACTTCGTAATAATCCTCGTAGCACTCATAATATCTAACTTTAAATGTTTTCATAATTCATCAACCATCCTTTCCGTTTGAAATTGCTATTTCATCACTCATCTTTTAAAACATTTTGTAAAGCAATTACCGTTCTCAACGCCTTCATTGCTTCATTAAGCTCTAATCTCCCAACTTTGATTGCAGTTGAATTAACTAATGCTTCTTGTTTTGCTTCCCGTAATTTTGCTAATGCTTTTTCTTTATCCATATCACTCAACCTCACTTTCCTATAATACTTTAATCAAATGTTTCGTCACCCACCGTTTAGCACCTTGTAACGATTTGCTTATATACAAATAATCATCTCCGCTTGCCTTATTTGTAATTCCATAAGCACATTCTCCGATTTTATCAATCCAAACAAACTGACCATCTTCTGTTAATTTGCAAGCCCATTCTGTAGGCTCTCCATTATCATTATCACATTCATGTATTATATTCCATTTCATATCACTCAACCTCGCTTTCTAATAACTCATACACTTCATCTTTGTTATCACTTATGTACTGATTAAATGCTTCATAATTTCCATCTTTATCAGGAAACTCTTCTACGAACCGTTCATACATTACATCAGACACCACATTTTCATTGAATAATTTTCCCTTGTATTCAAGTTCTGCATCAGCCCATTCCCCATGTGAAATATATCCAATATTCTCTATCCCACAATAATTTGGATATTCTTTCATAGGAAAACTTGCAATTCCGTTTTTAACTACAAAATCTCTCGTTATTGTGCTTGTCATCTTCTCACCTCTTCAATTTAGATAAATACAAAACATTACTCTTCCTTTTCATTTTGTGTTATAATATTAATATAGGAGCGAGGACTTACACGGCTGCGTCACCAGCCGATGCCTCTTGTGTTAGTAATTCTCTTCTATGTATTCCCATGCTTCTTCCTCAGTTGGAAAAGCATTTGGACAACCTGGTACATAGAAGTCGCCGTACATTTTGTAAGGTTTAATCACTCTAACACCTCCTCATATGTATTTATAGAAAAAGCAGAGACAATTAAATCTCTGCTTTAACTATCACTATTAAGTTATTCTCTATTATCTCTTAACTGACTGCCATCATAGTTGATAATATATTTAAACATCTTAATCACTCTCCCTTACAATTTTTTAAATAATCAGCTTTCTGTTTTTTATATTCTGCTTCAATTTTATCTAGTCTTTTTTGTTCTTCATCACACTCTTCTTGAGATTCAAATACATCATAATAATATGTATCTCCATCCCAACGATAACGTACAATTTTATCTTTCTCTTCGTCTGTTAATTGATATACTCTGTACATTTCTATCACTCTCCCTTCAGATTAGGACATAAACCAAGTCCACCATCAATTTTAGGTACTCTTCTATATGCTCCTCTGTGTGGGCATTCTTCTCTTTTACATTCAGTACAATCGCATTTCTGATATTCCTCATAACTCATTTTCCAGTTTGTCTCTGCAAATTTTTTCTCTTGTCATCATACTGATCACTCCTTTAAACAATCACTATCAACAACAGCAAATAACTTAATTTCATTTCCCACTTCGCTTTCGTCAAGATTCAAATCTTTAAGAAACTCTGCAAATGTCCCATATGTAAAATCTTCCCTATGCAAATACACATCATGTACTGTTGGAGTACACCATAGATGCAACCGAATGAACTCAATCAGTTCAATCCACTCACATTCATTACAGATTCTTCTTGCACATCTAACTAATGACTGAAGAAATTCTGCTGTCATTAATCCGTTGCCTTCGATTTTTTCAATCTGTTCGTTAGTAATTTCCTTTACATTTTCAATTCCCTTATCCATGATATAGGAAATAACTGCATTTCCCATTCGTGAATCGAACTCTTCTTCGATTATTTTTCCGATTTTTGTTTCATAATATGTCATATTTACTACCTCGCTTTCTAAATAAACAGTTCTTTCTTTTAGATTTTATCCAACTGCTTTCCAATCAACTACCTGCTTATATCCGTCTGCCTGTAAGATATGAATTTCTTCATTCTTATCAAGTTCGTAATGATTTCTGAAAAATTCTTTTAACCCCTCTTCTCTTTCTGCTCTCCATAGTTCATCATGAGTGATTACATCTCCAAATTCTTCTTCGTCCGTTGTTACGGTAATATCAGAGATCTTTCCAAAATACATTGCTTCAAGTAAATCTGTGTCCACATCTCCCTTGACAATGTAATCTTGCCAATCGCCCTGGCTATACCCTCTGATTGTTCCAGTTTTAAATGTGTCTTCTGGATAAAGAAGTCTGATTACATCAACAAGAATATCTTCTGTACATCTGCATTTATCATACATTTCTTTTAATTTTGCATTCACTTCATCAGATACATCCGTTGGATATTCGTCGTAACAATCAATATCATCCAAAATCTCTTTCGCTTTCTGATACCATTCTGCCTCAGTACAGCCTGTAAAATCTCTATTACCTGTAAGAACAACCTGTTCATCGAAGTTTTCACAACCACAATAATCTTTCCAACCATGATTGTTATTGTATAGCCACCATGTTCCATCGCCAGTGTTATCTATTTTAATTTCTAACATATCAATCAACCTCCGTTCTATATTTCATAATCTCTTACTGGTTCTGTATAACCACTATCCAATTTAATTTCCGTTGTTTCATAATCATCATAAACACTCTTTCTTGTTCCTCTTGTATGTACAATTTTTGCAAGCTGCATAATCACATATCTGCGTTCACAACCATGTTCATCATAAACTTTATGTGGATAATATAATGCTCTACCATTGCAAACTGTAAAATTATCAAACTCTTTTCCGTAGAACTGTTCACAATTACTTGCATATACATACCGTAATGCACGATCTCTTATGTATTGTTTCTCATCATCTGTCAATTCATCTGCATTATCTAACAATGAAAAGTCAAACAAGATATTTCTTTTACCAGTTTCAAACGAATCGACATATTCCAGGTTATTTTCTTTTGCTGTCTTTTTAGCTGTCTTGTATAATTTGTACTCTTTAATTTTCATTTCGCATTCTCCTTCCATTACAAAAGGCAGACACAATTATTTGCATCTGCCTTTATGTATTCTCTATTTTGTTGTACTAAAAAAGCAGATACCGTTTTGATATCCGCCTTAGATTAATTCGTGTACTCCATACACCATTGTTCAAAATTTGCAATTTTTGTTCTAATCAAATTCATTTCATCTGAATAATCAGATAAATTAATAAATTTATCTTTAATTTGTCTTACTTCTTCACTCCCAAAATTTTCATATAATCCTTCTGATTTTGTTTTATCTATTAGTATTTTCTTTGCACGATTAATTGCTGTATCGACTTTTTTACAATCTAAATAGTTCATATCATCAACCTTCCTTCTGATTTTCCTTTATATTATCATATTTTATGTTATTTTGAAAGTACTCTTTCATTTGGTTATTCTTCATCTTCAAAATCAATATCATCGATCTCAAAATTATCCGAGTATGGAATATATTCTGCATTAGTAGCAACAGGAATTTCATCAATGTGCTCCTGTGCATATTTACAAGCAATTTCCAACTGTTCTTCTTCCGTTTTACCTTCTAATAACTCTATAGGAATATCAATACCTGTATCTCCAACAAATGTATAAGCCATACCAATGTGCAATCTTTTTGTTTTCTTTGTATCTGCCATAATTACCACCTTTTACCTTTCTAAAATTTCACTGTAAATTACAATTTCCTGTGATTTATGGCTGCTGATAAATCCAATTTCCATGTCTTACCTTATCGCTATCTTTATCCCAAAAGCCTAATTTAACCATACCTTTAACACTTCCTGTTCTATGAATACATGGGCATTTATCTGTAAATCTTTTGCCAGTTGCGTTTTCATACTTTCGTGGACTACTGTAATATGCCATATAATCACGCTCCTATCTGCTAATTTTCATACCACTGAAATGCACAATCATACATCATTTTGCCTGTTATCTGGTCTTTAAATGTAGGACAATGCCAAGCCATTCTGTAATCATGTGCCTTACACCATTCTTCAATTACCTTTGTTGTAAGCGGTGTTACATATACATACAAATCAGATCCATACGAAGGATGATACATTTCGCTTTCAGGATAACCCGCTTCAATTAACATTTCCTTTAATGTTTTCAGCATAACTTTTACTCCCTTCCAACCCAAGTACATAACAATCTCTATTTCCATTCCAAAAATATGATTTCAAATCTGCAAGAGTTTTTGTACCATTTTTTAATTTCTCATAATCTGCCTTTAACATATCTGATGTATAATTTTTATAGCAACAAATACATGAATGAAATTCTTTTCCTTTTTGTGCATACCATCCAAGATTAGGTGGAAATGTTTTCTTTGCAATTGTACGAAAGACAATTACCAATCCGTTATAATCTGGCAGTTTATGTTCTCCACTTAAATCTCTAAGCTCAATTTCTATTCCATCTGGTGTAATGGCTTTATCAAGAATTTGCATACTATTACACCTCCTTATGTTTTGGAATTTCAATTCCAGACTTTAATTCTTCTCTTGCAACAATATATGTTGGAATTTTTCTATCAAGTGTATAATATTTTTCTCTTATTTTATTCTGTTCTGCACTTGCCTCAAAGAAGTCTTTAGTTGGATCGTCCCAATACCAAACATAATATGTGTGTACAGTATGGGTAATTTCATCATATTTTCTTTTACATCTCATGATGTCACCATTCATCAGGAATGTATCTTCTTCTAATTTAAGACTATCAAATTCCGTTGGTGATATATGATGCTGTTTCTCTTTCCAAGTCCACACAATGAACTGATTCTGCCAATGTCCTTTGAAAATTTCTGCTCTATATGTTCTCAGATAAGCATATAAATCTGTTTTACTTTTCCAGGCACAACCTTCTCCAAAATATACATAAGGTGAATCATCTTTAGGATTGAATGATATATACTGTTTATCAAAATCCTTTGTTGTGAACTTATATCCATTTTCACTTACAAAAGGATTTTTACTATCTACATATTCCCATAAACTTACTTCTGCTATAAAATCAATAGCACCATCTGCACAGCCTCCACAATTACCCCAATCACAAAATCTCTTTTCAATTTTACCTATATATTTCAGTTCTCTTGTTGGTAAATGTGTCCATGCTCCACCACTTGTATTACAACTAATTCTGCCTTCGTATTCATGAACAAAAGGTGTATATGGTCGTTCACAGATATAAATTTCATTCACATCTGCTTTTTCAATATGAGCTGCTTCATAGTAATCTCCATATTCATTTGTATATCTAACGCAATCACCTACACTTGGAGTCTTTTCAGATCGTGTATTTTCTATAAGTTTGACATATATATTTGCCTTATCTACATCGTAATTCATAAGTATATGCGAACCACAAAATCTTGCGTTAATCTCTCTTAATGTGTCTATTGTATATTTCATACTAATCATCAATCCTTTCTCTCCATTTCTTAATTCTCACAGGATAACTTACATTCTCTCTGTATGTTTTCAACTGTGCTTTTGCATCTGCTCTATCTTCACAATTACATTCAATGCCCCATCCATAACCACAATTTCCCTCGATTGCATAACAATCTTTAGTTTTTCTCTTATATGCCATAATCAACATACCTCCTCATAAAATTTAATTGTTCTTTCCTTTTCAGTTTCATATTTCGCTTTATCAGTAAATAATGTGAGATAAATATCTCCCTCTGTGTATGTGAATACCGCCATCTGTTCATCTGAATAAGCATAAGAACTATATCCATTTACCTGAACTAAATCGAATTTGCATCTCTTTGCAAAATGATAACTCAAATCTGAAAACCAATGTCCACTCAACATATAGTTTCCATTTCTATCTTCTGTTTCTTCCATGAAGTTTACGTTCGCAATCCGTTTTGTATCTTCATTTAATGGATATGTTGACAAATCTAAGTCTGCAATTTCATATTCGCTTTCATCTGGAATACGTCCTGTTTCTCTAATTATTTTGTAATACTCATTTCTTGGAATATATTTCATACTAATCAACCTACCTTTCTAATCTCTCCAACTTCTTGTTACTGTGTCATATAAAGCTCCGTTTGCATCCTGGTATTCATCGTCTTCTGAATATGTGAATACATAGCATTTATGACTATTAATATTTTTTGTTTCTCTTTCGCCATATAAGATTGCATATCTTTCTCTGAAACTTGCACTATCGCACATTTCTCTCATTTCTTCGTCTCGCTTTGGATTTCCGCAAGCTGCCTGAACACATCCATATAGCCAACCATTCAGATAATCAATGTTGTAACAATACTGTATCCATGAATCTGAATCATCAGTGAATACATAGAAACTCTTTCCATCATCTCCACGCTCAATCCGTGGTTTATCGAAATTTGCAATAAATGACATCAGGTTATCTTTAATAATTTCCATTTCATTTTTTGTAAAATCATACATAATTCATTTCCTCCTTGTAATAAAATAGGCAGCTAGGTATTTATTCTCCTAACTGCCTTTGCGGTTACTTGTTATTCTGTTCTTCCTTTTTCTTTCCTTTTTCTCTAATATGTTCACACATTTCATCCGAAACGCCATGCTGTTTTAACTGTTTTGCAAAGCGTTCATAAAATGGTAAATCTTTCCACCGTGGTTTATTTTTAGCCATTATTCTCATCCTTTCTATAATTTATACTCATCGGATGCCAGCTCATATCAAATCCAAAATCATATTCTAAGTATTCGATAATTTTATCCTCGCTAAAACCTAATGCTTTCATTTCCTTTATGATAATTTCTTCAAAATCATCTTCATCTATAACTAATTCCATAAGATAATTGATAAGATATTTAAGATCCTTGCCATGCTTTCTGTAATCTGCTAACTGTTTTCGTGTATTTTTCGTTATCATTTCGCTTCACTCCTTTCATAAGAAAGCTTAGTTTTATCTGTATTGTATTAATACGTCATCAAACGCTTTAATTGCAGCTTCTAAACAGTTACCACACGCACATATATATCCACATGTGATACATACAGAGTCATACTCCTTTCCTGTCTGCTCCTTTGGAACAAGAGTAATTTTAATTTCTTTTTCCATATTTCCTCCAATCTTCTAATGAAATGCGAATTTACTCTGTTTCTACTTCATATATCTTCCAATCAATATTGTATGAATCCGTCTGGATGTTCGCATCATATTCATCAATGGACGATTCATTTCCTTCTTCTACTAAATTCTCATATCTGCCTTTCATTTCATCATAAGCTTCTATATAAGAATCATATGTATCAGGCTCATTTATACTCTGGTTCTCAACCTCTATTAAAATCCATTTACTCATTTCTCTTACCTCCAATTCTAATGAAACACGCATTTCACGAGTTGAATAAAGGAATACATTTCCCCATCAACTCAGAATTATAGTAACCGTAATTGCCACCTTGTTCACTACACAATATTTCACTATGTTTATCACAAAATCCAGCAATCACTTTCTTATCTATATAATTACCTAAAGCCATTTTGTCTTTTGCAATCACATAACCATGCCACATTTTTGCTGTACTTCCACATATAATACACTTTTCCGTTTTTAAATGCTGCATAATATCACTCTACCTTTCCTAATGAAATATCCATTTATTGCATTTCTACAACTTTATACTCAATTAAATTACCTTCAATATTACACAATTTCCATGACTCACATTTTTCTTTGTATTTTAATGCATCATTTAATGCAATAAATGGTTCTGATAAACATGGTTTCCATTGTTGATGAATTTTACTTCTGTAATATACTCTAAACATATTAGTCTCCATGTCTATATATTCGATGTCATCTAATGTTACTGCTTCATCCGGTTCAAGATCATTTAACCATCGTAAATCATCTATACACGCATTCTCTAAATTTTCATGTATGTACTTAAGAACTGCATTTTTATCATTTGCTATATCCTTTGGTATAGCTAATTCTGAATCATATGTTGCAGTACAAGTTACTGTAAAATGTACCTTTGCCATACTCATTCCTCACTTTCATAACTTTCATATTCGTTTTTATCTTCTTGGTTACAAAATTCAATATCTCCACCTAATCCATGCAATAATGTTCTTTCTGCCTTTTTCATAGCCTCCTGTGCATTATGTGCTAATACTTCAATTCCAATATTATTGCCTGTCATATAATATGTTTTCATTTTATTTACACCTCCATTAGATATCTAGTTCATCTTCATTACAAACAGATCCGCACTGTCCATCTGATGTAAGAATTAAGGCTCTATAATCATTTCCTCTAAATGATGCTATGCCTTTGCCTTCTTCAATATATCCAATGCGTTCTCCATACATATCACCCGATGGTTGAAAGACAATTTTCATATCTTCATCATAGTCATCCAACATTCTTTTTAATTCACCAACTGTCATATTACTTGTCCTCGCTTCCTATTCCAAAAAATTCTTTTTCACAATCATCCATTTCATCCAATACATTTTCAAAATCCTCATCTCCGTTTATGCAATCTTTAAATCGTGTTGCCAATTCTTCAAGTCTATTGCGTCCCATATAATTACTCTCTGTTCGCAATCTAAAATAATCAACTGCCATCGCCAACGCTTCGGCTTGTGATAATGAAGAAAATTCACCAAAGTTGTAATAAGTACACGTCCATGCCCAACTTCCTTTTGACTTATTAAGTCCATTAACAACTGCATATTCTTTCATCCGTGAGCCACGAAGAATCAATGCGTATTCTCCACTTTCCATTATTAAATCATATACCATTTTAATTCCTCCTATTTTCTAAACCGTTCCATATTTAATCCAAGTTCCTTATTCAATCTCTGTGCTAATGCTCCATTGATTTCTTTTCCGTGATTAGGGAATGAGCAATGAATTGTGATTGTCTTATCCCAAATCTCATGCCCTCCGTTGCTCCGTTGAAGCCGGAAATTATTTGCCTTTAATGCAGCTCTAAATTCTCTTGTTGGTACTCCTGGTACTTTTGCCATGTGTATCACTTCCTTCCTATTTATATATACCGTGTGTTTTAATAGACCGTATAGCCGTTATCACAGCTTATGTATGTATATTCGCTTTTAGATTGCTTTTACCTTTGTGTTTCGCTTTACTGTCTTTTTCTTAGCTGTCAATGGAGATTCCATTTCGTAGCGAACAATTTCAGACAGATAATCAAAAATCTGTGCCTGTGTTTTATCCATGATATTATTGACGAAAAATTCTGTTCCGTTGCAATGTTCGACCAATGCCTGCTCCATCTCATCTACTCTACCTTCACAGTATGCATATAATGCTTTTAATGCACGAATAATCTTTGCTGTATATGCCTTGCCATTATATGAATCTGCGTATCCGTTCCAACCAAGCTTTCCAAGTAAACCAAGCATTGAATCGAGAAGTTCTGGCTTTGTCTTTGTGAATCCAATTCCATCGGAAATTGATGTTAATGTGCCAACTGTATTTGCTGTTTCATCATCTCCCTTGACCGCCACATTATGTTTGTGACAAATATCACGTAAGGCAATATATTCTGGTTTTCCTGCTGCAAGTGCGGCATGGTAAATATCCATCGGTTGCATTTTTGCTCTGTCTGTTGACTGACTCAAGAACAATTCAATTGCCTCTTCAAGACTACATTCCATTACTTCTACAACCACATCTTCTTTTCCTGCTTTGAATGCACCATAAATTCTGTGCTGTCCATCAATGCAAAGAAGTAATCCGTTACAAAGTAATACCTTCGGTTCATCCCACTTGTATGAATTGTAATTGTTACCGATTTCATAAGCTCTTGATAACTTGATCCGTCTCTGCCAATCTGGAATGTGAATGTATTTAGGATCGACAACCATAAGAAGTTTGTCACCAACCCTTGAATTATTCCGTGCTGCCTTTACCATATTTGCAATAAGCATCTTTTCTGTTTTGCCTATAAATCCATCTGCCTTCCGTGCTTCCTGCATTTCCTTTTCTGCATCCTTTGCCTTCAAATAAACTCTTTTACACATAATATTTACCTCATTCTTTCTAAAATTTTGCATAAAAAAAGCGACTACTTGTTTGCAGTCGCTTTTGCCTTCTTTTGTTCTGTTTTTGTTTGTCTGCCTTTACACTGTTCTGTCCGTGTATTTTCTCCGCATTCTTTGAAATAGATACAAGAAATACATGGATGTTTTACGTTCGCATTTCGCTTTGTCATGGCATCATCTCCATCATAAAATCATTTAATATCTCTTGCATCTGTTTAACTGTAAGCGCATTGTCTTCTTGAATCTGCGGATAGTTGCGATCCATATCTTCACAACACAATTTGCACAGTTCAAGCATTGTCCGTGTTGGGTTGCTTTTACGCATTGAATAATCGTATTCTGATTTATATTCGTATGCGTTTGTCGCAATTTCTTTTTCTGTATATACTTGACAATTCAGATTGTTAAAATAATCAGCAATATCATAAAAATCTTGGTATTCCATTTGCATTTCTCCCTAGTTCCATTCCTGTGTTGCCTGTTTATCTTTGTATGCATCTTCAATGTCTCTGATTGTGATGATTGGCATAGTAACAACCCCCTTCCTACAACAATGATGGTGCAAGCATAATTGTAATAATTACTGCTGCACATACTAATGCTTCGCCTAATTTCCGTAAATCTACAACTAATACAGGCGCTCCGTTTCTTAGTCTCCGTGTACATACCGTGTGTTTCATTTTGGCATTCCTCCTTTATTTTGCCTTCTCAAAGTTGACAGACCGTATCCGTAGTTGTGCCTATTGTCGCCAAATAAGCTATCCAGATACAGTCTGTATAGTTATGTTTGCCTTTACTTGTTGGCTTCGATTACTGTAAAGCCTGCGGATTCTGTTTTACGTACTTCCTCCTTAGACATTACCTGTGATCCGATGTAGTTTCCGTTTAATGTAATGATGTATGACATATTCAACAACTTCCTTCCTTTATTCTCCTATTTGGATTATTTTGATTTCAAAAAAATAAGAGCAGACATTTTCTACTCTTTGTTTGCGTTTTCGCTTATGTATTCCCATGCTTCAGATTCTGTAGGAAATCTGATGTGACATTCTGGAATATACCAGTCTCCATATTTTTGATATGGCATAATGTGCCTCCTTCCTATAAATCACGCAGATAGTTATTGTGTCTCCGTTCTGCATCGTACAAATTTGTATCAAATGCTGTGCGGATTGTTTCACCATTTCGGTTGACTGTTTCCGTTACATATCCGTTATTGCATGGATAAGTTGATACAAGATGATTGTGTTTTACTGTGCGTTTTGGCATTGTGTTTACCTCCTTTTTTTTGAATTTTGGGTATAAAAATAGCACCCTATCGGATGATGGGTGCCTTACTGTTTTGGTTGATACCAAACTAAAAATTCTGCATTTCCCTTTATTTCATTATCTACTCGTTTCCAATCTTTAACATGATCGTTATTCAAAATACAACGATTTGCCTTTTCTTCTGAATTGAATCTAACTAAAAGCATTATCACTTTCCCTTTCTAGTCACTAGATTTTATATTTGTTTTAATTTCTCTTGAAGTTCAGCTATTTGGGTTTCTAAATTCATTTTATGTTTATCATTATAGGAAGATGCAATTTTAGAATCAAATTTGATTTCCATTATATCGTTTGGAGTGCATTGTAAATATTCGCAGATCCTGCCTATGGTTTCCGTTGTTACAGCTCCATTATGCTTTAATCTAGTCAAAATACTTCCTGACAGATTAAGATCTTCACGCATTGTTTTTTGCATTATTCCTTTCTTTTTTAACATATCAAATAAACCTTGATAGCTAATTTCCATATTTTTATATGCCTCCAAATTTTATCATCTCCCTTCTATAATAACATATAATTTCAATTTTGTACAAGTTTATCTAGTGACTAGATATATTAAAGAAGTTTAATATTTATATCTATTATTTAGTATCTAGTCACTAGATTTTCCTTTTAATCTTCCATTCCAAAAAACAAATATGCGTAGATATTTCCCCTATATTCGCTAGGAATTTCCATTTGCCTTTGTATTACATCGTCAATGGTTTTGAATCCATTTTGGCGCAAATACTCTAATGTTTCCTTACGAACCTTTAAAGTTTCTATGCTTTGTTTTTTGACTTCATCGGGAACTTTTTGTACAATTTTAGACATATATAATGCCCTCCTTTAATTTTTAGGCACACTGTACCTATCTACAATGTTACCATAAAAACAACCTCCTTTCAATTTCCGTTTCGCTTCTGCTCATCGGTTACGGACTTACACCGTAAGACGGAAGACAGATTGTTAGTCTGCCTTGATGTAATTATCCAAAAGATAATGTTATTTTGCGTTCTGTATAAGTACGCAAGTTATTGTCCCAGACTGTACCTTCTGTATACGAATATGTACATGGTAAACCTTCACATTTTAAATCTGCAAGACATATATCCTTTAATGGTTTATTAGGCAATTCAATGTCTAAATTTGCTTTTATAAGTTGAGATATTATATCTTTTGCTTTATAGTTGCCTTCTTTGTCTGAATAAATTGTTGTTTGTATATTAAGCATGGTTGTACCTCCTATTTCTTGTATTCTGATCTTTTTATAGCAACTTCCTCTTACTTATAAAAACATATTGATAGCTGTACTGGACAACCAAAATCAATACAACTGACATCACGCACTTCTTCTGTGGAATCTTCTATATAATGCATAGTATGAGTATGTGATGGTAAATCTATTTCATGCAATATATTTATATTTCCTGTATTGATTTTATTTGCAAAATTATGTATTCTTGAACTTGTTAAATGCATAGCTGTAGCTGTAATATTATTTCTTCTCATCATAACATTACCTCCTTAATTATAAGATTGTATAAAATCGTGTAATGGATTCTTTGAACATTCGTAGTCTGTGAATGTTTTATCAGCACGGAAGTTTTCTTTGTCAAGCCGAATACCCGAACCGCCTGACTTGTGTTTTCTTGCATGATGCATCATATTTTGAATGTTTCGTATATGTCGTTCTTGTCTAGTCACTAGATTTTTTTGTGTATCCTCTTCTTTGAACCAGTGGCATTTTGTCCACCACAAACGCATAGTTGTAGCCCATTGACAGATATTTTGTGTGGTTTCTGAATCTTCACGTACTTTGATCCAGCATGTGCCATTAAATCTACGCAATTCTAATTCATTACCGTTCTCAGGCTTGCCGTGAACCGTGCAAAACCACCAACCGACAGAATCGCAGCCATACCATGCATTAAGTGGGATATGCTGATTCCAGATGTATTCATAGTTATTTTTGCATACTGAAATATTCATATTGCAATACCTCCTTGTTATATTATTTTTAAATCTAGTCACTAGACAACCCATATCAATATAATTATCTAGTCACTAGATTTAAAAGCATTAAAAAATCCGGATATATAAATATCCGGATAGCATTACAAAAAGGGCGGAATTTCACCGCCCCTAGTTAAATAGCGCGTTAGTCTGCTATCATGTTATCAGCAAGCCATTTTTCAAACGCTAATTTATTAACCTTGTATTCCTTGCCGTTATATGTCAGCGTTGCGACTTCTCCAGCTTCTTCTTTCGTGTCTGATTCTGTTGTTGTGGTTTCCTCTTCCTTGTTTTCGCCTTCAGTTTCTCCAGCTTCTTCTTTCGTGTCGGTGTCCTTTTTCGCCTTCTTTTCGGCAGTGTGTACCATATCTTCTAATGTTCTTGCAGACATTCTAAAAAGGTCGACTAACTGAATACCTTTAAATACTTCCGGATTGCGAAAAATTGCTATAATTTTATCATATGAAAACGGAAGAGAACCGTAGGCGAAGGTTGCAAAATAACCGTTATCAATTACAAGTCGCATAGCAATAACCCACCGTGAAATTGACTTGCTGGAACGGTTAACAAGTGTAATAAAATCTGCCTGCTTTGCTGGCTTTGCACATGTTGCTTCACCGTGTACAATACCCTTACAATCGGTATAGGTTGGAATTGTTACACCCGTACCATATGCACAAAGTAAAGCAATATTGAACACGGATTTTTCTACCATCGCCAACCGTGTGTTGACTTCGTTTAATACCTCTTGCGTGTCCATGCCGTTTACTACTACATCAATAATTGAATTACTAGCTGGAGTGCCAACTTTTACCATTGTTTCTTTCTTTGCTTCGTTCATGTTTTTTTCCTCCTTGCTTGCTACTGCTTCCTTGTTTGCTGTTGTGTTGTTTGTTGTGGTTTTTTTCATATTAACCAACCTCCTTATTTTTTAGTATCTAGTCACTAGATTTTATTTTTGTTTGTCTAGTGGACTAGATTTTTTTATATACTTCTTCCGCTGGGCTTATGCCCAACGTTTGAGTATAAGATACTACCTTTTAGCGTATTTGTCAATACCTTTTAAAGATATTTTTTTAAAAAATACGATATCATTATAAATCATAGCTAGCTATAATTTTTTCTTATAACTCAATAGACTATCTGTTATATATCAACTATAACACACGGAAAAATATAGAAATACCGTGGTTTTAGATGTGGGGGGTGGAAAAAACTGACAGCATGAACTGGAAAAGGCGCAGAGCCTATAGCTGATTCATCCACAGACTTTCTTCAAAATTATACCTTGCCGATATCTTCAAAATCCTCAACAAACTCAACCAAATCTCCCATTCCACCCTCTCCAAACCCCTTATCGCACCTCATATCGTCAAACACCACGAAAATCAACAAAAAATCCATTCAATAACCCCAAAATCCAAACTCAATCTAATCCAAAATCAAAACCACAATTCCAAAATCTTCCTTATTTATAAGCATTTTGACGATATCTATTTTCGCACCCTCTACATTCACTCACACACCCACATAAAGAGGGGGTATTCAAAAACTACACACAAAATACAAAACAAACAGAGAACAACCTATATAGAAACACTAAAAATAATTGTAAAACCAGGAGGACAACATATGAATACCTATTTAGTACCAACAACAGCAGCATATTGTTATGAACCTTATGATCATTTCTATCTTGTATATGCCACCACCCCACCAGAAGCATATCAGACAGCTTGCAATAATTTACAAGGAGAATATATACCTCAAGAATTGCCAGAATATGAATCATATCCATTCCAATTATATAAACCATATGATACCGCTACTTTTCCATTTCATAATTCAAAGAAATATGATATACTGACAGAAGCATTTAAAAATACAAAAGGAGCTGAATATATGTCATATTTTCAAGTAAACTGGAATGATTATATAGAAGATATAATTAAAATAGCAGATAAAGAAAATTGGTCTAATGATACATATCCTAATAATAAAATTCTTACAAATTATATGGTTCACACATATAAGAAATTATCTTCAGAAAAGAATATTGTTACTAATAATGAATATGCGCTATTTAATACAGGGCTATTTACAGAATTTTATCAACCAATATATGCATACCAAGATAAGAACGGATTAAGATTTCTCACATCGTATGAACTAGGTAATATAAACATTTCCGACAGACCACCGAGAGCAAATTATTTTGAAGATCCTTCGCTTTTACTTTTTGATTGGCATTACGAAATAAATATTAATTATAAACATATATTAAAAGATATTAATAATATTGAACGTATTCCTGAAAAATTAAAAGATAGTAAGAATATACTCAATAATCTTAATGGCTCAATAGAAACAATGAAAAAACGAGTGTCTGCTAATTACAAATTAGCAATACCACAATATTACGAAAATAAAATCCAATTATTACTTCCGCTTTGTTTAGAAGATGACACTACTCCATCACTAGCATTAACAGTAACAAAAGTAGGTAACTATTATCAAGGTCATACGTGTTTAACACTTGATATGGCATATAATAATGCTCGTTTAATTGCTAAACCAGAATCTAATTGGTTATCAATATAAAATAAATAATAGTTGCCATAAGACAGATGATTACTTTCGTCTGTCTTATTTTTATGTAAAAAAACAAAATCAAACAGAGAATATATAATCAGGCATTGAACAAAAAGACAAATATAATCTCTCTGATGGGAATCATGAAACAAGATATGTAACTATCTTCGATGACATACTTACATAATTCTTATACTGGGATTTAAGGAGAAAAACATATGATTCTGACTCAAATTTGAACGAAAACAGTTTCAAGGATAAAATACTTGCCTAAAAAATAAAAACGGAAAATTATGCCTTGAAACGCTATTTTAGCCTAATAATTTTTTACAGAATTAAAAAAACATAGAAAAAATAAGGAGAATTGATATATGAATAAAAATATTCCAAACGAAATACCAAAACATAAAAAGAACACAGGAAGTAATATATCAGACAGCGCAAAGAAAACAAAACATAAGCATCATTATGAAGAATGTCTTATACAATATAATTTTAGTTTTCCTGGTAAAGAGTCTCACGTTACAACTGATTTACAAAGCTATTGTATTATTTGTGGGAAAATAGGAAATAGATTCAATGCAAACAAATCTATTGTAAAGGATTATTATAGAACAACAAATTCTGTTTTAGGAATGTGCAGATCTGTGATTACAAGCCAAGAATTATACGACCGTTATCATAATAAAATACCAGTATTTTTTGTAGTGGATATTTATAAGAACAAATATGTTGATTTGAAACAAAAAGATGATTGAGATGGAGAATAAATAATTAGACCAACTAAAAACATTAGATAAAAATTTAAAGAGTAATTTATGAGCGTAGCGAATAAATTACGAATAGTCTGTCTTATTAAATAAGTTGTATATCTTCTTTCAGTTCAGTTTATGTGCAAATATGCACATGGAATTTCGCATATTTTAAAAAATCATGTGCAAAAATGCACCTATACTGAACGCTCGTGAACTTATTTTTTCTTTATTATCCAAACAGAGAATAATTTATTAGTACCATATAAAGGAGGAAAAATTTTATTGCAACAAAAAGAATATTTTACACGTTTTCCAAATGATTATATACAAGGGAATATTAAAACAAAATTTGGAATTAGTAGAAAGTTTTATATTACATATATCCTTATTGATAAATATAGATCTTACGAAAATTATAGTTGGATTACGATTCGTAAGGTATTAGATTTTTATGGGTATAAAACACATCGGAACAAGCCAAAAGCATTTCAAGAAATACTTGACGTATTAGAATATATGATAAATAACAATATGATCGAAGTGCAACAAGATTTAGATTCTATTGGATATGATACAGGAATTGAGATTAAAATAATTTCTGAGAATTTTGATCCATGTAAAGATTTTTCAAAACTTACTTCATCTCAATATGATTTCATAATGATGAATGAATCGTCTATTAATAGAGAGAATATATTAGTGGCTTTCTTATATATAAATTCTTATATTTACATACGACAAAAAGATAATAATGGCAACGAATTATTATCAAAACCTCAAGATAAACCTGAAGCATTCTTTAGAAGTATAGATTCTATGTCAAAAGAACTTTCCATGTCAAAAGATACAATTAACCAATGCATCCAATATCTCACTTCTTCTATTGGTGATAGAGAACCACTTTTAATAAAAAAGGAAGTTGGTAGTGTTCAACCTGATCCTAAAAAACCACCTAAAAATGTACCCAATATATATGTTCTTAATAATGAAAGATGTGAACAAGAAATAAAATGGGCTATTGAAAAAATGCTTGAAATTTATAAAGTTGAATCATTTGGAGAAATGAAAAATGGTAATAAACAGTAACCAAATAAGAGAATATACATATGTACCCATCAACGCAGCACTAAAGGAGCTGAAAAATTATGAATAAAAAATTTAACAAACAAAAAGGAGAACAAAAATTATTATATGAACAATTACATGAATCACATTATGCAAAATATTACAAAGATAAACCATAACACATATGGAGGATATATTACCGAATATGATTTTGATACAGATCATGCAAACGGTCATATTGTAGAGAATATCATCGCAGATTGGAAATTTGACAAAAGATGTAAAGAAAATACAGAGGCAAGAGAAAGGAGAATTGAACATGTTTAATTATAAGAATGAAGGTTACACTATTACTATCCCACTACCAGATAGCAAATATGATGTGGTATGTACATATATTCATGATCAAGAACTAGATCAATACAAGGTGTCAATGTGGCTGCATTGGGATACAATTGATGACAGATTTAAGATTGATGCACAGGAAATCGGAATGCAGTATGTTGCGAGTACAAAGAAGACTATTAAGACTGATATTTGTAAGCTTGTTGAAAAATTATATAACAATGGACGATTGGACAAATATATGAACTTGTATCAGTATACTTATGATTGTTTCGACATGGGAAATGATTCAGTTGAAAGTAATCGTGCAATGATGGAATACTATGACGAGAACTGATGAATATTATTTTACCAAGGCAAAGAATGTATCAACTTGTTCTGACTTTCATAAAACACACATTGGATGTATCGCTGTTTATCAAGGGCACGTCATTGCAGTTGGATATAATACCAACAAGACGCATCCAATTCAACAACATTATAATAAATATAGAGAGAATAATAACATAGGATGCTTTGCGGCAAAGCTTCATGCCGAAATCAATTGTCTTAATTCTATCCGTCATCTGGATATAAATTTCTCAAAAGTAAAATTGTATATATACAGAAGTCGTTGTGATCAGGAGTATGGAATGTCACGCCCATGTCCTAGTTGTATGGCTGCAATTAAGGATCTTGGAATAAGGCATATTTATTATACAACCAATGATGGGTTTGCGTATGAAAACATACGAGGGGAAGCGTCGTAATTAAGATATTATGTACTGATTATGGATTATGAATAATAAAGGAGAATAAATAAGTAAAATAATTATTAAAGGAGGAAATTGATGCTTACGGCAAAAGTTGGAAACGAAATTATAAATTGTTATGATGGAACACATACTTACGAAACTTTAAAAAAATGGAGCAAGAAAAAAATATTAATATGTCCTGTATGTAATAAACCATATGAATATTGTCATGGTAAGGTTATTGATTCATATTTTAGGCATAAAGACAAGAAACAATGTGAAAATAAATATTCTGAACCAGAAACAGATGAACATATAAATGGAAAACGTGATTTATACGAATGGATTAAGATGCAATGTGGAATAACAGATGTTATTCTTGAAGGTTGGATACCAGAAACTAAACAAAGACCAGATATTATGTTTAAATATAACGGAATTCCATATGTTATTGAATATCAATGCACACCTATAGCATCAGAATATTTAGAAAGGCATGAATTATACAAAACAGCAGGAATTAATGATATTTGGATTTGTGGAACAGATAAGTATTTTGGTGTAAATAAGAGGTTAAATGTATTAGAAAAAGAATGTAGAATTTATTATTCTCCCCAATATAAATACTTTTATAAAATGGAAGATTTGTCAGAAAAACAGATCAAAAATATTCAAAGGATAAGTTTATATAGAAGACATTTAACTAATTATTACAGGATGAAAATGTATTATACAAGAGAATTTCATTTAATGATGAATGTATATGATTATAATAAAAATTATAAAAATTATATATTAATTAAAAACACATCTAATAATTATCAATGTATTGGTAGTCATTATCCTTCTCCAACTGGAAGACCGTCAAATAAATATCCATATCCAGTTAAAGATTATGCTTTTATAGGCAATTATTCTTATGCATCTTGTTACTATTTGCCATATATAAAATTAAAGTCTATCGGAGGAAATGAAAATGAGTAAACACTTAACATCACAGAGATATGTGTATAAAATTCATTCAGCCAGATTGAGAAGAAAACAATGGAAGTTAAATCTTTCAATAAATACTGCAAGAGAAAATAAAGAGTTAATTGCATTAAGTGAAAGTCAAATCCTAAGATGGATAGATGAATTAAATGGAATTAAAGATTCAGAACTTCATATATCTCACATCAAATCTCAAATTAAAAAGTTAAAGAAAGAAACCAATCTTGCTATATCAAGACCAAAAATCAAAAAATTATATACAGAATTAGACAATTATCAATTTAAGAAAGATTATGTCTGTGTAGTAATCGACAAAGAAAAGGATTTCCACTACATTTATAAAAATGGCTTTGAGATAAATGGTATTAGGTATAAATGGTTACTTGGTACAACAGGGGGAGTAAAAAATAATACCATTGTATTTATTAATGAAAAACTTCTCCCTGAGATAAAAAAGAGAATTAATAACGGACGAGATATGTTAATGAAATTCGCTCCTGCAAAGCTTGAAGCCTATATTGCTTTAGTGTGTAGCTCTTCTACTCCTGTTTCAATGCCGAATGGTGTCGTTGTAGTCCACGATTGTATTACTCATTTTAAGTCGGATATTGTTGAATTAGATGATACAGGATTAGCCCAGCCAAGTATGAAATTCATAAAAGATAAAGATATTGAACTTATAGACAGTGATGGGTATGGACTAGCAATGCCTAATCTTATGAAAAGATGGGGAGAAGAAATTGGGGAAGATTTCTTATTACCAGGTTGTGTAATACGAAATTCGTTCTGTAAAGGTGCAATATTTCCAATTGATTTTCAAAAATTTGCTTCAGATAACGGCTTTGATAAGATTACAGATGTATGGGGAAATACATATAAGATTAATGAGGTTGAACTCATTTTAACAGAGTCAATGTTAAAATTATGGGATTCTTATTCTTCTGTTGAGGAATATTTTAGAAATTGCGAAGAGAATAAATATACGTTTGCAATTACAAAGTCTTCAGAGGAAGAATTAGAAAATGTAAGAACTATGAATTATCAGTTTTTGCAAAGTTATGCTTTTACAGATGAGCAGATTGATGAACTTATTGCTCCGACTGTAAATGAAATAAAAGATATTTTATCAGATGATTATAGAAAAACAATTCTTTATACAAAAGGAATTGGATTAAATAAGAATAATGTCCAAAATCTTGACAGTTCTTTCGCAACTGCTCTTATGATCGAGCCATCTATGACACAAGATCCGTATATCAAAAGTCAAATTTATTCCATGATAAGAAAAAGAATAGACGAAGCAAAAGTTGGTGTTTTAAAAGTACCTGCCAATTACTCTCTTGTTTCAGGAGATCCGTATTCGTTATGTCAGTCAATGTTCGGTATGACTGTCACTGGATTATTAAAAGCTGGACAAGTTTATTCAAAATATTGGATTGATAAAGGTGTTACTCAAATTGTCAGTTTTCGTGCGCCAATGACATCTCATAATAATATTAGATTATTAGATGTAGTACACAACGAAACAATGGACGAATTTTATAAGTATATGACGACTCCTACTATTTTTAATAGTTGGGATACATGCGCAGATGCGATGAATGGTTTCGACAAAGATGGGGATTGCGTTATCAATACATCATTTCCTATTTTAGTCGAGAATACAAAAAGACTTCCTGCTATTGTGTGTGTTCAGAGAAAAGCTCCAAAATGTGTTCCAACAGATGATGATATTATGAAATCGAATATCAATAGTTTTGGTAATGCTGTTGGTGGAGTAACTAATAAAATCACTTCAATGTTTGAAGTTCAAGCGAAATTCCCAAAAGGTAGTCGTGAATATAATATTCTTGATTATAGAATTAAGTGTGGACAGCTTTATCAGCAAAATGCGATTGATAAAACAAAGGGAATTGAGGCTAAACCTATGCCTGATACTTGGTATAATTGGATAGCAAATAAACTTTCCAAAGCTAAAGATTCTGACACAAAGAAAGATTTTTGGGTAAATAGGAAAATAATAGCAGACAAAAAACCATACTTCATGCAATATATTTATCCATCTGAAAGAGCCGAATTCAATAACTACAAAAAGAAAAATAATGAAAAATGTTTAATGCGTTTCAGAATTACGTTGGATGAATTGCTGCAAAAAGAGAATAAAACAAAAGAAGAAGAACGTTTTGTGTATTGTTATTACGATCGAATGCCATTAGGTAATGCACCATGCACTATTAATAGAATATGTTGGAAAATTGAAGAATTATTTGATAATCAGTATTATGCCACAGAATCAGATTTTGATTATTCTATTTTAAAAAGCGATGCTGAATATACAAATAAGATTTATAACAAAATCAAGAAAATATATGAAGTATATAAAAAAGACATTCAAAATTATATGCTTTATGCCAAAAAAGAAAGATTGAAATCAGATGAGAAACAGATTCAGAAATATCTTTTAAAGGAACAGTTTAGAGAGAAATGTTTGAAAGAATGTCCTAATGAAGATGAGCTGTGCAATATTGTTCTTGATTTATGTTATACAAAATCCAAAAATAGTAAACAATTTGCATGGGATATTTGTGGGGAAACTTTTATAAAAAATCTTTTGAGAAGAAATGGATATAAAATATCATATCCTGAATTAGATGAAGATGGTGATATAGAATTTAATGGTATGCATTTTTCTATGAAAGAAACTGAAATTAAAGTGACTATTGATGTGGAGGATGATGAATGTCAGTTATATTAAATGAAAAGGAACAGGCAGAGAAAATAATTGAGAAAGGTGAAGTTGGTAACAAACCAACTTCTACTCTCTTCTTATTATCTAAATATTATAGACAAGAAGAAAAACTTGGAGAAAAGAAAACGGCTCAGAAGTTAAATGAGTTTATGGAGAAAAATTATAAAGGATATAATGAAGCTTTATGGGAAGACATTATTGAAGATATTTCAAAAAAGGGTAAGAAGTATCTTTTACAAGAAATTAAGTCGATTAATATTACAAAAAGTGAGCTAGATAAAATTGCAAGCGTAGAAAATATAAAGTATAAAAAATTGTTATTTACGATGCTGTGTTATGCAAAGCTATATAATACCTTATCAGATACAAATAATGGATGGGTTAATACAGAAATTAAAGAGATTTATAAAGTTGCAAGAGTGACTGTTAAATATAGGAATGATAAGTTCTTATATTTAAATGATCTTGAGAATACTGGACTAATCTCTTTTTCTAATAAAAATGATAATCTGAATATGAAAGTTAATTTTATAGATAATGATAGCGAGGTTGTATTAAAGATTAAAGATTTCAGAGAACTTGGTTATGAATATCAGAATTATATTGGCGATGGTAAATTTATTCGATGTTCTGAATGCGGTAGACTTGTTAAAAAGAAAAGTAACAAAGACAATTCTACTAAATATTGTTTATCGTGTAAAAGATATAAAAAAAATGAACAAAATAAAGAATATTATAGAAAAATTGCAATTTAATATAGAATTTAGGAAAAGCAAAAAGTCTTAAACCCCTTGTAAATAAAGGGATTTGCGATATTACGTCCGATTTTCTTATTATGTATAGTAATAAGAGAATAACAAATGAAATCAGCTTTTCTTAACTACAATATTGTTTTTATACAATATTAAGCATCTCTGTACTGTGTACGGAGAATATATAATTAGCCGAAAGGCAGTAAATTATTTCGTCTAATACATGGATATAAGATAGTTGCTGTGATTCCATGTGAAAAACTTGTGCATGGTGTGGAAAACCAGTTCAGTTCAGCAAGCGAGACTGTACCAATGCATTTCTGTGGAAGTAAATAATCTATCAAAGATAATGGCGTTTATAAGCAGATTAATAAGAAATATAATTGAATAATGAATATATAATTATAGTTATTGGAACTCAGTGAAGATCGGTTTAATCACCGTGCTGAGAGCATGTGAATGTCGGCATATTATTATATGGGATACTTTATAGTGGTGTGCTTCGAAATGTCGTGAGACATCTTAGAATACTGTGGAAACCACTAAAGGCAAGCATGTGTACTAATAATAAGCGTAGTAAAAAGTTCTGTTCTCATCGCTGACGTAATAGAGAGTTGCACTGCAATGCTGAACCCTGATGCCTATGAGATGGTAACTTATAGGAGGTAAGTAAGGGAATACCAAATAAGTCAGTTCTGCCGTGAGTGTAAAGAAATTTGCACAATAAGATGAGTTGCAGGAAGTAGTAGTCCAAGGTAGTCATTTTTAATTCATTATAGAACAAAACTATTAACGATTCTGAATGATGGACGAGGCTTGCGGATAACCAATTCCGTATGCACTATGTTGGGTGTTTCCCATAGCACAAGAAGTATATATGCGACGGTGTGTATGCTCAGACTTGTGTTTGCATTGACTGAATATTAGTGCGTCTATTAGAAGTAGCCCGAAGGGGTGCAGTTGCTATAATTATATATTCATTATTTCGATTTTCTCAATACCCCTCTTTCCATTGCCGATGGCTGTGCTTTCTTTCTGATTGTATAGTCATCGGATTTTTCTAATTTTGGCTAGTAGAACAATGGTAGTTCAATTCCCCGTTAAGGAAAAGGTTGTAGGTTCGAGCCCTACTTAGTCAGCTACTCTCCTGCTATTTAGCAGGAAAAATAAATCAAAGGATGTGAAAATTATTAAACAGATTTCTAAAAATGAGGTCGAAAAGCTATTGTCTGAAGGTGTAATCCTCAATACAAAACATGGATATGTTGATCGTAAAGGTGAACATATAGGTTACTACAAGACGTGTGGAAATAAGCGTTACATCGAAGATAGATTTGTTAAGTAGGTTCTGCCTATGAATGAACAAGATTTCGCAATTGATAAGCTACAAGATGGAACATTTCGAGTAACACGTACTGACATTGAAGGTGATTATCATACACATATGAAAAGTAAACAGTTAGCGAAGACAGTAATATATAATATATGTAATGGTAAAATTCCATTAAATACACGAAACTATACTCTGATTAGTATGTATAGATTAAGTAATGATGTGAAATATCGTGATAAAATTCAGGAAATATTGGACACTCGAAAACAAAAAGGTAAAAAAGATAATTATTATAATCCTAGCAGATATAAGTCTGGTAGGAATTTTTAATGTTATGGAGGAATTAAAAGGATGATTAAGATCACAGAATCTCAGGAGAAAATTACTGCTCCGAAGAAAACAATTAAATTAGAAAATATTTCTGTAAAGAATTTAAAGATTGTAGACGTAGAAACTGGTGAAGATCTGTCTCAACAGGTAGTTGACGCAATTCCATTTGAAGCAATTGACTTCAAGATTACATTTGAACTTCCTAGCGAATATGAAGAATAGAGAGTAGGTGGAAACTATTACAACCTATAAAAGATTTGATGGAGAATCAGACGAAGAACTCGTCTATAGAATATGCGAACATAAAGATCAGGTAGGTTCTTGGCAGGATGTTGCAAATATAATCAATGAGCTTACTGGTAATGATTATGGTGAAAGCACCTATCGTAAAAAGTATCAAGCATTTAAGAAAATGTTGGATGCCAACCAGTCAAAATTTGTTGACTCTGATGCTCAGTTAAAGGAAATTGAAGTTCAGAAACGTGAGTTAGAACGAAAGAAGATTCAATTTAGAGACGAACGGAATGCTTGGCAAAAACAGAATTTTACTGACGCTAGAGTTGAAGAAAAACTTGACAAATTAGAATCTGAACTTGTCTCTCTTGGCAGAACAAATTTCAATAAACATGATAATGTTTCTATTAATTCTGATAATGATATGCTAATTATTTTAAGTGACTTACATATTGGTCAGACGTTTAATTCTATATTTGGTAAATACAACACAGATATTGCAAAAGACAGGCTTAATCAATTATTAAATGAAGTAATTTCTATTCATCAATTACATAAATCTAAAAACTGTTATGTAAGTCTTCAAGGTGATCTTATTTCAGGTAATATTCACAAGTCTATTCAAGTAACAAATAGAGAGAATGTAATTGAACAGATAAAAATTGCCACAGAGTTAATATCATCATTCTGCTATGAATTATCTTTATATTTTGAGACAGTATTCATGTCAAATGTTGCAGGAAACCATACTCGTATGGATCGTAAAGATGATGCAATCCATGACGAAAGATTGGATGATATTATTAGTTGGGCTGTTGAACTGTCTCTGAAACACATTGATAATTTTCATGTGTTGCACAGAAATATAGATACTGGAATTGCAGATATTTCAATTAGAGGAAAATCATATATCGCTGTACATGGTGATTATGACGGATTTAATAAATCTGGTGTACAAAACTTATGTTTAGCACTAGGGTTTGTTCCATACGCAATTACTTATGGACACTTGCACGTATGTTCCGTGGATGAAACAAATGGTGTAAAGATGATTCGTGGTGGATCACTTGCAGGATGTGGGGATTCATATACGATTGAAAAGAGATTAACAGGTAAACCGTCACAGATGGTTTGTATTTGTACAGATAAGGGTGTAAAAGCCTACTACCCTATTGAATTAAATTAAAATACTAATTTCAATCAAAAACAGTTGCAAAGTCAAAATGCAAATAAAAATGATTGCTATTACATGACCAGAATCCGACTGGCATTTAACAAACGGAAATAACCTATGGTTAATTTGGCTGACGAAGCCGTATGCGAGGGAGTGGACTCATTATAGCCGCTACCCTCTTTTATTATTATTTCGGCAATAAAATAAAAAATTGCCAAAAGATATAAAAATATTAAGGAAAGAAAAGGAGTTTAAAAAAACATGAAAAAGGATATTATGATTAAGGAAGTTTCAGAGAGAGCTACAGATATTATTGCTACAGAAGGTAAGAAATTCACAAAGAAGGAAGTTGAAGCCGTTATCAAAGCTTATGTTGATTGTGTATTTGATAATCTTGCGGATAACAAGACAGAAAAGATTCCTCTTCCTGGCGTTGGTAGCTTCTCAGTAAAGCATGTAGCAGAAAAGTCTGGTGTTGCTGCACTTGCAGGTGGTAAAGCTTGGTCAGTACCTGAACATGATGAGATCAAGTTCTCTATTACTAAGTCAGTTAAGACACTTGCGTAATCAAGGGTGGTGACAAAGATTGAAGACTTTCAATTTTGAAGATAAATATAATTTTGTTGAATATTTATATGATACTTACGAAAAATTATTTATGAATACAAAAGAAAAGGATTATTCAAGAATTTTAGTGGTTGCAAAATATAATGTGATGATCGAGATTCTAAATTCTCTTCTAAGAAATCCAAATTATAAGTTAGTGTCTTGTAATGACCTAAATCATCCTTACTGGGATGGTTACGATGATGCTTTTGTGCTTACTATTGATTCGGATATGACTATATGGGTACAAGCGGCAAAATGCAATGAAGATACTTACATTTATACAGATACAACAGATATTGTATTTGTTCATGGTGATGTAAATTCAAGTTTTGTAAAACAGAATAAAGATTCTAAATGTATTATGCGTGAATTTAATATTACTGAGATTGATGAATCTGAGGATGATTATGAAGATGATGGATCTCTTGAAGATGCTAAAGTAACTTATAAGGTTAATGGTAAAAAGGTATCTAAAGATGAGTATGATCAGGCTATAAAAAAGTTTGATGAAGATTGGGATGATATTAATAAGAGTATAAATTTACATCATAATAAGTATTCTGATAATAAATATAGTTTGAGAAAGAAACCATATTTTACTGGTAGCATTGATGATATTGCTAGTTTGTTATGGTGGGATTTATTCAAATGTTAATATAATTTGTTAATTGTAACATATTTTTTGTTAATGTTCTAAATTTATGTTATTAGTGACATATTTGGCGTTTTAATGTTGATTTAGGGGCTAAAAAAAATATGTCTTGTAAGAGTGTGTGGTGTATGCTGCACACTCTTTTTGTATGGGCGAGATTGGTCTTTGTGAGGATCGTAACCTCAGTCGTCCACTTTTGATAAAGGTGCGAATGCACACTCATAACTAAAGTCAGGAGTAAGTGAGCATTTATTATGAAGAATATTATATACGAAAGGAAGTGAGATTTGATGGGTAGAAAAATACAGCATAATAATATTGTTACTGATGAGTTATTGGCTCAGTGTAATAAAGAAAATATAGAATTAGGAAATGATTTTTTGGATTATCTTCGTTCAGTGGATAGATCTCCGAATACAATTAATGCGTATAGGCGTGACCTTTTTATTTTTTGGGTTTATCTACTTCAGCATTGCGATAACAAATTCTTTATTGATTTATCTAAGAGGGATATTGCTCGTTATCAGAGTTTTTGTCTTACTGAATATAAATGGTCGCCAGCTAGAATGCGTAGAGTAAAATCTACTCTCTCATCTCTTTCAAATTATGTAGAAGCTATATTGGACGATGAGTATGAAAATTTTAAACCAATTATACGCAAAATTGAAAATCCTGCAAATGAGAAAGTATTCACTAAAACTGTGTTATCTGATGAGCAAGTGCAGGGAATGCTTGATTATTGGGTTGAAAAAGGTAAGTATGACAAGGCTTGTATTTTAGCATTAGCTGCATTTAGCGGTAGACGTAAGAGTGAATTACCACGATTCAAAGTGTCTTATTTCGATGACGAAAATATTATATATGGTTCTTTATATAAGACACCTGAAAAGATCCAAACAAAAGGAAGAGGATCACGTGGAAAAATGTTAGTGGTATATACACTTGCAAAACCGTTTAAGCCATATTTTGATTTGTGGATGAATTATAGAAAAGAACATGGAATTGAATCAGAATGGTTATTTCCAAAGAAAGTAAATGGAGAATATATAGATGAACCTATGGATTCAAGCACTCTTGACAGTTGGGCTGATACATTCAGCAAACATTTAGGAGAAGACTTTTATTTCCATAGTCTTCGTCATTTCTTTACCACCTCTTGTTCTCGAAGTGGTCTTCCAGATGATGTAATTCAAATGCTAGTCGGTTGGAATTCGCTTGATATGGTTGCAGTGTACAAGGATATTGATGCAGATGAGCAATTTGCAAAATATTTTGCTGATGGAGAAATAAAACAAGTAGAACAAAAATCACTCTCTGATTTGTAGACAATGCCGATGAAGCTTTCGTCTAATTCCCTCTTGCACCACACAATTTTATGTGTTATAATACAAATCAAGAAAACAAGCAATTATCCGTTAGACGGTTTAGAGCCTATATGTGGTGTGTAGGCTAATAAATTTTATATCTATTAACACAAAAATAACCGCTATTTAGACTCATGGCGGTTATTTTTGTGCATCTTTTTATCTATAAATCGTACTATGTATGTAGCAATAATGCTACCTACAATTCCGATTATAAGTGCAACTAAAATATTAATAGTTATCGTCCTCCTTTCTAATTATTTCCTGAAAGGATTCTATTCGAACAAAGTATCGCTACTTTGGAACGACTCTAAACCGCCTTTTACCATCCCATCTAGCCTTAAATGAAATGTTGAATAATCGCTTGTCCCTCATATTATATCATCTATGACAATTCATGTCAAAATATCCAAAAAATAGAGAATAATACAATATAAGCTGCTTACGCTTCATAAGAGTAAGGGCGGTCTATCAATTCGTTGATAGATTTTTACAAAAGAATTTTCTGTAGGATACAGAGAATAATATATTATCCATGTCATCAGCATGATTGGAACATGCGTCTCACTGATGGGGGAGAGGATTTTGGTTCGATTCCGAAGTGGCGTTGCAACTTGATAATACAATTTCAGAGAATTTTCAATATTCTCTTTGTCTTGTCGGCTGACTGGTAATCAATCGGCAGTAGATCTTACCAATCTATACAATAAGGAGAGGTCGCTACTCTCCTATCATAGCGGAATGACGAGCAATGGAAGCTCACTTGGCTCATAATCAAGAGTATGCAGGTTCGAGTCCTACTTCCGCAATTCGAAATAAAATAATAAATTTTAGAAAGGATGATACATAAATAATGACATATAAAATTTTGATCAAAAATACACAAACGAAATTAAAAAATCTTTGGGAAATATATGGAACTACTTCTACTACTGGTAGCGTAGTCACATTTACTGAATATTCAACTGATGATGTAACTGAGCTGCAAAATAAAATTGCTGAATTAGATAAGACAATTGGTTTTGAGAATATTCGTGTTATTGCAGATGTGACATACAATGTTGGAATAACCGTAGATGAGATTAAGGTAGATATCACCGATCCATCCGAACCGTAATATAATTTTCGTGCGGTAAACCTGATACCAAAACCTATTTTTGGGATGCATACGAAACTTAGGTGTGCAAGCTCAACACTTACTACCGCCCTATACAGTTATAATCAGTTTGGCGACTGATTGATAAAGAAAGAGTCATTTCATGTGTTGAGATGGCTCTTTTGTTATATACGTCTTTAGTTTAATTGGTTAGAATATCAGACTCCAAATCTGAGAGATGTGGGTTCGACTCCTACAGGGCGTGTTATAAGTGTCAAGAATTTGCACTTTCAATATAATTTTATGTTGCTTTTGTTTATCTAACATGCAATAATTGTTATATGGAGGTGAATATTATGGCGTGGAATTTTACAGATATGGCTTCTGCCGAAGAAATTATTGAAAAAATTGAAGATGGAGAAATTTCTAATTCTGCAACTGCATATGGTTTATTGGGAGAAATAATGAATGCTTTTCCTGGAACATGGATTGCAGACAAAGCAAAAGAGTTACGTGACAACTTGTAAAAAATATTGTAAAGATTATTTGAAAGAGATCAGTAATAATACTGGTCTCTTTTTGTATTTAAAAAGAGAATAAATATATAGCCAATTATGAGAGGATTGTTACTGTTTCGATTGCAGATAGTTGGATTATGGAGTGAGAAGCTGAAGAAGTCATGAGCTTCAGTATAGTAGATACTCGCACTACTCTCTCACTCTATTTTAATTGGCTTGCGAGTGGAAAGCGAGAAATGATAAATATGAGTAATTACAAACGAAACGAAGAAAGTAAAAATGAGAATTATGATGGTGGAATTTATTGTATCACAAATAAAATCAATGGGAAGAAATACATTGGTCAAACATATGATTTAAAATTCAGATGGCTGCACCATAGAAGTGATTTACGTGGTAACAGACATCATAACAGACATTTACAAGGTGCTTGGAATAAATATGGAGAAGATAATTTTGAATTTTCAGAATTAGAAAAATGTCCTTTAGAGTCACTTGACGAAAGAGAAATATATTGGATTAAGTATTATGATTCTCAAAATCAAGAACATGGATATAATCTAGCAGATGGTGGTTTAGGTTGTCGTGGATATAAACATACAGATGAAGAAATTGCTAAAATGCGAATGATTCAAAACCCTGAACCGATTCTACAGATTGATCTTAATGGAAATATTTTAAATGAGTTCGTATCTGCTGGTGAAGCTGGTGATTATCTTGGGAAAGATTCTGTTTGTGGAATTAAAAAATGTTGTGATGGAAATAAGTATAAAACGGCATATGGCTATATATGGATTTATAAAAAGGATTTAGATAAATTTAAACTCGAAGATCATATTATTATACATAAAAATGACACACCAGTTTCTCAATATTCTATGGATAATAAACTTATTAAAAGATGGGATTCTGCAAAATTGGCTTCGAAAGATATAAAAGGAAGTGCTTCTGAAATATTAAAAGTATGCACTGGTGAACGTATTTCTTACAGAAATTATATATGGAAATACACATGTAATGAAAGTTTATATGACAAGACAAGAAAATCTATAGAAAAAGAATTAACCGATAAGAAAAATAATGAAACTCTTACGATACTACAATATTCTCCGTCTGGTGATTTAATCCAAAGATGGAATAACGCAGTTGAAGCATTGTCGGAAGGACATGATGATGGTTCTATAAGATCGTGTTGCAATGGTAATATGACATGGTATCATGAATCTCTTTGGTTATATGAAAAAGATGAAAAATTATTAAATGAAAGAATAGATAAATTAAAACATTCAAAACTAAAAACAATTCCCATTCTTCAATATGATATAAATGAAAATCTAATAAAAGAATGGTCATCGGTAAATTCAATTGAAGGATTTTCAAATTATGGAATAAATAAGTGTTTAAAGAATAAAACGTATATCCATAAAAATTATATATGGAAATATAAATATCCAGAACTAGCTTATGTGAGTTAGTTCTTTTTTATTGGAACAAAAGGAAAGAAGGTGAAACAATGGCTAAAGTTTTAGAACCAATTTCAGATACTGAACTAAAGAAAATTACAGTTGTGAATTTGCGAAATGAATATAAAAAGCTTGCAAATTTCTATCAGCGTATTATGAACAATGAGCTAATATATTGTAGCCATTGTGGACAATGGAAAAGTGCAGCAACATTCTACTCTTCTAAGGCAAGTCCTGATGGTATTGAACATTATGCTTGCAAAGAATGTATATTAAACGAATGTACTGACTATGACAAAAAAAATAATATACGAACTGATAATCGTGAGAAAACCATAGAAACATTTAGAAGACTTAATTGGTATTTTGATGAAAATGTTTACAATGAACAGTTACAAAAACTCTCTGAACAAACAGGAGAAAAAATAAGAAGCACTGCTGTTCAACAGTGGATTGTAATTTGTAGAAGCCTAAATGATTATAGTCAAAAAACTTATAAAGATTCGGTGTTCTCGATAGATGATGAATCAATGCCTGAAACAAATACAAGGATTGTCCAAAAAACACTCAAAACAGCAAGAAAAAGATTTGGAAATAATTATACCAATGAAGAACTTATGAGGCTTGAAACGGAATACTTAGATTGGACGACACGTTATGCCTGTGAAAATAAATCTCAGGAACTTTTATTTAAACGAGTATGTTGTAAGGAACTTGAAATAGATAATGCTCAGAAAAATGGCAAGGATACAAAAGATTTAGATGCTACTTTACAGAATCTGCTAGGAAGTTTAAATATCAAACCTAATCAGAAAACTGCATCTGAATTAACTGATAATCTTACATTTGGGCAACTTATTGATAAATGGGAACAAGAAAAACCAATTCCAGAACCAGAAGGTGAATTTAAAGATCCTGATAAAATTGGACTCTTGATTGATGTATTCTTTAAAGGGCATCTCTCTAAAATGATGGGATTGAAAAATGCATTTTCTTCTACTTATGAGAAGTTCATTTCTAAATATACTGTCAAAAAGCCTGAGTATGATGAAGATACTGATTCAGAAGCATTATTTGATAAAATCTTTGGTCAGAAAGCTGAAGAGGAGGTATAACTTATGCCTCAATTAAAAACTCAGACTGAGATAGAAAAAGATAAACAACAAAAGATAATGGAAACTGTTGCTTGGAGAGCAGGATATTATCGTAACAACCCACATAGGTATGTCATTGATGTACTGGGATTGTCTCTTAAGTGGTTTCAGCAAATTCTCTTGTGGTGCATGATGCATTACAATTTTGTTATGTATCTTGCAGCAAGAGGTCAAGGAAAAACATATCTTACCGCCCTCTTCTGTTGTGTAAGATGTATTCTATTTCCTGGTACAAAAATAGTTGTTAGTTCTGGTACTCTAAAACAGGCTAACGAAGTCTTGTTGAAAATACAAGATGATTTCATGAAACAATCTTCCATATTACGTTCTGAAATAGAAAAATGTAATATTGGTCAAAATGACGCTTCTATTTATTTCAAAAATGGCTCATGGATAAAAACAAGAACAAGTTCGGAAAATAGCCGTTCAGCTCGTGCAAATTGCATAGTTGTGGATGAATTTCGCATGGTTGATGAAACAGTTATCAACACTGTATTGCGTAAATTTTTAACAAGTCCAAGACAGCCAAAATATTTACAAAAACCTGAATATGCTCATATGCAAGAAAGAAACAAAGAAATATATATGTCCAGTGCATATTTTAAAAGTTCATGGGCTTATAGAAAAGCACAAAGTTACACTCTTAATTTCTTTGATGACACAAAAAAATATTTCATATGTGGATTACCTTATCAGGTATCGGTACGTGAAGGATTACTCTCTCGTTCTCAGCTTGAAGATGAAATGAGTGAAGCTGATTACAATGAACTTGTTCAGCAGATGGAAATGGAATGCCTGTGGTTTGGTGATACAGATGGTAGTTTATTTAAATTTGATGAATTAACTGCTCGTAGAAGACTTCGTAAAGCATTTCCACCATTGAGTTTCTGCAATGACAAAATAACAATTCCGAAATTAACAGCTACTGGTAAAAGAATACTATCTATTGACGTTGCTCTTATGCAATCTACGAAAAAGAAAAAGAATGATGCTTCTGCTATTTTTATCAATGACTTAATTCAAGTAAATGATACTGCATATCAATCAAATTTCGTATATAGTGAAACTTTTGAAGGTTTGAAAACAGACGAATTAGGAATGATTGTTATGAAATATTTTTATGAGTATCAATGTACAGATTTAGTTTTAGATACAAACGGAATAGGCTTGGGAGTATATGATTTTATTACCAAGGATCAAATTTGTCAAGAAAACGGTAAAAGATATCAGGCAATGACTTGCATAAATGATAAAGATATGGCTGAACGATGCAAAGTTCGTGATGCTAATAAAGTTGTTTGGTCTGTAAAAGCTAATGCTAATTTTAATAATGAGATATGTGTATTGCTTAGAAATGGTATACAGAATGGAAAAATTAATTTTCTTATTCCTGAACAGGATGCAGATAGTTCATTAAAAGAAACATATAAGGGATATTTCAAAATGTCTCCAACAGAGCAAGCAAAATTGAAAATGTCTTATATACAAACAACGTTTGCCGTTTACGAATTGATTAAATTGGATCATGAAGTTAAAAACGGAAATATCAAGGTTAAAGAAGTTGAAGGTATGAGGAAAGATAGGTATTCTTCTATTGCTTATTCTTATTGGTGTGCTTGTCAATTGGAATTAAAATTAAAACCTAAGACACAGAATACACAATCATTAGTCAACAAACTTCCAATCCGTCAAGGCAAAAGATTTTCAATGTTTAATTAAAGGAGGTGCATTAACGAAAAATGCCAAGAACAAAGAAAGCGGATGCTAATGCACCTGCTATAAATACAACTAAGAAGACGAATAATACGTCCTCTTCTACATCAAAACAACCTACGGCTGCTGAGATGAAAGAATTTTACGAAAAAAATAAACGTAGGATTGAAAATTTTGATGCAGCAAACGAAGCGTTTACTAATTTTAGAGATACATCAAAATCTACTACCTACACTACTATTAGCAATTTTAACAAAGAAGACCTTAGAAATTATTTACAGAATATCACTTCTAATGAGGTCAATTTACGAAATTTATCAAGATATCTTTATTATCGTTCACAAGTATATTTCAGATTAATTGCATATAATGCGAATATGTTTTGTTTAGATGCGAGAACTGTTATTCCCGATTATGATTTGGTTGAAGATAATGATAAAGATGCGATGGTAAAATCATACAATGATACGCTAAAGATTCTTGATAAAATGAATTTACAGTATGAATTTCTCAAAGCATATATGACATGTTTTAGAGAAGACGTATTTTATGGTTGTTATTATTTCAACCCAGAGTCAGATGGGAAAACGCCATTCTTTATTCTCCCACTTCCAGCGGATTATTGTAGAATTTCTGGTGTATATACAGACACAGGAGATTTTACATTTACGATGAATATGGATTATTTTAAAAGAAACAAAGACTTATTAGACCTTTGGGGTGAACCGTTTGTTTCTATGTATAATAAGTCACAGCAAAGCGGAGAAAGTAAATGGCAACCAATCGGAGAACAAGGTGTCTGTTTGAAATTCCATGCTGAAGACTGGGAGACTATCGTTCCCGTGTTTAGCGGATTATTAAATTCATTAATAAACTTATTGGATCTTGAAGATATTCAAAGCATTGCAGACCAACAGGAAATATACAAAATGATTTGGATGGAACTTGAAACATTATCTGGCGCAGATGATGTAAATGAATGGAAAGTTGATCCAGACTTAGTATTACCTTATTGGCAAAGAATGGTAAATGAAGCTTTGCCTGATTATACTTCTGCTGCTATTATTCCTGGAAAAATCAATCAGATTAGTTTTGATAGTGATAAGGCAACAGATACAAATAAAGTAGAAAATGCTACAAAAACAGTTCTAAATACTTCTGGTGGAGCGCAAATCTTAAATTCTAGTTCTATTTCAGGTTCTACGGCATTTAATGCTGCCATTAGAGCCGATACAGAGTTCGCTATTTCTATGCTTTTACCTCAGACACAAGCCATTGTAAATAGAATTATATCTTATTATGTTGATAATCCAAGTTTTGTTAAATTTATCGAAATATCTGTTTATACAAAAGATGCTTATAAGGATAGTATTCTTAAAGACAATACATACGGTCTTGCACCAAAATTATTAGTAAATAGTCTAAATGGTTTCTCAGAAAGAGAAACGCTATCTCTTCATTTCTTGGAAAATGAATGTCTAAATCTCAATTTTGTTCCAGTTCAAAGTTCACATACAACATCAAATACTGGTGATAATGAGGGGGTTAAACCTACTCTTTCTGACACTGAAATTTCAGATGAGGGCGAAGCTAGTCGTGATAAAAAAGATAAGACTAAAGGCTAAATAAGGGAGGTGTCTTAATATGAAATACAATTTTATTAAAACATCCGACAAGGAGACAAAGGAAAAACTTCTTAAAGAAGGTTTTAAACTGGTATCTCAAGATGGGAACGTGGCAACATTTTTGAATAACCACCCTCTCACTTTTGAAAATACAAACAATAAAATTCAGTATAGCAATATGCTTACATTCTAACCACTCCCCTACTTTGAGTGGTATATCAACAAAGAAAGGAGGAAGAGGTTAAATAATGCCAAAAGTTATTAAAAAGAAAATTTTAACTGAAGATGATTTATTAAAATTTTGCCAAGAACAGAAATTTGCAAAATTCAGTTCTAAAGATACTGGCTATCAGTTGGCTTTAAAAGTACCTACTACTTTTGAGATAGATGATACCGTAGACGAAAATCATCGTGGAATGATGCGTCTTAAATTCAGAATTTTTCATACAGGACTTAACAGAAATAAGAGTTATGTATCAAAGGATGCTGCTGAGAAAGCAATGAATACAATTGCCGACAGACCTGTGTTAGCTGCAATCCATCAGCTTGACGATGGCAGTTGGGATTTCGAAGGTCATGAGATGGAAATTGTTAAAGACGAAAAAGGCAAAGAAGAACTGAGATATATTGAATCTCAAGTTGGTTCTTTCTCATCTGAACCTGCATTTTGGGAACATGATGATAACTTAGATAAGGATTATGTATGTGCTTATGCTTATATAAGTGAAGAATATACAAAGGCTTGTGAAATTATTCGTGCAAAACAGGGTTCAAAAAATAGCTGCGAGCTTTTTATTGATGAACTATCTTACAATGCCAAGGAGAAGTATCTTGAATTAAACGATTTCTATGTAAATGCTTCGACTTTGTTAGGAAGTCATGATGATGGTACAGAAATTCAAGAAGGTATGGAAGGTTCTCGTGCCGATATTGCAGATTTTAGTGTTAATAATAATTCAGTAAAATTTGACAAAGATGAAAAAATGATTGAACTCTTAGAAAATCTTAATAAGACGCTTTCTAATTTCAATAAAGAACAAACTTCTGTTCAAACACAATCAAAGGAAGGAGGAACAAATAACAAAATGACAAAATTTGAAGAGTTACTTGCCAAATATGGTAAGACTGCTGAAGATGTAACATTCGACTATACAGAAATGTCAGATGAGGAACTTGAAGCAAAATTCGCTGAGATGTTCGATGATGACAATTCAGAAGGAGACAACTCAGGTAGCGGAGAATCTGGTGAGCCTTCCAATGATGGAGAAGGTGATGGCGAAGGAGCTTCTGATCCAGATGGTAATGAAGGAGAAAGTCAGACTTTTGAAAAGATTGTTCGTACATATGAAATCAGTCATGAAGATACAAGATATGCACTTTACCAGCTTTTATCTGAATATGAAGATGCTGATAATGAGTGGTACTTTATCAACGCTGTTTACGATGATCATTTTACATATGAGAACTGGAATGGTGATAAAATCTTCGGTCAGAACTATACAAAAGACGGTGATAATGTAGCTTTTGATGGAGAAAGATACAATTTACATCGTGAACTCTTGACAGATAGTGAATTTGCAGAGTTACAGTCTATGCGTTCAAACTACGCTGCACTCAAAGAGTTTAAAGAGACAGTAGAAAAGAATGAACTTCATACAAAACGTGAGGAAGTTCTTGCAAATGAAAACTTTGCCTCTATTTCTGAAAAAGATGAAGAAGGAAATTTCATTAATAAGGATTTTGAGAAACTGTATACAAATATGGATGACTACTCTCTCGAAGATTTAGAGAAGGAAGCAAAACTTATCTATGCGGATTCTAATATGAAAACTTTCGCAGCTACTACTGAGAAAACTCAGAAAAAATCAACCGTGAAAGTATTCGCTAATGTAAACAAGTCTAAGAAAGATAACCGTTACGGAAATCTTTTTAGCAAATAAAACAAGAAATATAAATCATTGTAATGGCACTCAAATTGAGTGTCTTTTTTAATGCAAAAATTTAAGGAGGAAAAATAAATGATTCAGATGACTATTGCAAAACATGCAGTGGCTTTCCCTTCTAAAGTTCTCGCAAGAGATGGTGGAAAGCATATTTATAACATTCAGTTAGCAGAAGCAGCAAGTGCTTATGTAGACAACGGATGGTTCGTTGGTAAGGGTGAATTCGTAGAGTTAGATCTTTATAAAGCAACAGCACCTACTTCATTTGAAGGAAAGGTCGTTGGTAAGGCAAATAATGGGAATTTCTATGTAGAAGTAGTAACTCCTGGAGATGCTCTATTTGTATACCAGGTGCCAATGATCGAGGAGACATATAGCAATACATTTAAGAAAGAAAGCAACTATACAAATGCTCCTACTCAGGTAGTTAGAGCTTATGAACTCGCAGTTGGTGATGTAGTTGAAATTTCAGCAGATGGATTTTCTGGTGAAATCGCTGTTAAAGACGGTGTTGAACTCAAAGCCATTTCTGGTGTAACTGCCGCTATGCAGCTTACAAAGAAAGCCTAATTTTTGAGAAAGGAGAAATAAACAAATGTTAGATACAAGTGTAAAAAATCTTATGTTTGACCTCGGTGCAGGTCGTGAAATTTATGATGCCGATTCTAATCGTGTAATTTCTAAGGCAGAAGCTAGTGACACAATTAGAAAGGCTTGTTTTGAATACCTTGGACTTACCAAGGATTCTTCTAATAAGCAGATTAAGAGAGCGTTAAATTCTGAGAGAGGAACACAGTTCTTCGAGGTAATTGAGGAAATTATTGATACTCAGATTGCTCATGGTCTTTCTGAGAATGAGTTTTTCAACAATTATGTTGAGTCAAAGAATATGAAAGATGGAGACGTAAATGAATTCTGGGCTGATGATGAAGTATTACTTACTGTAAGTAAGGTCAGCGGTGACGCACATGATTTATCCATCCAGCGTTTAGGTTCTGGTCAGTCTTATCATGTTGATACAGCAGTATATGGTATCAAGGTTGGTGGCGATATTCGTCTCTTTTTAACTGGTCGTAAGGATTGGGGTGCTTTCGTGGATGCGGTTGTTAAGGCTTATATCCAGAAGGTTCAGACACTCATTTCTTCTCAGTTTGCAAATGGTGTAAACCTTATTCCTGTTCCTGCTACTCTCAAGGGTACTGGTGCTTTAGCTGCTTCTACAAAGGCTCAGTTTGATGCAATTATCGAAAAGGTTGGTGCTGCTAACGAAAGCGGTGTTGTAATCATGGGTACTAAGACAGCGTTAAAGTCTCTTAATGCTCTTACAAAGGTTGATTGGGCTGATCCTGCTAATTCAATCAAGGAGTCTGTAGCAAACACAGGTATTATCGGTGGCTACGAAGGAACACCTCTTATGGAGATTCCACAGAAGTTTACTGATAAGTCTCTTGCTACTCCTATCGTTGATAACAAGAAGCTCTATATTATGCCAGCAGTTGATGACAGATTTATCAAGTTTGTTGACTACGGTGAGACTGAGCTTGAAGTAAACGAAAAGGGTGCTACTAAGGATGATATGCAGTCTTATGAGGTACAGAGACGTATGGGTGTTGCAACTCTTATGACTCGTTATCATGGTGAGTGGGATCTGTAAGATTTACTTATAGATTGATTATACGGAGAGTGGCAATCCACTCTCCTATTTTTGAAAGGAATTGAAAGGAAATGGCATATACAAAGAAAACTACTGCTACTACTGACAGTACAGAAAAGGCAACAAAAACTACAGAAGTTAAAGAAGATGTTAAAACATTTTCACCCGAAGATACTATTCCGTGTCGTTCATTAGTAAGTGGTGGACTTTATATCGAGGGAGCACGTTCACATATTCTTTATAGCTGGGCTGATTGTGGAGATGTTGTTGATGTTGAATATAGAGATTTAATTTATCTCGTTAGAACCCGTGAAGATGTAAACATTTATTCACCAAGAATTATTATTGAGGATGAAGATTTTGTCGAACAGAATAAGTCTGTAAAAGACTTATATGAGTCTATGTATGAAACAAGTGACTTAAATGAGATTTTAAATCTTCCTGTTCCACAGATGTCAGAAACAATTAAAAAGCTTCCAAAGGGAGCAAGGGAAGCCCTTAAAGGTATTGCTTCTACAATGATTGAATCTCATGCACTCGATTCAGTTCACAGAATTAAGGCTCTTGATGAAATTTTTGGCACAAAAATGTTACTTACATTGGTTCAGGAATAGTAAAGGAGGCTCACAATGACGCTTCCATACGAAACGATTTTTTCACGAACAAGAGGACGTATTTCAGATATGAAAGAACTCTCTCTTGACGAAAACGATCTTAATGAAACATGGACTGAACGCTTACGCATGGTTGCAGGTGATGAACGAGTTATTAGAAAATTCGCTTCATTTAATATGGATGACGAAATCCAACAGATTGAATTTGAGATGCAATATCCTGTTAGCGATTTTGCAGATAAAGAATATGTTATAGGATTGTTCACTCTTGGAATGACAATTGAATGGTTAAAACCACAGGTTGACTCTGCAAAATTTACTGCTAGAGCTTTAGGAACAAAAGAAGAAAAAAACATGCAGAATCCATATAAAGATATGCAAAGTAGATTGGATACATTACAGCATGAATTTAGTAGAAAACTTGCAAGTCATGGATATATTAATAATTCATATGTGCGAGGTGAATAACTATGGAATACATATATGGTTCGTTCACTAAAAGGCAAATTAAAGAAGCTGCACATGCAATGCACAACGATGTCCATAAGTTATTACTTTATAAGGATAATCGAATAAAAGAAAAAATATTTGAGAATGATGAAGCTTTTCTTATCTTTTTTCAGAATGTCATGTTTAAATTTAGCGGAACAAAGACTCTGTTTAATAATAATGGAATTATGGTCACATTAATGGCTACTTTGCAAGCTGCTTATGACGAAGTTACATCCGATGAGTTTGATTACATGACATTTCGTAGGGCTATTTTAGATAGTCACAATTATATTAAGCAGATGTTTGAAGGAGGTGTTAGTGATGCCAAGTTTACAGGCAGCACGGCGAATCGCTAACGCCAAAACAAATAATGCGAAAACTTTAGGTCAGGTTTATAAAGAAGAATCTGATTTTTTGATGGAAGAAACTTGGGATAACAGTATTACTTCCAAGACTTGTTATATTTATGACCATTTTCATGACGATTTCTTCACAGATGAACATGGAATTACACGTTCTGTTGCTGAAGGTATGACTTATGAAAATACCAATAAGACAAAAATAGATGCAAAGTTTATTATCAAATCTTATCAGTCAATGGATAAAGATCAAGTGGAATACTATCTTATGTTTCGTCCAAGTCAGCCTGTAAGATTCAATGAAGGTGATGACCTTTATTATTATGAGACTGATTTTAGAAAGCGTTATGGAGCAACATTTCCTATAGGACTTTTCGTGGACGTTCCAGATGATAGAGGGGTTTATCATAAGTGGATTATCTGTCGTGATGAACCAGCAAATCAGTTTCCAAAATATCTGATTTTACCAGTAAATTATGAACTTACATGGATTGAAAAATCTAATAATAAGCGTATTAAGAGACGTATGTGGTGTTGTTTAAGACAGCAAAGCTCCTACACGATTGGAACTTACACAGACCGATATTTTACACATACAGATAATCAGGATAAGATATGGTTGCCAATGAACTCTATTACAGAGAAGTTTTGGTACACTTCTGAAGATTCTAAAAATATGCGAGTTGTAGTAAGTGCTTTAACAGAACACCCTACTGTATGGACAGTGACCAAGGTTGAAAATTCAATGCCATTTGGTATTCAAAAGCTTACTATATATACGGCATTTTGGAATGAGCATACTGATTATGTCAATCTTGAAACAGGTGAAATGTATGCGAATTATTTCGATTCAGAAATCGCCCCAACAGATCCAGATACTCCAACTACTCTCCCATCTTCTATCACAGCAAGAATTTCAGCATCCACTTCAACTATTAAAGTTGGTGGTTCTTATAAAAATCTTACAGTAAATCTATTTAACGATTCCAATGAAGATATTACAACCGAATATGCTGATGCAGCCCTTACATGGACTTGCTATATTGATGATGAAGATTGGACTGATAAAGTTACATGGCGATCTTGTACAGAGTATAACCAAAAGAAAGTAAAGTTTCCTAATGATAATTCTGTTATTGGCAAAATATTGTCTGTTAAATGTGAAATTGTTAAGGATGGCTTGCCGATTGAATCTGAAATTTTGCCGTTAGAATTAACTGAATAGGAGGTGTTGTATGGCAGAAAAATTAGTTACAAAAAATGATTTGTTGAACAAACTTCGTGCATATAGAACTACTCCTGATGATGATGTAATTCTATACAAACAAAAAATCAAAAATGCTTTATTGTCAAATCCGTGTCTATTGTATGCGCTTGATGATAAAGAGTTAGAATCGGAATTGTTTAACAAACATGGAAATATTAATTGGGAATGGAATAAAGACACCAAACAATATGAACCTCTTGGTGAATGGGATAGATATTTTGGAAGTGATTCTCTCATTCGTCCATTTTTATTTATTCCAGATACACAGACAACAGTTAAATGTTATGTGTGTTATCAAGTAGGGTTTAGAGATACGGTTAGATATCAGCCAGGATTAAAAGAAACACAAGTTACTTTTACTATCTTTGCTCATGGAGATGACCGTATGGATAAACTTACTGGAATTCCAAGACATGACCTTATTGCTTCCATTATAAGAGAACGATTCGCATGGTCTAATATATTTGGTATGCAGACACATCTTACACAGAATTATGAATCTACAGTAGATAATAATTATGTGGCTCGTACTCTTGTATTTGAACTTACGGACTTAAACAGTAAGGTTCAGACACCTTATGGTGGACAATCACAGATGATTAACTATCAGTTAAGGCGGTGATATCATGGCACAGCAAAATACTGATATGTTGGATGGGCTTCAAGCTGCTGTTTTAGCTGATGCGCAAAAGAAACAAGCCGAAAATAAAAAGGAGTATGAATTTGATCCATTGGCGATGTACTTCGGTGAAGATTTTTATGTCGCAGGAATCAAAATGGTACAACCTAAAATTTATGATATTTTAGATATGGGTGAATCCAAATTTTATTCTGGCTTATCTCCTATCCTGTATAACTCTACTTCAATTCGTGTGATGCTTTGGGATGCAAAAATAGATTGGTGTAAAATTCACGATATTGAAGTTTTTGATATTCTAAACAAAATTCCTTCGTTTGATTTTTCCGCAATGCGTTTAGTTTTCCCAGATTATGAAATCGAAAAAATGCAGTTGATGAATATAATATCACCTGATTCAGACACTTCTGAATTATGTCTATACGATAAAGATAAGGACTTTATATTAAAGGAATCTGAATACAATCAGATTGCAGAATATGTTAGGTCTATGCTTAATATTCATCCCAAGATTGAAATGGCAAAAGGAAAAATCACAAAGGAATGGATGATAGATGAAGATAGGATGAACGCCGCACAACGTACTGATAAAGAAAGTTCTACTCTTCTTCCATTGGTATCTGCTTGCGTTAATCATCCAGGATTCAAATATAAATTACAAGAATTACGACAAATGGGAATTTGTGAATTTATGGACTCAGTACAAAGGTTACAAGTCTATGAATCAAGTCGTGCACTTATGGCAGGATCATATAGTGGATTCTGTGATGTAAGTAAAGTTCCAAAAGAACAATTTAATTTCATGCGTGAATTGCATGAATAGTTAGTGAACTATGAGCGATTTATTAGTCGCTCTTTTTTAATACAAATTTTTATATTTTTAAGGAGGATTTTTATTATGGCATTTAAGTTAGGTGACGTAATTATTGACCGTCTTCAATTCGGTTATGGTGCTTTAGCTGATAAGGCTCTTTATGCACTTACACAGCTTCAGAATGCGACAATTGATATCACAGCAGATTCAACAGATGTAAAGGATAAGGATGGAAACCTTGTATATCGAAAATATTCTGGTAAGACTGGTGAAATCACAGCTACTAACGCTTTCCTTAACCTTGCTATCGCAGAGATTGTTTCTGCAACTGATGCAGAAGTTGCAACGGCAGAAAAGGCAATTGTTATGCCAATCTTTAAGATTGTAAAGGCTGGTGAAACACTAGATATCACTGATGCAGTTGCAGATTCATTCGTTGTAAACGCACTTTCAACAAATGGCTCTCTCGGCAAGGCATATACAAAGGGTGCAGATGTATCTCCAACAGAATTTAAGGTTGATGCCGATGCAAATACACTTACACCACCAACAGACACAGATGAGGTACAGTATCTTGTTAAGTTCAAGAAGAACGTTAAGAGTGGTGCAAAGATTACTATCTCTGGTGATAAGTATCCAAAGGCTCACGAGTTGTACTTCAAGGCTCTCGCTGTTGATAAGTGTAATGTAAATGGTGGTTATCGTGCAGTTGTTATTCACATTCCATCATTTATCCCTTCTCCAGAAGTATCTATTGCTCTTGAGGGTGGAGATTCTCAGACAATGGATTACAAGGGTGCTATTCTTACAGACACATGTTCTGTTGGTCAGGAAATGGTTGAAATCTACTTCATTGACGAGGAAGAGGAAGCCTAATCTGATGAGTAATATTGAGGGCGGTTATGCACTGCCCTCTTATTATATTTAAGGAGATGAATAAATGAATAAAAGAGGTTTAAGAACCTGTTGCGTGTGCAGGGGCGAGCATCTTTTCTGTCCTCAATGCCGACCAGAAGATAGAAATAAACCAACATGGTATTTTGCATATTGCTCTGAAAATTGCAAGGATATTTATACTGTTACTTCTGATTATGAAGACAAAAAGATTTCAGCAGATGACGCAAAGAAGCAGCTCGATAAACTAGATTTATCTCGGATTGCAGACTTTGGTGAAAGTTACCAAAAGGCAATTATGAAGATTAACGAAGAAACAAAACCAGTTGAAAAAACTGATGATGTTATTAAGGAAGATGAATCTGTTATTTTAGATGAGATTCCAACAAATAAGTATTATAGAAAATCCAAAGTCAAAAAGGTTAAAGACGATGGTGTTATTGAATAGTGATTTTGAAAATTCTGATAGGGGAATGTAGCTTTACTATTCAATAGTGTTAGTTATATTCCCCTATTTTTTACGTTAAATAATGGAACGAAAGGAAAATATGGTAGAAACAAATTTAAGGGAAGCAAGAAATTACTTACCACACGAAGTTGTTCGTATTGTAAATCCAAAACAGCAATTATTGTATATTAAGAACAATATTTATCCAATTGATATTTATACCAGTATTGATGATAAAGATAATGCAATTTTAGCAATGGTATTTTTAAAATCCGCTACGACAGATGTATATAAAAAGTGGTGTAATTATGAGCTTTCATAGGTAATTTATATGAATGAAAAATATAAAAATATACCAATCTCAACTCCTATAGAACCAGAAATAGAATTGGACGGTGGCTATCCGTATTGTAAGCGTTGTTATACAGAGTTGAATTGTTATCAATCACCATGTCCTCTATGTGGTCAAGTCATAGATTGGTCGTGGATGAATAAGGAGGAAAATTAATATGGACTTAGGATTTTTAGCAGAATATGCAGTTCCTATTATTGTAGGCATTTGTTTATGTATTGGTTATATGCTCAAGAATGTTATTAAGACAGATAAGATTAATTCTTTTATTCCTGTAATTATGGGTGTTCTTGGAGTAGGACTAAACATTTGGATTAATGGAAAATTCACACCTGAAATTTTACTTGGCGGTCTAATGTCCGGCTTGGCATCTACAGGTTGTTATGAAGCTTTTAAGAATTTAATTGAAAAATTCAAAGAGAAATAAAGTGAGGTGCAACCATGACAGAAGCACTTCAACAGTTATCACAAGTTGATTTATTCAGTTTTCTAATTATATTATTTTTGATCATTACTATATTCGTATCTGCCGCCACCTTAATCGGCAAAGCTTCTGAAATCATTGGAAAGCCCGTTAAATGGGTAAAAAAACGCAATAATGATCATGAATTGCTTGTGAAAACGTCAGAAGGTTTGAATGAATTAAGACAAAAACAAGAAGAAGATACTAAACAGTCAATTAGGCACGACAAAATGATAAAAGAAGATTTGGAAAAACTAACATTGATTATTCAAGACAAAAATATTAATGATTGGCGTTACGAGATATTAGATATGGCTTCCGCTATTTCTTCTGGAAGAAAATATAGTAAGGAACAATATGATCATGTAATTGACATTCATGGTCGTTATGAAGATTTGCTTAAATCATTAGGTAGAACAAATGGACAGGTTGATGTGTCAATGGAAGTTATTATGGAATCGTACAAGGAAAAACTGAAAAACGGATTTTAGTTGGAAAGGGTGGTTTCTTCGGATACCGCCCTTCTATTTAGAATGGAGTGAAAAGGAATAGCAAGAACAAAATCGAAATATCATGTAGATATTTCAGAACAAGGTAAGAAAAATCGAACATATAATGGCGTAACCTATGACAGCCTAATGGAGCTTAGATTTTTACAAGAGTATATTGAACCCAAGATGAAAAGTGGAGAAATATTATCATATGAACGCCAAATAGAATATGTTCTTCAAGATAAATTTAAATATAAAGGTAAAACAATTTTACCTATTAAATATAGAAGCGATTTTAATGTTGTCTGGTCTGATGGAACTTTACAGGTTTTTGACGTAAAAGGAAATCCAGATAGTATGTCGCTTTTAAAAAGAAAAATGATGTGGGCTAAGTATCCAGAAACTAACCTAACGTTTATTTGTAGAAATCTCAAATATGGCGGTTGGGTGGAATACGACACATTAAAGAAATTAAGACGTGAGGCAAGAAAGAAATGTACTCAGAAGAAATAGACTCACTGCTCTCTTCTCATAATTACATCATTGACTCCCATATGTATAATCATATATGTGATACATCACCACAGATATCATATATCAAGTATGATGCATGGTCACAAAAGACAACAATGGGTACAAACGATGGGTATAGTTGGATTTTTATAGTGATTAGGTAAACGTTTAATGCAGTAGACACATATTGTAGTAGTATATGTATAAGATAAAATAATTCACACATACTACATATATGAAAAATAAAGTTTGGTATTACAGAAATCAACAGAATATTTCTTTGCGGCGTTTGTCTGCTATGACTGGTATATCAGTATCTGCGTTAAACAAAATTGAAAATGAAGACACAAATGATATATGGTTACATCATGCCGTTGCTATATCAAAAGCACTCAAGGTAGATTTATACGAATTATTTTGTCTGCAATAATTTCTTGGGAGGAACAATTGAATATGGAAGGAAGAGTGTTCTATAAGCTCGTATGTGTTGATGAGAGTGATCCGCTTGAATATCAAACTCTTGAAGACATAAATTGTGGATGTTTAGAGGAAGTTCACGAATATGTCACAAAGAATATTGGTAAGCATAAAAATGCCAAGTGGATGCTACTGCCGTTCAGTACATAAAATTGATTAAGAAGTCGATGTATATCGGCTTCTTTTTATTTGCAAAAAAATTAGGAATAAAAGGAGTATAACATATGAAAATTTTAGAATTGGTTGAAAAATATAACAGCTATAATAATAGTACATTAAAGGAATCATTATTAAAAGACATTAAGATTACACCATATGTATCAATCATCAAGAAAGATGCTTACGCACAGTTGATTGTAGATAAAACAACATTTGAGCAGGAAACTTATGATGATAATGGTAAAACAAAATATCGTAAAACAGATAAAATCAGAGTAAATTCTGTCGCTCAGTATATACAGTTTTGTCGTGCCGTGATTGAATTATATACAGATCTTGAGATTGAAGATGGAAGTTTTATTAAGGAATATGATGCGTTGAAGTCATCTGGCTTACTTGATATTTTAATGGTTGGCTCTGAACAGAGAGATCCGCTTATTCCAATGAGTGAGTTAAGTGAATTTAAGACAATTCTATCTATGAAGCAGTCGGATATACAATTCAATGAGACAACTGCTCAGGCGTTTATTACTAAACAGATTGGAAGGATTTCTGATTTGGCAAGTGTTACTCTTACACCACTTATGGACGTTATAAGTAAGAAAATTGATAGTTTATCCAATGATGACTTGAGAAAGATTCTTGATGATTATAAACTTAACAGTACCGCAAATTTTACAGAGGTATAGAATATGATGTCAAATAAGCTATTTTATATAAAAGAATGTTGGTTTAATCTTCCAGATGATTTCAACGGAACTTGTGGAGAAGCTTTAATGCTTTTAGCAAAATATAGATTAGAACAGGAAAACAAAAATAAAATTGGGGCAGAGAACGAACTTTTGAAAAAGGATGATGGATCAAAAGACTTATATGCTACTCTTGTTTCTAAGAATGATAGAAAAGCTACGTTAGCCCATGCATTTTTAAAATTAGATGAAGAAATAAATACATATATAAATGTATAAGAAATTCAAATTTCATTGTATAAAAATAAAAAAGCCGTGACTGGTTTGCCACGGACTTTTTTGTTCTCCTTTCATTCCTTGTGTCTTTCTACTCCTTATAGAAAGAGCACTTAATATCAATACCACTAAATAATGCTAACTTCACATGAATGTCTTTCATACGGTGGTTTCGTACATAAATCCAAACTGGAAGTAAGATTATTAGCAGCATGATGATGAATAAAATTGCTATCATCAATATGCTCCTTTCTATGACGCAAGTCATGTATCTTTGTGGAGAAATTGTGTTTCTCATCTGATAACAATGCATAACGGGTTGTGCCACTTTTGCACACAATCTGCTATCAGACAAATTAATTATAGCACAAGGAATGGAAATTATAAACAGGCTCTATGTCCGTCAAAAGCATAGGGGTTTTTTCTTATGGAGAGTGGTTAATACTGCTCTCCTATTTTAGTGAATAAATAGTGAAATTGTGGAGGTGATGAAATTGGCAAAAGGTGATTTAACAAAGATTGTTCTAAAGGATGTTAGACAAAAAGAACATCAGTTAACGAGGATAGCAGCACCAGAAATTCATCAATTATTTAAAGAGTCGGTTTATGATTCATTGATCAGTTGGTATAGCGATTATACACCAGCTTTTTATTCAAGGACAAACAATTTTATGAATGTGTTTCAATCCGCAAAAACAATTGTGAATGGTAATCTTCTAATTATGCAAGTTGATTCTAGTTCGATGATGGATTATGCTGGATGGTTTGATCAAATATTGGATGCTAGTAAAGCTTTTGATTTTATGTTTATGAACGGGGAGCATGGTCATGGTCGTTGGATGATGTATCAAAGTATACCTCCTTTTCATATTATTAGCAAAGATTTTGAAAGTGGCTTCAGAGGACGTGTTCAGAAAATTATAGATGATAAAACAAAGAAATTATTTAGTTAGTTAGGAGGTATATATGTCAGGCGTTGCAAGCTGGAAGGCGAAAATTGAACTCGATATAGAAGATTTGCGGAAACAATTATTGAATGCAGAGAATTCTATTGATCAAGTTACAAAAGAAGATAGAAAAATTAAATTAGATTTAGATACAAAAACGTTAGAAAGTGCTATCCGTAAATTGGATACAATGCTCGATTCAATCGGTAAGGGGACAAATAATTTCAAGCAGTTTGAAAACTTGTCTGCTCAATTATCTTCTGTTACCAAGGATATTAGTAATATTGGCAAAGCATTCTCATCAATGAATGATGGAACTGAATTAGTCAATAATATTAAATCAATTAATACATCGCTTACAACATTATCTAATCATTTTGTATCTGAAGTATCAGGTAGAATGTCTACATCAATTAAAGATATTAAATCTACTCTATCTGATGTCGGTGATGGTAATGAATTAACGCCATTGCTGCAAACAATAAATAATATTGAATCAGCAATCAACAAATTAAGTTCAAGTGTAAAAGGCATTGGACTTAATATGAATATAGATTTTGGCTCTGATACAGAAATGGAATCGAAGGCACAAGCTAAGATATCAAATGCACTACAAGCATATCAGAGGTTGTTCGATCATATTAAGATATCTGGTGTTGGTGGTCAGATAATTACAGATAAGTTTTTTGACTTTGATATAAATCAATATGATACTTCAATGAGTAAACTTCAAGCATATATAAAATTTATTGAAAATATGCGTAATGAAGCAAAACAAATGTTCAATGGACAAGATGTTTTAAAATCTGATACAGATAAGGCATATTGGACTCAAGCATCCTCCGCTATGGTACAAGTAACAAAAACTTTCAATGAAATGAAAGCCGCAACAGATACAAACCCATTAGAGAATATTTTTGGGAAGACTGAGCTTACAGAGGTAATTGCTCAGTTAGGAAGTATTGCAAGTAAACTTGATGAGATTTCTAATTCTGCGAAGAATTTCGCTAATGCTTTTAATGGTGGTTTAGATGTTACTGCTTCTGTTCAAGAAGTTACGGATCTTACCAATCGTGTCAAGGAACTTGAAGCTGAGTTAGTAAAAATAAAAGGTACTAATGTTACTACTTCGCAGGTTGAATCGAATATATTAAATGGACATTCCGAAAATGCAGAATCTGCCAATGTTAGAAAATACAAAAGAGTTGATAATGGAATTCCTGCTGTTGATGTCGGTAATCATGATAATGAAATTAAAGTATCAAGTAGAACTGAATTAGAACAGGCTTTGAAATCATTACAAGCTGAAATTATAGCTTCTATTAATACATCAACATCATTTGTAAAAGAAGTTACAGATTTTTATGATTCGCAAGATAAACTTGTTAAAACGCAAATGAAAGTTAGTGATAACAGTGGTAATATGCGTACTTATACTACTTCTTATAGCAAGGACAAAGATGGTAATGCTACTGCTTGGACAAGTCATATTGATACACAAAAATTTACTAATCAATCCAAGGAAGAATTAGAAGTTCAGAAACAAATCACCGCTGAAATCGAAGCTCAATCTAAAGCTAATCAGAAAAAGTATCAAGAATTTCAATGTGAAGAACAAGCCTATCGGAAAGAACAAAATCAAATAGCTTATGACAAATTAACTGAAACGATTAGACAATATTCTGAAGTTGCAAAACGTGTTTCTAGTGGTAGGGTTGAAGATGGTGATCTCCAAAAGATGACTCAGCTCGAAGAAAAGATTTCTCAACTACAGAAACAACCTATTTTATCTGAGTCACAGGTTGCCAAATCTGAAAGTTTTTTGAATAACTTATATGATCAACTTGATAAAATTGAGAAAAAATTACAAGAAACAAACCAACAAAAAGTTGGAAATGGACTTGAAAAACTTTCTACATATAGAGGAAAATCTGATAAATATAGTGACACCTTAAAGAAATTTAACGATGGTGGTTGGGCAAGCGATGAGTATATTAAGAATGTTAATACCGTATCAGAAGCTCTTAAAACCTATCAAGCAGCATTACAAGATGTCGGTACTCATGAATTGATTACATCTAAAGATATAGATTTATTGGATAAATATGAATCTGAGTTAAAGCAAGCAATATCTGCTGTCCAAAATATGACAGCCGCCCAAAAAGGATACGATCAATTAGCTGGCGAAAAAGAATTAAATAAAATCTCTCAAATTCTTCGTGAAAATTCTAATATGTCTGAAAAAGCAAAAGCCGAAATCAGAGATTATTATCATCAAATTGAATCTGGCAATCCTTCCGCAAGTTTAGGTGTTATTCACGGAAAAATTCTCGATATTGTGAATGCCGAAGAACAAGCAGGTAGAGCTGGCAAGAGTTTGTGGGATATATTTAAGACCAGTAAATTACATCAAATGGTTGCTCAAGTAGCTGGTATGTTTAGTTTTTATGACGCTATTAATACTGGTAAAAAAGTGTTTAGCACGATAAACGAACTTGATTATGCATTGGTCGATTTGAAAAAGACAACATCTATGAGTGGAAGTGAATTAAATCAATTCTATTATGATTCTAATGATGTTGCGAAACAAATGGGCGTAACTACAAAAGAAATTATTGATCAAGCTTCAAGTTGGTCTAGGCTTGGATACAGCTCGAAACAAGCATCAACCGAAATGGCAAAGTTGAGTTCGCAGTTCGCTTCAATTTCTCCTGGTATGAGTACAGAAGAATCGCAGTCTGGACTTGTCAGTATCATGAAAGCGTGGTCAATAGATCCAGATCAAGTTAAATCTGAAATCATGGATCCAATAAATCAATTGGGCAATACAATGGCTGAAGATAACCAAGATATTATTGATGGTATGGAGCGTTCCGCTGCTGCTCTTGCTGCTGTTGGGACTTCTACGAAAGATGCTTTTGCCCTATTTTCAGGTATACAAGAAGTTTTGCAAAATGCAGAAAAAAGTGGTACTTCCCTCAGAAGTGTTGCTTTAAGATTGCGTTCATTTGATGAAACCACAGAAGAATATTCTTCTGACTTGGAAAATATTACTGGTGAATTAGTAAATTTAACAAAAACAGCGGAACATGCCGAAGGTATTTCTGTTTTTAAGCCTGGCTCAACTACAGAGTTTAAAGACTTAACCGATTATTTCAGAGAAATTGCTGGTATTTGGGATGAGATGTCACAGAAACAGCAAAATGATTACCTTCTAAAAGCTTTTGGTCGTACACAAGCTCAAGGTGGTGCGGCTTTAATTCAGAACTTTAAAGCTGTTGATAAAGCTTTAAAAGAGATGAATGAAAGTGCTGGTAGTTCTGATCGAGAAATGGAAACAGTACAGCAGTCTCTAGCATATAAGCTCAATGAATTAAAAGAGACTTGGGTTGGGATTGTACAGCAGACAGTTAAACGTGGAGATATTAGCAATATTCTTAGTGGTCTTACTGGAATTTCTAATGTTCTAGGTGTAATTATTAATAAAATAGGAGTTGGTAAAACTCTATTAGCAGGTATTTCTGCTTTTATTGGTAAAGATAAATCACAACAACGATTTTGTCCTTCATGGTAGCGATACCATGTTGCAACGCCAATTAAAATAAAGTTGGGTGTCAAAATGACGGGGAAATGTATAAATAATATCATGCAAAAATATATAGTAGTTAATGTTATATATGATAGAGTCGAAAGACAGGAAAAGTTGATATTTGGTCATAGGCTAACCAATAATGCTAAGTGACCGCTTATAGTAAAGTAGGTATTACTATATAAAGATTATAAATATCCGCAGCCAAGCGAAAGGAGTTAAGGCACACTCCCCTCCTATTATATAGGACGAAGGTTCAACGACTGGAAGGCACGATATCTCATGTAGATATGGAAGTACAGTCTGGTTTCTATTGTGTATGAAAAACATAATAGTCTATGCTCGCTGGTAACCAGACCAGCTCGGAAGTTAGTATAGAATGAATATTGAATATGAATAATTAATTTGATATACAAAACAGAGAATAATAAAGTGGAAGCCATCGCAAAGATGGACTCCCACGGGATTGAAAGGAAATAAATACAAATGGCTGATACAAAAGAATAAAATTATTTAGATTGATGTTTGTCTTTAGAAATCATACGGGTTATGTATTTTACTTTCTCATCACTGAGTTTTGAATTTTTGCAAATTAGTATTATGGCTACTAATTTGAGAATTAAATATCCAAAGTAACATAATCCTGTACAACCTAAGATTTTCAATAGTTGCGTTAAGACTATTAACAATTCTACCCTCCCTTCTTTATAGTATAGCTTAAAGTTGGGAAATTTGTATTATTGCCCAGAAAGGGCTGAATATTTATTTCCATAGTTCGTACCAAACTATAAATTGGTACTTCGTATGGTACATATTAGAAATAATACCAAGCTTCATGTCGTGCGATGATATGAGATACGATGGCTCATATACAATCAGCTTGGTATTATTATACCATATTTTGACAATTAAATATAGAGAATATACGTTCGTCAAAGGTGCGTTTTCGTATATTTGTATTCCAGATTATAATATTTCTTGATTTTTTAATCCATATATGGTAAATATCATATATAATTAAAAATTAGGAGGTATTTCATGAAATCAACATGTCGTACAAAAACAATTTCGTCAATTGTAAGTAAATTAGGGAATGGTGGAATTGTATTAACACATAAACTTCAAAGAGATGAAGGTCAATGGAACACACAACAAAAGGGATTTTTAATTGATTCAATTTTACGTCAATATCCAGTTAATCCTACGTATGCTGTAGAAGATAATGGAGTATATGCTGTTATCGATGGAGTTCAGAGATTGTCAACTTTGCGTGATTATATTAATGATAAATTTGCTTTACCAGCCAATCTCTTACCTGTTATGATTAATGGCGAAGAAAAAGATATTAGTAAAAAGAAATATACCAAACTAGATGAGGCAATTCAGGGTGCATTACTTGATGCTGAAATACAAATTTACGAAATCTCTGATTATACTGATGAAGATGTTAGAGAGATGTTTAGAAGACAAAATTCAGGGAAACCATTGAATCCAAAACAATTACGAGTGGTGTATGGCTCTAATGAATTTAATGCTAAAGTATCTCAATTGGCAAATAATGAATTTATTAGCATGATTTCTTCTAAAGCACAAAAGAAAAATGGATCAACTCGTGATTGGATTATCCAGACACTTATGTTAATTGCAACAAATCAAGAAAATGATTTTACTTCATTCAGATCAAAAGATATGAATAATTTTGTTGCAGAACATGGAGATGAATATATTGAAAAAATGAACACTTTAGAAGAAGCATTGAATAGAATGAAAAATGCTTTTGAAACGATTGATGATTTGCCTGCAACTTCTATTCCTATGGTACTCTATTCTGCATATAGAATTACTAGAGATAAAAAATCGTTTAGTCGGTTTGTCGATATTGTAATTGATTTTATTGAACACTATGATGAAAACGAAGAATACAAATTATTCGTTCAGAATGGAACATCTAATCCAGAGAATGTATCCGCAAGATATAACTATTGGAAGAATCTGATTAAAGATTTATAAATATCTTTTACGAAGAGTAGTCTGTTGGCTACTCTTCTTTCATGTTTCTTTATAAACATATGTTCTGATAGTATTTTGTCGATTATTAGTATATAATGTGAGATAATACTAATGATTGGGGGATTATTATGGCAAACTCAGATTATATATTATTTTTAGACGAAAGTGCAGAAACAAAAGCAAATCCATATTTGTTACTCGGTGGTATTATAATATCAAGAAATAATTACAAAAAGTTTTTAATACCATCTATACAGAATACAAAATCTATTTTAGGAAATTCTAATATCGTATTTCATTATACTGATATCCTTAAAAAGCAAAAAGATTTTAAGATCCTATGTTCAAATGCCGATATATGTACTAAATTTTGGACTTCACTTAGAAATACCATTAATAAAACAGACCTTAAAATAATAACTGCATATACTAATGTAAAGGAGTATCTTGACGAATATCCAGATTTTTCTCATGATATATATGAGATACTTTTCTCTTCTGTGATAAATAGTTATATACATTTTTTAATAAAAAATAAAGCTCGTGGAAGTATAGTGTTCGAATCGAGAGAAGAAACACAGAATAGAAAAATACAAAAACACTATTTTAATATTCTGCAAAATGGTACTAATATTTATATTCCAGAAGCAATTGATAAATATATAACCACAACGAGTTTTACTGTAAAAGAAGAAAACAGTATTGGATTGCAAATAGCAGATATCGTTGCCTATAATTGTGTAAGGTATATAAATGGACATAAAATTCAACATTCTATGTGGAATATTTTAGAACCTAAGATATATGATGGATACAAAGCAAATATTCACTCATATGGATTGGTAAAATTATTTTAATATTGACAGTAAGTTTATTATTTGGTATACTTCCTTATACAAACAAGGAAATGGGTGTCCATTAGCCTTGATTTGTACCATATCAAACAGAAATGGGTGTCCATTAGCTGATAGATATGTGACATCAGGAGGAACTTAAACAATTGTCTTTGACATGAGTTTAACACATGAGGTAATACAGAGTCATAAATTATGGCTCTGTATTATTTTTTTGTATAGCGAAATAAAAATCTTCATCTAACAAGTCCTTACTACTGCTTTATTGGATATTAAATTGTACAGGTGATGTACACACCTGCTCTTTTTAATATATTTTTTGACAGTTAATTAGTTCTACCATTTATAGTATTTCCTAAAACATACTCCTAACAAACGTCTTATAAGCATCATCATCAAGACAAATAAGACTTTTCTCTCCGTCTTTCCATTCGATAGCAATCAGGTATTCTTTTTTCGTTTTACCACCAATACCTGCTACTGCCCCGAAACCACCAAGCAGTGCTACACCTAAAGCACCTTTCCATACGGAATATTGGTCTTTGTTGGTTTCATCTATGACGGTATAGGAAGAAATTGAATATTTAGATAATGGATATGGAGGCATAATATCTATATGGTTTCCTCTGATCTTTTTATCTTTGTATTTTCCTTCCATTACATAATTGTTCATTTTATATACCACCCTTTTTATTTTTAGTATATCAAATTACTTATTCATATTCAATATTCATAAATGGAAAATCAAATCTACAATAAATGATTTAAAAACAATACAAGCAATAATTTTAAAATTTTCTGATGTTGGTATATCCGCTAATGGATTAGGTAAACAACAATTAAAATTATTTGATACAATTTTACCTGACCAACTCCAAGCCTACATTGCCGAAATCCAATCAATCAAAAATGCAGATTATGGTGATTTTGGTGCATTACAAATGCAGGAATATGCTAATGCTCTCTCAGAGCTTAAACCTACTCAAGCCGCTGTATTGCTTAGCACCCAGGGCTTAACAAATGCTCAAATTCAGCAGACACTTGCTGCACAGGGAGCGTCTACTGCTGCACAATATCAAGCTATGGTTGAAGCTGGATTATTGGAATCTTCGACAAAATTAACAAATACAAAACTGCAATCTGTATTAGCAACACAGTTAGAATCGGAAGCAAAAGCTGAAGAAGTTATGACTTCTATGGGATTAACTGTTGCTAAAGAGGGCGAAGAAGTCCAAACTGTTAAGTTGACAGCCAAGAAACTTGAACAGGCTGTTGCCAGTGGTGTCTTAACCGAAGCACAAGCACAGGAACTAGCAATGACTCTTGGAGTTACTGCGGCTCAAACTTCTCAAGCATCTTCTGCCATGCCTAAATGGATCGCACAGATGAAAGCAATGACTGCTGCTACTTGGGCGCAAGTAAAAGCTACTGGCGCATGGTTGATTACGAATCCTGCTGGGTGGTTAATTCTTGGTGCTTCCGCTACTGCTATTGCAGTACATGCAATCAAAAAGCATAAGCAGGCACAGGAAGAAGCATTTGAATCAGCAAAGAAAAATGCCGAAGATGCCAAATCTAAGATCAAATCGCTCCAATCTGAAATCAAACAAAATGCAGATACAGTCGATGAAGCTGGTAATAAGTATGCCAAACTCGCACAGGGAGTAAATCAGCTTACAGGTAAAAATATCAGCTTATCCGATGATGAATACAAAGAATTTCTTGACGTTTCAAATCAGCTTGCCGAAGTATTCCCACAACTCACAAAGGGATATGATGATAATGGCAATGCTATTCTTGATCTACAAGGTAATGTAGATGGAATCACAGGAAAATTAAAGGATCTCCTTGAAATTGAGCAGCAGTTAGCTCAACAGGAAATCAATAAAAATATCGACACATATTTTGAGAATCAATCTAAAGTGTTCGGTAAGGAAGCAAAAGGACAAAATGATACTATCGACACTCAAACAGAGAAGATTGAGAAGTACCAAAAAGCGTTGGATAATTTCAACGAAAGTATTTCAAATAATAAACCAGCTTCTAATTTTGAATCTGAATTAGAGAAACAGACATATTATGCAGATTTTCTTGCTGATATGGAAAAAGCGAATATTGATATTGCCGATGCTATTATTAGTCAAGATGGTACTTCGGCAACAGAGTACAATTTTGCGAAATTATCTAAGGAAACGCAGGAACAGATTAGACAGTATTATGCAGGAATAATTAGTACAGCAAATACCGAAATGCAATCAGCAAAAGCTACGTTATCTACAAGCAACGCTGAATTTGCATCGTATGTCAATATGTGGATGCAGAACTCTTCTGGATCATACCTTGCAATGACGGGTAATGACGAAATGCAGTCTGCTCTTAGTAGTATTGTGAGTGGTTTGAATTGGGGTGATATTCTTCAGGGTGACGATTTTAGTGGTCTAAGTGGAGAAGAATTAGAAAGTGCAATCGAAACCAATATTCTTGTACCTCTGCAATCAGCAATGGCAAATGCTGATACTGGTGATCAATTCAAACAGGTTATTACAGATGCTTTGACTATCAGCGATGATGATATAAGTTCAGAAGAATCAAAGAATCGTATCGAAGCATATGTACAGGAAATCAATGATGTATTAGGTGATGCACTTGGTAAACCTTTGACGGCATCCGATCTTGGTATGCAGAAATATCTGGATAATTATGAGATGTTGATGGATGGAGTATCTGCAAACGCAAGTAAATTTGTATCTACTACTGATAAAGAATTTTCTGATGCAAAACGTAATCTTGAAGGCGAATATCAGAAAATTTCTGATTGGGGACTTGATGAATATGCTAACAAAATAAAAGACAAAACAATTCAAACTAAATTCGGTAATGTCGATATGGATAAACGTACTATTATCCATTGGTCGAATGAATTGAAAAAGACATATGCGGATGCATTAGCAAGTTGGGATTATGATCCAGAAATAGGTTCTATTGATACTGTATATGGAATGTCAGATCGATTTGGAGAAAATTTGAATGGTACTGGCTGGGAAGTTGCATTTACTCCTATCCTACCAGATGGAACATTTTTATCAAAAGATACAGTTTATCAGTATATCAATTCTATTATTGATAAAGCATATGACAATGATCATCAAATTACCCATAGTGAACTTAAAGATCTTGATAAACAGGGCATGAAAATTGGGGATACGTTTGTTCATGGTATATATGCAGCATTTGATAAAAATACGAACTATGATAACAATAGTAACTGGGCTGATGTTGTCGGACGACTGATGCATTTTTCTGGACAAGATGGTGCGATTCAATTAGCTGAAAATGCAATGGCTTCAATGACTACATTAGATAAATCTAAAGAGTCATTAATGAATTTTGCAAATAAAAATTCTATTAATACAGAAGCAGAAATTCAAACATGGAATAGAATCATGAGTGAATCTGAAACTCGTGAAGAAGCTATGCAGCGTTATTTAAATCAATCTGCAATCACAAGTTATGATTCTTCGTTTGATCCATCTACTGCATATGAAGCAATGAATAACGCTTTATCAGAACAGTCTAGCCAAGGTTATTTAACCGAAGAGACACTTAATGGATTAAAAACTGCTTATGGTGATTTAAGCAAGGTTATTACATATACAAGTTCTGGTATTCAGCTTAATACTGAGTACATGACTAATTATACAGAACAGGCTGCCAAAGCCGCTTTAATTGCAAACCAGTTAAAAGAAGCAAATGCAGTTGATCAGTATAATAAAGAAATTTCTGCGCTCAAAAAAGTAATCTCCACTCAAGTCAAAGATACAAATGTTCGAACGAAATTAAACAAAGCTTATGCCAAAGGTGTAGATGCCTTAAAAGATGAAATTAAAAATCTTGGCAAGGATAATGATGGTTGGTCGGATAGTTTGTCTACTCATTTGGATAACATTTCTGCTATACAAGATGAAATTAATGGTTATGATGCTTTAGAACAAAGTATTATGGCTACTCTCTCATCATTAAATCAATACAAAAAAGCATTAGAGACACCTGATCAAAATGATAATTTCTTATATGCTCAAAGTCAAATTGAGTCCATGCAAGATGCATATGATAAAGGTTGGACACAAACTGATCAGTTCAAAGAATGGATGAATTATATTGGCACATTCAATGAACAATTAGAATATTCCGATGAAGAAATTCAACAATATATGGCTAGAACAAAGCGATATATGACAGACGATATTTCTGGATTGTACAATTATTTGGATGATGCAAGTAAATTATCAGATCAGATTATTAAAAATGTAGATGGCAGTTATGATATACAGGTTCAAAATATCGGGAAATTAGCTGAACAGATGAACATGTCTGTGTCACAGACTATGGATATTTTGATGTCTATGAGCAATGCTGATGGGTTTAATATCACTTTTGACAATTTATCAGATTCAATTGAAAAAAATCTAAATGAAATATCTGGTGTAAATGCCGAAGCAAGACAACAAATCGAAGAATCTCGTGAAGAAATTGAAGCTCTTAAAAAAGCTGGTTACGATACTTCTGAGTTAGAGGATTTATACAACAGTGTAATACAAGAACATGCTGGTGATGTGCCAGAAATTAGTCTATATGCCCACCTATCTTCTCTTTCATTGGATGATCTTGAAAAGGAAGCACAAGATGCGGCTGATGCAATCTCTAAAGATACATCTATTAATATTGATGTTGACTTAAATCCTAAGAGTGCAAAAGAGGCACAAAATCAGATTGATCAATTGGTTGCTAAGAGAGATAATTTCGATGTCGGTTCTGAACAGTGGAATAATATTCAAACTGTTTTAACTGATTTATTAGTCAAAAAGCAAGAACTAGAGCAACCTACTATCATGAAACTTGATTTGACTGATGTACAAGATAGTTATCAACAAACAGTAGCAATTTTACAGCAGTATATCGAAGCAAAAAATGCTCTTGAAAGTGCACAAACATTAGGCATTGACACAACCGATGCGGAATCTAAATTATCATCTATTACGGAAAAATTACAGTCTCTTGAAAGTGATGGTAAATTAAAAACTATCGGTATTGATGCTGAAATTAATACTGATGAGTTTTATAAACAGATTGAAGCACTTAATACAGACAAGCTGAAAAAAGACAATGCAAAGATTTCTGTCGATGCTAATACCACACCATATGAACGGGCGAAAAATACATTAATACAAGATACAAATAAAGAAACTGCTAGTATAAAAATTAAGGCAAATACAACTAATTTTTATACTAATTTACAACAGCAATTACAAACTCATGTATTTACTGTAAATGTCAAAGGACAAATTACTGGTGTATCTGGTGGAACTGTTACATCGCATGGTAATTCAAGGTCAAAAGCAATAAAAAATGGTGTCATTATGGGCAACCCTAGAAAGAAAACATCTAAGTCCAAAGCCAGTGCTGCCGGAACTACTGCTTATGTAGATGGTATCCGTAATGGACAGATTGCTTACGATCAGCAAGCTCTTGTCGGAGAGGTTGCACCTGAATTATTAGTTCGCAATGGTGAAGCTCAATTAATTGGACAACGTGGAGCAGAGTTCAAGAATCTAAAAAAAGGCGATGTAATTTTTAACCATATCGACACTGCAAAACTATTAAGCGGCGATGATGGTGTACGTGGCAAATTAATTGGTGGAAGTTTTGCAAATGGGACTACTATCTCAAATGCATATGCGACTTCAACTCAAAGAGCAACAGGTAGTGCAAAAGCTAATACAAGATTTCATGGTTCAAGCGGTTCAGGCTCTCACTCAAATGGTTCAAATGGTTCAAATAGTTCAAGTGCACAGGATAAAGCGGATGAGTTTTTAGAAACAATAGATTGGATTGAGGTAAAAATCAATCGTTGTGAAGAAGCTATTGCTCGTCTGAATAAAACAGAGGAAAATACATTCTCTGGTTGGACACTTCGTACCACCGCCCTAAATGATGAGATTGCTAAAACAGCAGACGAAATCGAATGGGCTACACAGGGATATAAGAGATATTTACAACAGGCAGACAACGTTGCATTGTCTGAAGATTACAAACGTAAGGTTCGTAATGGAGAAATAAATATTGAGGATATCACCGATGAAGATTTGTACAATCGTGTGCAGGATTATCAGAATTGGTACGAAAAAGCTGTAGAGTTACAAGACAAAATTCAAGAACTCAACATATCGCTCTCCGAACTAGCGCAAAAGAAATTCGACAACATAGTAACGCAGTTTGAAGATATTGAAAAGGTATTCACGGATACCAATGATATTCTTGATAAGCTGGTGGACTATGCTGAAACAAAAGGTCGTATTATCTCAAAATCATACTACGAAGCTATGCTTCAAAATGAGAATGAGAACAACAAACTCTTAGTTCAGCAAAGAGATCAAATGGTTTCTGAATTAAACGAACTTGTGAATACAGGTAAGGTAACAGAATATTCAGAAACATGGTATGACCTCAAACAGCAGATTGATGAAGTCAACGGTTCTATTGTAGAATCCAACAAGTCAATCCAAGAGTTTTATAACAATATGCGTCAGGCTGATTGGGATTTGTTCGATCTCGTTCAGGATAAAATCACAGGTATTGCAGACGAAATTGAGTTTGTACAAAGCCTATTAGACGATAGAGATAATCTTACAGATGGACACTTGAATCGTGGTCTGACGAATGAAGGTCTTGCGCAGCTTGGTAATTATGCGTCTAAGTATAATATTTACATGTCACAAGCTGAGAAATATGCTAGTGAGATTAAGAAGATTGAAGCAGACATTGCGAAAGATCCAGCGAATAAGGATTTGATTGATCGAAAAGAAGAACTCATTAAGGCGCAGAGAGATGTTATACTTTCAGCTAACGATGAAAAGAAATCCATGATTGACCTTGCTCGTGATGGATATGATGCAATGCTTGAAGTATTGCAGGAACTCATAGACAAGCGAAAGGAATATCTGGACAACGAAAAGTCGATTTACGAATACCAAAATACAATCAGTGAGAAAACTGAAAATCTGGCAAGTCTTAGGAAGCAATTATCTGTTTTTGAGAACGATAACTCTGAGGAATCCTTAAAGAAAGTACAACAGTTACAATCTGATATCAAGGATGCCGAAAAAGATCTTAAGGATACCGAATATGACAAGTACATCGAAGATCAAGAGAAAATGCTTGATGATTTATATCAGGAATATTCCGACAAAATTGATGAGAAGTTTGAACAGACTGAGATTCTGATTCAGGAACTAATCGGTGTAGTCAACGACAACCAAGGTGCTATCAGCGAAGTAATCAACACTGCTACTTCTGATGTAGGATATACAATATCCGATCAGATGAAAACAATCTGGTCTGATGCAGGAACAGTTATTTCTGGTTTCTCAGGTAAATTCGACACTTATGCTACAACAGTACAATCTGCAATTAATAGTATTCAAATTACTATTGATAAGATGCTTCAAATTGCACAGGCAGAAGCGAATAAGAATATAGCAACTGCTAATAATACAAGTGGTGTTACAAGTGGTTCTACGTCTCATGGCTCAACAGCACCTAAACCACAGGCAACTCCGAAAGCAAATACAAACAATAACTCTTCTACTGCACAAGCACCAAAGGCATCACCGAATGTAGGAACAAGGGTTAATGCTACGGGTAATTGGTATTATGATTCTTATGGTACTGCTCCAACTGGAAATGTCAACAGATTTAAACCAGATTACTTTGAGATTGATAAAGTTGCAAATGGTCGAGCTTATCCATATCATATTCAGGCAATTATCAGAGGTAAACGTGCTGGCGGTAATGGTTGGGTGAAAGGCAATCAGATTGGCTATAAGAATGGTCTAAAGGAAGCAACATACGATCATTTAGCTTGGACACAAGAAGATGGTGCTGAAATTATCAGACGTTCCGATGGTAGTATCTTAACTCCAATCACAAGGGGTACAACGGTATTCACTCGTGAAATGACTGATAATCTATGGAATATTGCAAAGCAGAACCCAGAGAAGTTCTATCAGAACGCAATGCCAACCATGAATACATTTGCTACTACTAATCGTGGTGGCGATGTAACTGTATCTATTGGTGACATCAAGTTAGATGGTATTCAGAATCCAGATCAGTTTGCACAAGCTCTTATCGGTGTGGTCAAAGACTATTCTAAGGTACAAAAGGTTTTACAAGCTGCAACAGTTGATTTAGTTGCAGGTAAGAGTATTAAGGGATTAAACAGATTCTAATTATATGGGGAGTGTTTCGGCACTCTCCTGTATTGTATAAACGTATGTTCTGATAGTATTCTGTCGATTATTGGTATATAATGATATATTATAATACTGATGATGGGTGGGAAAATGAGTATGATTGCGGCATGTTTTTGTTATACTGTAATTGGTATAGTTGTAGGAAGTATCTTCGCATTATTGTTTATAAACTTTGATAAATCATGGAAGAAAATAGTTTCTTTTATATTTGGAATGGGTGGTTCTGGTGGACTAATAGTTGTATGTAAAAATTATTTTGAAATAAAGAATCAAAATATGAAATTTTGGACAACCACCTGTTTATGTGTTTCATTAATGATTTCATTCATTATTTTAATGATGGTGATGTGCAAACTAATAAAAGATAAAGATGATAATGACATATTACGAATAAGAGACATACTTTTAGGTCAAAAATCATATATTGATAAATATTATGAAATGCGATGTAATGAAATAGACCAAAAGTTAAATATTAAAGAGTTAGAAAAAAGAGAGCAAGAAATAACAAAGCGTGAAAATTCAATTGAAAATAAAGAATCATATTTGACACAAGAATTAAAGAAATTAGAACAATTAGGAAACAAAAAATTAAAAATATATTTACCAGAAAAGGCAAATATAATAATAACAAATGAATTTCTAAAAATTATGCCATCTTACATAAGGGATTTATCAAAATGCATAAATGATATCGAAAAATTCACTGAACAATTCATTGATGAAAATGAAAATATAACAATAAAAGAAATAACTGCTTATTTGATGTTTATTTGCTTATCTATATCTGAATATATTTTTGGTGGTAGATCTCAAGATGTAAGAACACATTTTAGAAAATTTGATGACAAAACGAAGTCATATGAGAAAATAATTTCAATAATAGGAAATAATGTAAGCAATAGAAAGATGACTTCTATTCCATATAGCAATTCTATGATAGAAAGGTCTGATATTTGCAAACGTGCCCTAATTAAAAGTATTAATTCTGATTATGATTTTAGTAGTAATAACAATACTGTTTGGAAAGATTATATGACTTTTTCTTTTTATGGAATGAGATACAATAATTTTCCAATTTTATCTTTTGGAATATCAGTCAAGAATGAAGAACGTTTTAAGCAACAATTTTATTTCTTAAATTATTTTAGGATAGAAGAATGTTTAGAAGATAATTTAGAAAAAATAAATGAGGCTTTCAATTTAGAAAAGATATTTTATAATAAGGAGGAGCGTTAAATGTATAGAATTTCAAGAGTTATGGCTCTTTCAGAAATAATGGAAAAGATAGAAGAAAATAATTACGTAGAGGCAAATAAAATGATGGCAGTTGTTTCAAGGTCATTAAAAAAAGACAAAGAGAATAACAAATATTCACCATATATTAATATTAATAACAAAAAAGATGCTTATTTGTTTAAGAATATTATTAAAGATTTAGAGCAGGACTAATCTCCTGCTCTTTTTAATTTAATAAATTTAAGTTTATTAAGACACCAACTACGGTGTCTTTTTCAATTTGCAGAAAAACGAGGTAAATAATATGGAAGATAAAAAGGATAAAAAGATTCGTCTACTTAGCGAAGAAGTAGATAGATTACGTAAGGAAAATGAAGCAATGAGGAAGGAAAATGCGGAGTTACAGGGGAAAGTGAATGAGATGAGTAATCCTCACAATGAAGCGACTATTGCTTATTTCCAGTCGTATGAACAGGAATTAAAGGATCAAATTCACAAAGCAAAAAAACTATGTTCTCTTTATGAGACATTGATTAGTAAACAAAAGAAATTTTATGCCAAAGAAAAGGGCAAATATCAAAAGGCAACAAATAAGGCTATTACAGAATTTAATAAATCTCTATCATAGCCTGGAAAGGATATGATATGAAAGACGATTTTATTTTTGATGGACGCTATGGTTCAGATTTTAATTTGAAAATATGTGACATTACCTCGAACAGTTCTACGGACAGCTCTACTATTTCCAAAACAGATTTTTCTACTTTTCAACCATCTAATGCATATAAAAATTATTTCACGGGAAGTACATCTTCAGAAGTTCTCACTACTACTTTTCAAGTTGGACATTTTGAAAACTGCCAAATGGAAGATTTCGATGATGATCTGCTTGAAGCGGTATCACGTTGGTTTTGTCGTGAGAATGGATATCATAGGTTTGCATTCATTAATTCACTTGATGATACAGTTGAATACAATGCAAAAATAGATATGAATAAAATTGAGTTGGGAAATCGTGTAATTGGACTTGAATTCACTATTACAACAGATTCACAAATTGGTTATACAAAGAGAAAAATCAATAAAACATTGTCTGCGGATGAATCATTTATTATCAACGATACTTCTTCGAAGACAGGCTCATCCCCTATTGATGTGACAATTAAATGCAAGCAAGCTGGTGATTTAGCACTCTCTTATTCTTTTAATAATAAAGAGCGAACTGCTCGTATTAAGAATTGCTCTAATGGAGAAATTATCTCAATTAACAATATGCAAGTTGTTACCTCTTCTCTCTCGTCTCATGATATTATGGAAGACTTCAACTATTCTTTTCCACAAATCTATACCTCTGTAAAATCTACTGTAAATACGTTTCGTGTAAATATTCCATGTGACATTGAAATCAAATATGAACTTAGAAGGAAGGTGGGAATCTAATGGTATATCCTATTCTTGACATGAATAATAACGTGGTAACTCCCACCGTTGTTCTATGTCACCGCAACAAACATAAAATAGGTGCAATTTATCCAATATCAGAGTGGTCGATTACACCTGATATGTACAATAAAAATGAATGCAGTTTTAAGGTGTATAAAGAAGTCAACGGAATAGTGACTCCATTGTGGGACAAAATCAAAGATCTCAAAGTCATCTATATTCCTGAATATAATGATTATTTTCAGATTTCAATAGATAAAACACAAACAAATGAGACAGTGAAAACCATCACTGGAAGCAATCTCGGTATTGCAGAATTGTCACAAACAATGTTATACGATACAGAAATCAACACTGAGGATGACATTGCCAGAGATGCTTACAAGATGGCATATATTTATGATCCGACAGATATTTCCAGTTCCTTGCTTGGTCGTGTTCTATCTAAAGCACCACACTATAAAATAAAACATGTAGATGCTAGTTTATGCAAATTAGTACGCTCGTTCTCAATTAGTGATAAATCAATTTATGATTTTTTAACTGGGGATTTAGCAGATGAATTAAACTGTCTTGTATGGGTGGATTCGTATGATCGTAGTATTAGTCTATATGACTTGGAAAATTCCTGTCCTAAATGTGGTCACAGAGCAGAAAATGAAACTGTTTGTTCTAAATGTAGGACAACTATGACAAGGGGTTATGGTGAATATTTCAATGTTCCTGTATCTAATGATAATCTATCAGATAGCATTACAGTTACAACCAAAGACGATGAAGTAAAAAACACCTTCCGTATCCAAGGTGGAGACGATGTTATTAATGCTGCTATTCGTGCGGTGAATCCAAACGGAACAGAATACATTAATCGTTTTGCTGCGTTTCAGACAGAGGATATGTCTAAAGAATTAATAGATCAAATCAATGCCTATCAAGAATTATACGAATCAAAAAGGAAACCATACAAGGAAATTATGAATGGTTTATATGATACGATTGACCAGATTTTATATCTTACTTCTAGTATGATGCCTTCTCCTGAGACAGATGATACGGATGCTAATAAAGAATTGGCAAAACTGACTGCTGATAATCTCGGAATGATTGCAGTGCAGAATTTGCGTGTTGCTGGTATGACAACTGTAAATAATGCAGTTAAAAGCATGGCAGATATCTACATGTCAGCAGGATATAAAGTTGAAATTGCGTCTTCTACATATAGTAATCAAGTATGGAATGGTCGGTTCAAAGTTACATCTGTTGATGATGAAAATGATACTGCGATCAATGGTTCTGATATTACGCTTCTAATCACAGATGATTATGAGACATTTATTACACAGAAGATTCAAAAGATTCTTGATAAACAAGATATGTCCGATGAGGAATACGATTGGACTAAATATGGGTTGAATCGCTTATCTTCATTCTCCGATGCATATCAGAGTTGCATTGATATGTTAATTGACTCAGGAGTTGGAGATCCAAATCATGAGTTTTATACTTCTATCTATCTTGTTTATTACAACAAGAAATTAGAAGTTGATAAAGAAATTCAAGTTCGTGAAGCACAGATAAAAGAACAAGAGGACAAAGAAGCTAAATACGAAAAACAACGTGATAATATTCAATCAGAACTCAATTTTGAGAAGTATCTTGGTAAAGACTTATATAGTGAATATTGTTTATATAGACGTGAAGACACATATCAGAATGACAATTATATTTCAGACGGATTATCTAACTCAGAGATATTATCAAAAGCTGAAGAATTGTTAGAAGTTGCACAAAAGGAAATTGTAAAGGCAAGTGAATTACAAGTAGATCTGTCAACTGATGTTGGTAACATATGGACAATTAATGAGTTCAAAGATGTATTAGACCAATGGATATGTGGCAATTGGATTCGTGTGATTTGTGATGATGATATTTATAAATTAAGATTACTCAATTACACAATCAAAGATTCTGATTTTTCTAAAATCTCGTGTGATTTCTCTTCTGTTTTGAAAGTCTCCGATGGCATATCGGATATCAAATCAGTATTAGATAGTGCCAAGTCTATGGCTGGTAGTTACGAGTCTGTTAAAAGACAAGCAAAGAATGCACAAGAAACAGGAAAAACTGTATCGGAATGGGTTGAACATGGGATGAATGCTACTGCTGTTGCCATTCGGGATTCAGATAGTCAAAGCATTACGTATGACAATCATGGACTCCTTGCTAGAACTTATGATGATATAACTGGTGAATATGAGCCAGAACAATTAAAGGTTGTAAATAACACACTTGCAATCACAGATGATAATTGGAAGACCGTGAAAGCTGCAATCGGGAAAATCCATTATGAAGATCCAAAACATCCAGGCGATATGTTGTCTGCTTATGGTGTACTTGGCGAAACAATTATAGGTAAACTTTTGCTTGGCGAAGCTCTCGGAATCTACAATGATGGTGGTTCGTTGAAATTCGACAAAAACGGATTATCAATCAGTAATGGAACTAATTCTTTTGTGGTAAACCCAAACGATGAAACACTGATTTCATTGTCAAATAATAACGGAAAAATACTATGGGTAGACACCAAAGGGGGGCTTCATTTACGTGGGGATGGTTCTGGCTTGGATATAACCTCAAACGAGGCAATTTCAGGCGTTTATAGTGCAATTTCTCAGCTAAATGACGAGATCGTTTTGAAGGTTGATGATAACGGCAGACTTGCTACAGTTAAACTTGGTGCTGACGCAAATGAAGGTACTGTGGTACAGATTGGTGCTGATAGCATCAATTTAACCGCTGAAGAGACAATCAACTTTTTATCTGGTGGTGAGATTAATCTGTCTGGTAAAAATATCAGTATTAAATCAGATAATTTTAATGTAACAAAAGATGGAAAAATGTCTTGTAAGGGGGCAACCATAGATGGTGATGTTGTTGCTAACACCTTAACGGCTAATACAAAGGGATCTATTGCAGGTTTCGACATTTCATCCAATGGTTTATCTGTATCGGTAACTGAAACTTTACCAACCTATTCTAATGCGGATATTACTCGTCTTCAACAAATTATCGTTGGTTTAGTTACGCCAACCCAAGCAGACTATAATCGTCTTGATATGAATTATGATGGTCGATTAACTACTTTAGATATAGCGGCAATTCAAAGATTACTAAATGGGACGGATTCTTATACTCAAACATCAACTTTTTTATTAAATCCAAAATCGGTTAAGCATACAATAGAAATTTCGAATGGAAATAATAAAACTACAATCGGTGCGAAAAGTATTGCTTCTCCTTCTGTTTCCGCAACAGCAGTTTATGGGAATTCTGTTGCAACGAATAATTTACTCGTTGGTCATACAAATGACAGTAATGGTATTAAACATATTTCATGCGGAACAGTAACATGTGATGGTTCTGGCGGCACATCTGTTATTTTATCTGGTGTTGTTGGTAGTAGCAATTGCGCTTTCTTTTTAACTAACGCAGATGCTTCTCTTTCATCTGCTCATATTGATGGCTCGCAAATTAATGGAACTACCGTATATGCCAACTTAGACCGCGCATTAAATTCAGGACACAAAATTAAAATTGCTTGGGTTAAATTTGAATGGTAGGTGATAATTAAATGAGTTATATTTTTTCTTTTCTATTTTCTTTGGGTATTTTATATCAATACCCTTATTCAGAAGCAGATATCACTCGAATGCAACAGATTATAGTTGGAATTGATTCAACAACACATACCGATCTTCTATTGTATGATTTTAATCATTCTGAAACAATTACGACAAAAGACATTGTGTATGTTCAAAGATATCTCTCTTCTGAATTTTCAGACCAAATTTGTTTCATTAATATAGGCAAAAAATACATTCTCAGAATTACAAACAATCAAATCAATGGATTCCATTGTTATCTCTATAAGCAATGAAAGGAGGACTAAATAAATGGAAGATATTCAAAAATTATCCATAGATATTATGGATGATAAGGTCTTTGAGCCTATTTATACGAAGCAATACGACCAAGGGCGTAAAGTTTATGTGACAGTTACCAAAGATGGTAAGGATTTATCGCTCGAAGGCATTACTGCTTCTTTTCAAATGAAAAAGCCTGATGGCACAGTGATTCTTAAAAATTGTCAAATCTCTAACAATCAAATCATTGTCGAGCTTGATCGAACAATAACTGTTGTAAGTGGAAATAGAATTCCCTTTCAGATTCAACTATGCGAAGCTGCAACAAACATTATTATATCTACTACTACTGGCATTCTCAAAGTTGATGAGTCAGTGGTACAAATGGATGATATAGAAAGTTCTAGTGATTTCTCAACATTTTCAGATATTTTATTAAAAATTTCTCAAAAATATGAAGAAACAAAAGATTATACAGAACAATCAAAATCATATTTAGATCAAACAACTGCTTTGTATAACTCTATGTCAACAAAGCTTGATGATAAAATTCAACTTATAGAACAAGATGTATACGATAAATTATCTGAACAAGATAAACAGAACGGAACTTTATATTTAATTAAATGACAAGGAGGAATGATATGAATGGTTTAGATAAAACTGGTTTAGCTCGTACTATTAATAACATCTTCTCTTCTTTTGCGAGGAAAAGTCACAAACATAGTAAATCCGACATTACAGATTTTCCTACGAGTATGACTGCAAATGGTGGTAACTCTTCTACTGTCAATGGACATACTGTAAACAGTAATGTGCCAGCAAATGCAAAGTTTACGGATACTACTTATTCTAAGCTTAGTCAATTTACTGATGATATTGGGTATGTTAAAAATACAGATTCAAGATTGACAGATTCAAGGAATGCCAAGGATGTATATACGTGGGCAAAGTCGAGCACAAAACCAAGCTACACAGCATCGGAAGTTGGTGCTGTGAATGCAGTTATAAAGACAGAGACGGACTATAACAAGATCACACCTGATTCTAATACTGTTTATTTTGTGAAGTAGTGAAGAATTAATAAGACGGTTAATAACAACCGTCTTATTTTTATACAATTTTTCAGAAAGGAAATAAAAATATGGCAAAAAAAGTATTTTTTAAAGGAGAAAAATTTGTATTCTCTCGTGTAAAAGGTAATGCCGAAACTGATTATCGTGAAGGTGATATTAATATCACACCAAGCAATCTTGGTCTTGGTAGCGTAAATAATACATCAGACAAAGATAAACCTGTTTCAACTGCACAGCAAAAAGCAATTGATGTTGCATATGCGAACTCAAATAAATATACGGATCAAAAAATTGCAAATCTCATCAATGGTGCACCCGAAACTATGGATACACTAAAAGAAGTATCAGACGCAATTTCGAAAAGTAAATCTACGGAAGAAGCTTTGAATAAAGCAATCGGAACGAAAGCTAATCAAACAGAACTTGATACCCATACAGGGAATGATACTATACATATTACCGCTTCCGAACGTGAAAAATGGAACAAAAATGGTGGTGTTATTGGTGTTCGTGGCAGTGCTGAATCAGATTATAAAACAGGACAAGTTACTATTTCAAAGGAAGATATTGGACTTGGAAATGTTGATAACACCACTGATGCTAATAAAAGTGTTAAATATGCTACAAGTGCAGGAACATCAGACAAGGTTAACAATATACTTGCGATATTGGGGACTAATGGAACTCAAGATATTGCGGTTCAATATGACGGAAGCGAAAAAACAAGCGTGAATTTAATGTTTGAAACAGGAAATAGTAAAAATAATATAACAACATTCACATCTAATGATTCTTTGACAGGAGATTCTACAGCTCCGGCACTTCTTACAAGTGCGGAAACTCATGCTTCGATTTTTAGCAAGGTGTCTACAATATTCAAAAATGTAAGATGGCTTCTATCCAAGATGGGAACGACAGATATATCTACTATCGGAAATGGTACTGTTACAGGTGCGCTATCTACGCTAAACTCGAATATAAGGGGAAAGCAAAATACATTGGATTCGCCTTTGTTTTATCGAGGTACCATAAAAGGCGATATGAATTCATATAATACAAGATCGCACAATGGATATTATTATATCACAACAACTACTCCGCCCAATGCACCAGCTTCAAGTGGTTGGTCGATTGTGTTGGTACTATTCGCCTATAATGACTTTGGAATACAGGCAATAATTAAGCCAAGTAACAATACTTTTCTATTGAGAGAGCGAAGCGGAAGTCCTGCAAAATGGAGCGCATGGAAAAATTTAGCGTTAAAGATAACCACCAATTAACTTTTGCACTTGTGCCACGAAGGAGAATAATATTTGCTTGTGTTTCTGTCAAACTATTCAGTAAGGCAAATACACTACCTAACATTTTTGAATTTACAGTTAGTTGAACACCTTTAGCTCTAGTCAGTTCCATGTTTGGGATGTCTACCATTATACTTTCGGCAATATATACATTGCCCCATTTTGTATCGACAGTTGCAATAATGTCTTTTGTATATGTTTTTACCATATTCGAGTTTAGGAATCCATATTTAATTTAGTTTACATATTTTTGAAAGAGGTTTATATAAATTTTTAGCTCTACCAAATTTGGTGGGCTTTTGTAGTTGTTATTTTTTTAAGGAGGAATAATATATGAGTAATTCAAATTTAGTTAATTATACAAAAATTAGTCCTTATAAAACGACAGGTAGAAATCATGCAATTGATACAATTACGATTCATTGCATGGCTGGCAATTTATCTGTTGAAACTTGTGGTAACGTATTTCAGACAGCAAAAGCAAGTGCTAACTACGGCATTGATTCTGATGGTCGAGTCGGCATGTACGTAGAAGAGAAAGATCGCTCATGGGCATCTAGTAGTTCATCTAACGATAATCGTGCAGTTACTATTGAGGTAGCCAATGATGGTGGCGCAAGTACAGGTTGGCATGTATCTGCTAAAGCATACAAGTCTTTAATTGCATTATTGGTAGATACATGCAAGCGTAACGGAATTAAAGAGTTAAAATGGAAAGGTGATAAGTCTTTAATTGGTCAAGTTGATAAACAGAATATGACCGTTCATAGATGGTTCGCCAATAAAGCTTGTCCAGGTGATTATTTATATAATCTTCATGGACAGATTGCAAAGGAGGTAAATTCTCAGTTGATAACTATTAAATATCGTGTTCACCAACAGACTTATGGTTGGTCAGAATGGAAAACTGAAGGTCAGCAGGCAGGAACAACAGGACAGGCTAAAAGAATTGAAGCTATTCAAATTGATCCATGTGGAAAGAAGATATCAGTTAAAGCACATATTCAGGGTATCGGTTGGAAAGATTACGGAGTCATTAATAAAAACACTGTAATTGGTACAACAGGACAAGGAAAACGAATTGAAGCTATCGAAATTCATGGAGCTAAAGTATGCTGCCATATGCAGACAATCGGCTGGGCGAGCGATTATATGAATCTGCAAGGTACGCTTGGGATCGGTAAAAGAATGGAAGCTATTAAAATAAAAGCAGAATAATAATTTTAGGGTAGTATCATTTTTGATACTACCCTATTTTCTTATATTTTCTATTTTCTAAGGAGTGATATAAATTAACGATATAAATTCAAACGATATGTTGATATTTCTACAAAGTCAAGGTATGATAAATCTTGATGATGTACGAAATAAAATGAAAGAAACAGAAAGACAGAGATTATTATCTCAACACAAGTACAAGATTTTTCAGGATAAAGATGGTCGTTGGAAAACAACTATTCTTGATCCATCTAAAAAAACAGGAAGGAGGTTAATTGCAAAAACACACTTACACGATTTAGAAGATGCCATTATAGCCTCATATTCGGCTGTAGAGGACGAAAAATACATCAAGGAGAATATTTATACCCTTGAAACTATTTTTCCTCTCTGGCTTAAATATAAGGCTTCTCAGACTAATGCTACATCTTACGCTCGACGTATTTTAGTTGATTGGGATAAATATTATAAAAATACTAGTATTACACAAATTGCATTAGTAGATTTAACTTATCTTACTCTCAATGAATGGGCACATAATTTAATTAAAAAATATTCGCTGACAAAAAAGCAATATTATAATATGTCGATTATTATGAGACAGTGCTTAGATTATGCTTGCGAACCAGAATTGAACTTACTAAAAGATAATCCGTTTCGCAGAGTAAGAATTAAATCGAACTTGTTTACACGAAAAGAAAAACCAAAAAGTAATACTCAGGTATTTATTGTTAATGAACAACAAAAGATATGTGAGACTGCAAAAAAGAAAATTGCAGAACATCCTTGGTGTACTACTCCATTGATGATTTTACTAAATTTTCAGTTAGGTCTTCGTATTTCAGAAATTTGTGCAATTAAATGGTCTGATATTGAAGATAATTATATTCATATTCAACGTATGGAAGTTGAAGATTATACAATCAAAGAAATTGATGGAGAATTAAAATCTATTTCTAATGGTTACACAATTGTTCCATACACAAAATCTGTTGCAGGAGATCGTAAGGTCTATCTTAATGATTCTGCCAAAAAGATTTTACGACAGATTAAAAAAACAAATATGGAATATGGATATTATGACCAAGATTTTATATTTATTAAAAGTCAAGGATGTGTTCGTGGCACTACTTCTGCTTTTAGTCAGTATTTGACTGACTTGTGTGTTGAAGCTGGCGTAATGAAGAAAAGCAGTCACAAGATACGGAAAACATATATATCTTCGTTATTCGACCAAAAGATAAATATCAATACTATTCGAGAGCAAGCTGGTCATGAAGATGAACAGACAAGTTTGAACAATTACTGTTTTGATCAGAATACAGATCGTGTAATTGAAGATAAACTTGAACATGCCGCGAATAAAAATGTGTGCATTTAA